AAGATGGATATTCAGGATTTAGAATAAATGCAGAGATAATAAAATCTAGAACAAATATATCTGGAGCAAAAGTTCCAATGATATATGATCAAGATCATGGATTTAGTATGGAAAGATCATTATTAGAATACGCAAGAGATTTAGGATTAATAAATGGTTCGAGAATAGCCGCTAGATATCTTGGGGATGATGATAGTGTTAAGTTTAATGAAAAAGATATAGTAAATGAATATCAGAATAGAGAAGAAGTTAGAGATATGTTTGATAAATGGGTTTATCCTCATTTAGAAAAATTATTATCTAGAGTAAGTAAAGATGAAGAAAAAGAAATGCTTGAAAAGAATGATAATGCTCTATTAGGTATAATTGACGAAGATTAATATTAGACGGATGATTAATTTCATCCGTCTTTTAATTATTGTAAAAAGGTAATATTTCGATTATATATTATAAAAGTGTAATAAATATAATAATATATATTGGGGGTAATATTATGGTAGAATTATTATATGATTTAGATGAAAGTTTATTACAAACTTTAGGTTTAATAACAGCTAATTCTATAGCAATTAGTTATAATAAAAAATTAGTTGGATTAATAGATTATCAAGCGAATGAAGAATATATAAAGATAATGTATATTACAGTTCATGATGAATATAGAAGATTAGGTATAGCGAGTAAAGTAATAACAATGTTAAAAGAAGAACATCAAGGTAAGTATATGTATGGTGATTCATTACCAGGTGCAATGAAATTCTGGGAAAGTATGGGAGCAGAATTCCATGAAGACCCATTTGAAGATTATCTAACACCATTTTCTATAGAATGTTAAAGGGGGGGTTTATATATGGTTACAGAATATATGTTAGAATTAGTTTATCTTAGATGTGATGATTGTGGTGGACATTTAGTTGAAGTTACAGATTTAGTAGAAGATAGAAACATGGTTTATAGATTTAAAGAATTTCTTAAATGTGAAAAATGTGGTAAAACATTTGATGGATATACCTATGAAATTGATGATGATAATAATATAATAAATTTTAAATTATTAGGAGGTATGTAATATGATGATATTTGGTGAAAGTTATTATGATGAATGGTTAGGAAATGTAAGAAGAATATTAATAGATAATTATGAAGTTGGTTCAGTTAGATATAATGAAGAAGGTGATGAAGTTTATGTTGAGGTATTATCATTTGGATGTGGATATAAACAATTTGAAAATTTTGCAGAAGCTGTTGATATATTAAAATCTATGTTCCCTGGAAAGAAATTAACAGGTTTAACAGGACCGATAGGCTGCTATTGTGGTGATCCAGAATATTGGGTTGAATTAGGAGCAATAACTTATCCAGATCCAGATGATGATATATTTACAGTATTTGAATTACAATGTTAGGAGGTTAGTATGATTAAATTATTATTAACTAACACAGTTAAAGACAGGTATTATATTTATTTGAATGAAGACGTAGTTGGTGTAATAGAATATATAGATTATGGAGATGAGATAGAGATAAAGTATATAAAGATTCATAAGGAATATAGACGTATGGGTATAGCTACAAGAGTTATTAATGAATTAAAAAAAGAAGGTGTGATAATAACTGGTGATTCGTTACCAGAAGCAATTGAATTTTGGAAATCAGTGAATGCTTATTTAAATGATCCATTTGATAATGATGATGTAACATTAACACCATTTTATATAAAATGAGGTGAATAATTATATTTGAATTAATAATGATAGAAGATGATTGTGAAAAAGTGTTCATATATTATAACGGAATTAAAGTTGGTAAATTAAATTATTATTACACGAAAGATATTATTAAGATAAATTATATATTAATATTTGATGAATATAAACGTCAAGGTATCGCTACAAAATTTATAAGATATATTAGAGAACAACATAAAAACAAATGTATTCATGGTGATGCTTTACCAGAAGCAGTAAAGTTTTGGAAAAAGATGGGAGCGGAGTTTTCAGATCCGTTCCCATCTAAAATTAAACCAGAAGTATTATTAACACCATTTAAAATAATATAAATAGGGAGAGAATATTATGAACCAAAAAATGTCAATTGATAGTATATATAACAGATGTGAATTGCTTTATGAATATTGCACAAAATCTTGTAAGTATAATCATTTCATAATAGATGAAGTTAATGAAGATTGGGTTAAGGAAATGAAAAAAGCAATGAATAATGAAGATAAAAAACGAGCAGTTATGTATTATATGAAAATTGATAGACAGATTGACGAACTTAGAAATAAATATTGTTACAATGTATTACCTTATCAATCTTCGTTTAGAGGAATAGCAAAGGATTTATATAGAGAACTTAAAATGTCATGGTTATTATACACCATAGACGATTTTGATTATATAGGTTACGTTTTAAGATTTATAAGCACGTCCGAACATTACGTTATAAAAGAATTTCTAAAACGAAGAAGCGACACAATGTTTATACAAAAAGATATACCGATAGATCCAGATAGTTTCTATTGTGGATATATACCTATAGAAGCATTTCTATATTATGCAATAACATTATTCCAAGCGTATAATAAGTAATTTTGATTATATAATATAAATATGAATAATAATTAGGAGGTAGATTATATGGCTAGAGAAAAGAAACAAGAACAAGTAAAAGTTAATTTTAATAGTGATAATGCATTCTTAAAAGAGGAATTACAAAAATTAGAAGAGAAGTATTATGGTAGTGATGATATATTTGGTATGACAGCTTTAACAAGAATAGGTTATATATCAGGGAATAGGGGGATAATGACAACAGGTCATCTTAAACAAGCAATGACACCTATTAATCCTGAGTTCCCTAAAGTGTTTACAGAATATGAAAACATGGTAGGTAAGAATTCATCAGGAATTAAGAAAGCTAAAAGAGAATGGCGAGTTGTAGAAAAAGTATACAAATTTGAAGAAGGTAATCATTTATATACATTAGTAGTTAAAGATGAGGCTACAGGATATTATGATGTTATACAAAAGAAATTAGTTGAAGATTTAACAGAAAAATTTGGATTCAGATATAATACAGAAGATTTAGATAAACTAAATGTTGGAGATTTAATTCCAAAAGATTCAGTATTATATAAATCAACATCTTATGATGAATATAATAACTACAGATTTGGAGTTAATGCAACATTTTGTTATACATCTGATGTAAGAACAACTGAAGATGCTATCTTAGTTAGTGAATCATTTGCAGATAGTTTCAGATGTGTTGAGGTTGAAACAATTAAAGTATCAATAAACGACAACGACGTTTTATTAAACTTATATGGAGATGAAGAAAATTATAAATGTTTCCCAGATGTTGGAGAATATATAAAAGATGCAATCATATGTGCAACTAGAAGGATAAACAATGAACAAATCTTCTATGATTTCAAAGAAACTAATCTAAGAAAGATAAACTTTGGAGAAGATGTTTTATGTATAGAACATGGATATGGAGGAAAGATAATAGACATAAAAGTTTTCTCTAATAAACCATTAGAAGAAATGCAAAACAATGAATATCATGATCAAATTAATAGATATTTCATAAACGAACAACGATATTATAAAGAAATGAAAGAAGCAACAGAATATATAGTTGTAGATGATAAAGAACATAGTAGAAATCTAAACTATATGTATAAGAAAAGTAAAGATATTTTAGATGAAAACATTAAGTGGAGTGAACAACCAGGGAAAGCACCATTCAGTAATATGATAATAGAATTCACAGTTGAAAGAGAAGTTCCATTAAAAGAAGGAAGTAAGATAACAGGATTATTTGGTAACAAAGGTGTTATATCTAAGATAGTTCCAGATGATGAAATGCCTGTATTAGAAAATGGAAAAGTTGTTGATGTTCTATTCAACTGTCTTGGTGTTGTCAACCGTCTTAATTCATTCCAATTATTCGAACAATCAATAAACTTTGTAATGAATAGAACAATTGATAGAATTAAAACATTGGAAACTAATGACCAAAGAGCAGCTGTAGTATTTACAATGATTCGTCATTTCAATACAAGACAAGCAAATGAAATGGGAGAAATGTATGCTAATTTAGATAAAGATGGTAGAGAAGAATTCATACAAGATATTTATAAGAAAGGTATATATGTTCATATTCCACCATTCTGGCATGAGAGACCATTATTTGATGTATTATCAGAAATTTATGATAAGTATGAATGGTTAACTCCATATAAAATGTTTATCAAAAAGAATGGTAGATATAGACCTATGATGAATCAATTTATAGTTGGAGAAATGTATATTATAAGATTAAAACAAACAGCATCTAAAGGTCTAAGTACAAGATCTGTTGGAGGTGTTAATTTAATAGGTGTTCCTGTTAAAGATGCCCAAGCTAAAGAGAATAAAATCTTATATGCTAAAACTCCTTGTAGAATAGGTATCGACGAACTATTAAATCTATTAATAGGAATGGACCCATATGAATTAGCTAAGATGAGTATGAGTTATAGAAGTTCAATTGAAGGAACTCATGACCTACCTGTACAATTATTAAAACAAGGTATGGTTGATAAATTAAGAGATGATGACAAAGTAATAAACAGAAACGTTGAAACATTTAATGTTTATCTTAAAACTATGGGATATAAATTACAACAATCTGAAACAATCAAAGAATTAATATTTGATTGTATAGATAATGATTTACATGAAAGAGAATTACCTGATGGTGAGAAGTTATTAGTAACAGATGAGAAGTATATAGAGATGTTAATAAATTATAAAGTGGATGAATATTTTGAAGAAGAGATATTCATAGGAACAATGGATGAATATGAAGCTAAAAGACAAGAACTATTTGAACAATTTAAAAATGAAATTATAAGTACGAAATATGAATTATAGTTAAACTGTAATTCGTAGATTTTCAATACCATATTATATCTGTGAATATAGAAAAATAAATAAAATTTCTATGTTCCAGATATAATAATATTAAAAAATTATAAATTTATGGAGGGTGTAATTATGAAAAAATATATGTTAAATTTAAAAGAAAATGAAGAAATGATGAATGATGTTGATGATCAAATGGAAACTATAATGGCTGGATTTACAAAAGCAGTTAAAGATTTAAATGAAGACGATTTAGAAATATTTGCTAACTGGGTTAAAGTATATAAAATATTAAACTATGATATAATACCAGATTTAAAAGTAGAAAAAATATTCAGATTAAATGATGTTGTAGCAGGTGTAGTAGTTAACTTTAGAGGCGTTAGAGAATTTGATTTATTAAGCTTCAATCATAAAGAAATGACAGTAACATGTTTAAATGCTAAAGATGGTAAAAGTAGAGATTATATAGTAAGAAGATTATTAGTTCCAGCAACAGTTGAAGAAGCTTTAATGTATGCAAAACAACCATTAGATGAATTAGGAGGTAAATTATTAGTGAGTACATTTGAACAAATAACAAAACATAGTAAAAAATTAGATGCTACAGAAAACATATTAAATAATAAAGGATTCTTAAAAGCAGTTAAAGAAGTAAAACAACCAGAAGTTAAAGAAGAACCTAAACAAGAAGTAAAACAACCAGAAGTTAAAGAAGAACCTAAACAAGAAGAAGTAAAAGAATTAGTAAACGAAATAAAAGAAGAAGTTAAAGCTGGTGGAAAACATGTAAGAAAAAGAATAGTTAAGAAAGTAAGAAAACATGTTAAAGAACAAGAAGAAAAACAAGCTAAGAAAGAAGAAGTTAAAGATGAAGATTTAATGTTCCCTGTAGAAAGACAAGAGTTAGAAGAAAAGAAAGTTAAACAAGTTAAGAAAGTAAGAAAAGTTGTAAAACAAAAAGAAGATAAAGACGAAATAAAAAGCTTAAAAGAATTAATAAAAGAAACTAAAAGAACAAACACAATAGACATAGAAGCAATAAAAAGAGCAGTAGCAAACAATAGATTCTAGATAAAAAAGGGTTCTCATGAACCCTTTTATTTTTATATAAATTTAAATTTCAGGAGGTAAATTATGAGTAAGAAAATATCAATATATCATCAATTAAATACAATACACAAAGAATTATTAAAAATGGATGAAACTACAATAAATGAAATAGTTGAAATGCTTAAAGGAATAAACTTTGAGGGTATTGTAGAATATTTTAATAATAGTACAGAAATGGATGATATGGATTTATTTACATGTAGAAAACTTGTAGAGATATTACAATTTATATATAATAATACGGATATAGTTCCTCCAGTATCAGATGAAACGTATGATAAATTATATCAAATAATGTTAGATGCTGGATTAGGTGATATAGTTGGTTCAGTTAATAGTCAAGGAAAACCTGTGAGGGAACATAGATTTCCAGACCTTAGAGGTACATTAAATAAAGTTCATTTTGTATTCAATATAGATAAGGAAGGAGATAAAAGAAGAAGTATAGAAGATTGGATAACAACTGTAGAAAATATATTAGGAAGAAATATAAATAATACACAAGAATTTGAATTAAGATTACAAGCTAAATGGGATGGATGTTCGGCAGTATTTGAATGTGATGAAAACGGTAACGTTGAGCATGTGTTAATGAGAGGAGATACAGAAAAGAACTTAGCAGTTGATGTAATAAAACTTTTTGAAGGGTTTGAAGATTTCAAAAAGTTTGCTAATGGAAAAGATAAATTCGCAATACAAACAGAAGTTCTTATGAATCAGTTGGATTATGAAAGAATAATAATGGATTATAAAGATTTTAAATCACCAAGATCAGCAACATCATCAATATTAAATGAAAAAGAATTACAACCTCATCTTACACAATATCTTACAGTAGAACCATTGAGAATACAATATATTGGAAAACAACCTGAGATAATACCTAATGAAGAATTTGATATGATAAGCAACTTATTTGATTTAAGAGATATACGTGAATGTATAAGACAAATAAATGAACATGCTAAACTTGAAGGTAGAACAACTGATGGTGTTGTGTTACATTTAATAGATAAGAAATTACAAAAATCATTAGGTAGAGATGGTGCTATAAATAGATATGAAGTAGCTTATAAATTCCCAGCAGAAGCTAAGAAAGCAAAATTGATAGATATAGAATTCTCGTATGGATTAGGAGGTAATATAACACCTGTAGCTAAAATAGAACCTGTGGTAATGTTAGGTAAAACAATAAGTTCTATATCATTAGGTTCTATTGAAAGATTTAGAAGTATGCAAGAACAATTAACAGTTGGTAGTGAAGTTATAATAAGATATGAGATAATACCTTATCTTGAAATAGATAATACATGTAAATGTAATTATTCAGGAAATGGATTTAATGTACCAACACATTGTAAACATTGTGGTTGTAGATTAGAAGAAGATCCATTATTAAAATGTGTTAATGAAGAATGTCCTTCAAGAATAATAGGAAATATTGTAAACTTCATAAATAAAATGAGAATAGAAAATATAAACATTGAAACAGTTTCAACATTATTCGATCAAGGGATAATAACTAATATAGAATCTTTATATCAATTAGAAAAACATAAAAGTAAAATAATTTCATTACCAGGATTTGGTGAGAAATCATATGAGAAAATGATAGAAGGAATAAACAAACGTAGAGTTATGTTTGATTATGAATTATTAGGTTCATTAGGAATACAATCAATAGGTGTTAGAATGTTTAAGAAAGTCTTATCAGTAATGGATTTAGAAACAATGTTAAGATTAGCTAAGGATGAAATGTTAGCTATAAACTTAATGGGATTATCTGGATTTGGTGAGAAAACAGCGTCAAGATTACAACATGGAGTTATAAGTAAATTGTCAACTATATATTATTTATTAGACCAAGTACAATTAAAAGAAAAAGTTGCACCTGGTAAACTAAAAGGTAAAGTATGTTTCTCACAAGTAAGAGATCCACAATTTGAATCAGAGCTTATAAATAAAGGTTATGAAGTAGTTGATTCATTAACTAAAACTACAGATTATTTGGTAGTACCTAGTTTAGATGTAACATCTAGTAAAATAACAAAAGCACATAAATATGGAATACCAGTTATGAATTTAGAACAAGCAAAATTAAAATTAAATTGACAAACAAATATTTAATTTAGGATTAGCCCCTCAGTAACGTGAGAATTACTTAACCGTAACCAGAACGACGTGAGCTGTTAATTCCAGCGAACGGATCAGTACGCATCGGTTTTGCACGTGAAATGGGGTTAAAGAACTTTATTAATGATCGAAAAACTTCGGTCATCTTTTTTTATGTTAAACTATATAGCAATCATATAGTATGATTAAATAAGTACGATAAATCAGTACGTTTCATTGTGATTCGGGAAAGTTTATGTGGAAAACATTTAATCACTATAATGGAGCTAGTTGTAGTTCGATTAAATTAAGATGTACTGGAGTATTGATTAATTATTTTGCGAACTGGTATTATCTGTCCGAGATTATTGAGCATGACAACGAATGGTATTGACAATGCGATAATCAAATATACCTGCTTTTTATGGGGTGTATAAAGGATGGATAATACCCTTCATTTCGCAAATTAAATTTTATAATGAATATAACAAATATGTAGATAAAAAAATATGAGGAGGTATCTTTATGGAAGGTAAAAAAATAACAAAAACAGTTTTAGTAATAGGTAAAGTTGAGATTAAAGGTTATCAATGGAATATTTTAAAAAGAATAATGGGTGTAGCAGAAGAAGAATATGAAAATTGTATAATTAATTTAGTTAATAAACCATTATCATTTGCAGTGCCAGATAATGTAGAAAAATATGATTTAGTATTAACAAGTCAATCAGGACCATTATTATTAAGAAACATGAAAAAAAGATGTAAAAATGTTCCATTAGTTAAACCATATAGAGATAAAAGTAAAAAATTTATAGGCTTTATGAAACTAAATGAAGTAGTCGTTAAATACGATTACGAATTATTTAAATAAATTTTATAAGACATCTATAGAAATTATCTATAGATGTCTTATAGCATTACCGTAAAAAGGTTATATTTCGATTATATATTATAAAAGTGTAATACAAAAAATAAAATTAATGGAGGTAATTGTTTATGAGTAAATTTAGAGCTTTAGAATTCTTAGGAAGTAATAAAGAGATAAGTAAGATAGTAAATGCTACAATAGAAACATTACAAAGAGAATATAAATTAAAAATTAACCAAGATGTTGTAATACCAGCAATGGTAAATTGTTTCATAGATGCAGCAATATATGAAAGCTTATTAGCATTGGGTGTTGATAAAGTTAGAAGTGAATTAAACTTATTTGATATGATAAGAATAATTCATGAAGTTATACCTGGAGAAGAAAAACCAGAATTATTAACAATAATAAGCTTAGGTAGAATGGCAATAAGAAGATTAGAATTAGAACTTCCTGAAGAGGATGTTGAAGAAGCAATGAATTCTATAACAGATGTTGACGTTAAATTATTAGAACAAATTTCATTAAGAGCATTACAATATCTTGATGATAGACATGGGTTAACATTAGGTCAATATCAAATCTTATTTAAAGTTGCTGAAGTATTCTTAAATGAAATGATATCATTCATAAAAGTAAATTCAGTAACAGATGATGCATTAGCAGTGTTTGATCAGTTTACAATAGTGTTAGATGATACAGGTAGATTCGAATCAATAGAAATTTCTGAATTTACACAGAAAACAATTGATTTAGTTTATCAAGGGATAAAAGATGAAGATCAAAGATTGAAAGATGAAGACGATAAGTTTGCAGAAAACAGTCTTAAAAAGTAAGATAAAATTAAGGGGGTAATATGTTTATGATAAATGATATAAAAGAATATTTTAGATATAGATTATATAACAATTGTAATATATTAGTTAATAATCTTAATGATGTTATAAGTGAAGTTAGTATGTTCCTAGATAAAAAAGTGTATAAATTCTTAGAAGATATTGACGATTATAACGGTATAATCGTATGTGGTATATTATTAGAACTTAAAGATAATGAAATATCATGGAGAATTTTAGAAAAAGGTGAAACAATACCAGGAATGATATTAGAACTAACTAAAGAAAATATATTAGATATATTTAAAGATGATGAGTATATTAATAAATTAAAAGAAACATTTGAAGATTATCCTAAAGAATTATATGGATTATCATTCATATCTTTTATGGAAACAATGGAATATTTCTTAATGTTAGATGATCTTATAGAAGAGGAGATTAATGTATTTGGTATATGTAAATTATATAGTAACACAATTAATAATATAATTTATAGGGGGTAGTTTATGAGTGTAAAAAATGAATTAAATTTAATTAACACATGTGCTTGTGTAGATGCTATGGATCGCATAGCATCTAAAACTTTTATAAGATTAAGTTATGAATATGATATATGTTTAATAAAGAGGGATATTATACCCTCTTTAGCTTTCATATGTCTTAAAAGTTTAATCAGTTCATTAGGTAAGTTAAGAGAACATGAAACTGATATGGCAGCATATATCAATCTATTTGATATAGTAACATTTGGATTAGTTGAACTTAACTTTGAAGAAACTGAAAAAGCAACTAATATATTACCTGATTTTAGAATAGGACCTAAAGGATGTAAATTTGCAGGAATGGATTATAATAAGTACAATCAATATCAACAACCTATTGATAAATATAATGGACGAATAATTAACATAAAAACAAATGATACAACAAGTTCGTTTTGGGCAGATATATTATATGAAATGTCACAAGCATGTTTCAATAATATAAATTTAAAATTAGACAATAAATCTATATTAGTAATCTTCTTAGAGATATTCTTAGAAGAAGTCTTTTATGATTTAGGATTAAACAAAGGTAAGAAAAATTACACATATAAATTATTCGATATATTGTATTTTAATTATATTGAAGAAAAGGATATGTGGGGAACAGATGTAATGCCTGAATATAAATTAATGGTTAAGAATGATGCATTCTTAGAAGATAGTGTCAATAATTCATTAAAAGAAAATGATATAGATGATGAAGAAGTTGATGGTAGATATAAAGCAGGATTATATTTTGATAAAAATTAGGAGGTTGAATTTATGTATAAAATGTTATCTGATTATTGTAGAAGTTTCGATGACAAATTAAACATGCCTTTAATTAATAGAGAGTTAGATAAAGAATTATATTTATATGTATATGAAACAATTAAATCTTTAGAAGTATTTGAATGTGTTAAGATATTAGGATACGAATATAAAGATAAAGCAAATGATATAGAATTAGATCAATACAGAAGAACTAGGATGCAATCAGGTAAGAAAGTTCAAGAAGAAAAAACAGACGTAATGAATATGGCTGAATCAAGATGTGGTGAGCTTACAATTCATTATGAATTATCTATAGATGTTAAACAAGATGATGGTACAACTAAGATGATGACAGAAAGACATTATAAAAACATATTAATACCTATCAAAGATGAAGATGGGTATTATATGTTAAAAGGAAAAAGATATATATTAATGTATCAGTTAGTTGATTCTACAACATATAGTACATCTAATAGTGTTGTATTAAAATCAATAATGCCAATACCATTAAAGAGAAAGACAAAAGTAATACATGATGTGGATAGAAATCCATATACAGTTCCAATATATTTCACGAATATATTTAAAAATGAAATTAATATGTTATTATTATTCTTCGCTAAGTTAGGTTTCATTGAAGGATTAACGTATCTTAGTATGGAAAAGGTAATAACATTAACAACAAGTTTAGGAGATGATTTAGATAGATATAATTATTTCAAGATAAGTCAAGAGTTATTTATAAAAGCTAATAAATTTGCTTTTGATGAATCTGCTGAAGTAAGATCTGTAGTTGGTATGTTATTAGATTTAGTTAATAACAGAGTAACTATACAAAACATGGTTGATAAAAACTTCTGGTTAGAAAAATTAGGACATCAACCTAATATACAACAGCCAAAATTCAAAAGAGATAAAGCAAAGAATTTATTATTATCTGTAGACCGTATGATGGATATGACAACTAGAAGAGTATTAAACATATCTGCAGATCATAAAGATAGTATGTATAGTGCTTTAAGATGGATGTTTATGAATTATAATGATCTTAAGAGTAAAAGAATAATGGATATAACTAATAAACGTTTAAGAGATAATGAATATATAGCTTCATTAATGACAAGAGAGTTAAGTAACTCATTATATAGAATTATGAGTAAAGTAAGAAAACCTCAATCAAGAAGTTTGAATACATTAAGAGAACTATTCTCTTTCAGAGGGGATATATTAATCAACAAATTATATGATTCAGGATTATTCAAATTTGATGACGTTGTTAATGATATGGATTTCTGGAATAAGCTAAAATATACGATAAAGGGACCTAATAGCCAGGGAGGAAGCTCAGGAAAAACAATAGCAACATGTCAAAGGGGGATAGATCCATCATTCGTAGGTCGTATTGACCTTAACGTTGTAGGTAATAGTGACCCTGGTGCTACAGGTATATTAACACCATTTATACAAACATATGGTTTGAATATATCAGATAAGAAAGAACCTGAATCAAGACAATTTGAATTAATGAAAATTATAGAAGAAGCTGTTAAGAATGAATATGAATATATAGAAAATTTTGGTATAGAAACGTTTGATGATTATTATGAGTTAATTAATAAAATGTACGATACAACTGCAGGGTGTATCGTAACAACAAGTAAAGAATGATAAGGTAACTTATCATTCTTTTATTTTTAGGGAGGTATTTGTATGAACCATAAGTATTTATTACAATGTAAAAGAGTTATAATAAATAATAAGAAATCAAACAAATGTATTAAATTGACATTTGCAGATAAAATGGCATTATACGTTTTATCTAAAAAGTTAAAGAAAGAAAATAATATGGAAGGAATAACATTTGAGGAATTCGTCTTATTATGTAAACATAATAAAACAAAAGCTACATTGAGAATTGAAACTAAATATTCAACAATATTCCTAGATATATTAACATTCAATACACATACATTATATGATACGATTGTTAAGATATTATATGATATAGAACAGCATAACGATTATGATAAATTTAATGATTTAGATTCTATAAGACATTATATAAGAATTAACAATATAGTATTATTCGATTGCTTTATTGATTTATGTAAGAGAATGAAAGTTAAAGTATTTATAGAATAATATAATTAATACAACAAAAATGTAAGCAAAAATTAATTAAAAATATAGGAGGTAGTCTTATGAGTAATAATAAATTAAGTTTTAATGTATTTTGTGATGCTGAAACTATGTTAGTTAAAGTTGTCTGTGTTGAAGGTGTAGGGGCGGTATGCACATATACAACTAGTTATACAAACTTTAAAGAAGCTCATAAAACAACAGCTGAAAATTTTGAAAGAATATTGAAAACATTAGATGATGTATTTGTAGCAGGAGATATAGAAAGAGATTTAGAATTAGTTAGAACATCAATGGCTATGCTAGAAGCAACACCATTCTTGTTCTATCTTGAATATATAGAAGATACAGTTTCAGAAAAATTAGCAAAACGTAAAACAGGAATGCAATTTGAACCATTTGATCCAATGCAAGCATTTACAAGTATGAAAGGAGATGTTCCAGGTATGATGTTACCACAAGATGTTGCTGAAATGTTTATGTTTGGTTCTAAGAGAGAGAATGAACAACCGAAAGAACAACCTAAGAGAACTAACCTAACTTTTGCTGATGTTGTAGGAATGCACGAGGTTAAAGATAAATTATATGATGTTATAGATCAATTTAAAAATGTTGAAAAATATAAAGCTTGGAATATAAAACCTATAAAAGGTATATTATTATACGGACCATCAGGTACAGGTAAATCTTATATATCTGAAGCATTTGCTAATGAGATAGATGCTAAATTCTTCCCATTATCAACAGCAGATATAATGAGTAAATACCTAGGTGATTCAGGTAAAAATATAAGACAAAAATTCGAAGAAGCTAGAAAACATAAATTATCTTTAATATATATAGATGAAATAGATGCAATAGCAGCTAAAAGGGATGGAAATGAAAACAACAAAGAAAGAAATGCAACATTAAATGAACTTCTAGTTCAAATGGCTTCACCTGAAAATGATAACATAATAATGATGTTTGCTACAAACAGATTAGATATATTAGACCCAGCGTTCTTAAGATCTGGACGTTGTGATTTTAAAATAGAAGTTGCTCTACCAGATTTCGAATGCCGTAAAGGTATATTAGAAATAAATTCTAAAGGTAGACCGATAGCAGAAGAAGTAGATTTTGATAAGATAGCAAGAAACATGAGTGGTATGAACTGTGCAGATATGGCAGTTGTTGCAAATGAAGCTGCACGTAAAGCATTAAAAGCAGGAAAAGATGTAATAGAAGTTGAAGATTTTGATAAAGCATTTGAAGAAATGATATGTGGTGCAAAATCAGAAACTAAGAGAATAAATGATAAAGAAAAAGAAATAGTATCAATACATGAAACAGGACATTTATTTGCAAATGAGATATTCAAAGTTAACAAAACTAAAAAGATATCTATATTACCTAGAGGAACAACTTTAGGATTTGTAATGCATGTAAATGAAGAAGAAGATGACAAGTTCTTACAAAGTAAAGAAGAATTATTAAATAGAATAAGAGTTTGTTTAGCAGGTAGAGCAGCTGAAGAAGTGTTCTTTGGCGATGTAACTACAGGTGCAGCAAATGATTTAGAAAAAGCTAACAATATAGCAAATGCTATGGTTTGTGAATATGCTCTTGTAGAAGAATTAGGATTATCAACTTACAATATGAATAATCCTATGACAATATTAAAAATACAAAAACATGTTGACAAAATATTAAAATCTTGCTATGATGATGTTGTTAGAATGGTAGTTGAGAACAAAGCTAAAATGGCAGATTTTGCCGGAATATTAAGAGAAAGAGAAGAAATGACAGGAGAAGAAATAAACGAAATATTATATCCTGAAACAGCAGAAGCTGAATAATTTATTGACCTATGAGATTATTCTCATAGGTCTTATTTACCGTAAAAAGGTAACATTTCAATTATATATTATAATTATGAAAGTTAATAAATATATTAACAATATTGTAATAAAAGAGTATTCGCAGTGTGTTGTTATATGCACTGGAATATTGAGGAGACATTCGCAGTGTGTTGTTATATGCACTGGAGTGGAATTGGAGTATTCGCAGTGTGTTGTTATATGCACTGGAATATTGAGGAGACATTCGCAGTGTGTTGTTATATGCACTGGAGTGGAATTGGAGTATTCGCAGTGTGTTGTTATATGCACTGGAATATATCCTACTTCCTATCCTACTTCCTTTCTTAATTACAATTTATTATGTTCCTAATGCATATATGCATTAGGAATTTTTATTTTATTTTAAAGGAGTTGAATTTTATGAAAAATGTTAATAATAATAATAAATTATCAGGTGATAATAGTACAAATAATAAAAGTTTCAACGATAATAGCTTTAATACAACAAATATAACAAATATATATCCTAGAAGTCAGTCTAAAAAGGAAAGAGATAAAGAAAGAGAACAAAAACAAAGACCTTATTTAGCTGATAAAGAAGGTAAATTAGTAAAAGGATATGGATATATAGTAAGACAATATTCTGGTGATTTATATACAGTTATTAACTTAACTGATTTGAATGGTGTTTATATAGCAGATCATGTTCAGATGGATATAAAAGATAATATTTATGAATATAAATATAAAAGTAATTTTATTTATTTTGAAGGCTATTCACATCAATACAAAAGAAGTAATGGAACGTATGATTATGAAATAAATATATCAGAACCAATTGAATTCTTAGGAAATAAAGTTATGAATTGTAATTATACAGAAAAATATTTTGATATAGAATTAGATTATGAAAAATTCTTGAAATATTTCTATAAGGCTGAATATAATAATTTATTTAGATTATTAAATAAATTATCTGAACGTTTGGATAAGTTAACAATTGAATTTGGTAAACGATTTGTATATAATAATATAGTAAATAATTTCATGTTGTATAATGCAACTTATGATTTATATAATGAAGAACTTCAGAGTAATATGATAAATATGGAAGGTTTAATATCATTAATTTTAATTATAGCTTCAACAATATATAAAATTGAAACTAATAGATGGATGAATATAGAAAATATATTATCTTATGTAGTATATGCTTGTAATCTTGAACAAGGAGTAACAACATACAATAAACAAACAAAAGAATTTGAGAAATTTTGTAGTAATCTCAATATACCATCTAATAGTAAAAAATTAAAGAAAGGTTGGGTTAAAATTGTATTAAGAAAATATAATTTCGGTGGTGATGTAAATCCTATCGATTTAACAAAAAATGATTTAGCTGAAATGGCATATTTAGTTTTAAATGATTATGTATAGGAGGTAAATTTATATGATGAATTATGGATATGGAAATTGTGTAATTAGTATTGAAGGAGATGAAAACATTTATTCAGTAGTACCTTATTTTAAAGGTGTTAAATTAGAAAAGAATACAGGTTATCTTAGAGAAGGATATGTATATATCTATAGAGGAGATATCTCAAAACAAAAGAAATTTAAGAATGGAGTATTTACAGATAAGAAAGGGAAAGTGTATTTCTCTTTAAATCCAGAAGATAGTAGTAAGTATGCGTTTGAAAATATAAAAGACGATTCAATACAATCTATAATTAAACAAGCAGAATTGGTTGACCCTAAATTAAAACGTAAGATAATGAAACAGATAACACAATCATCAGATATATATTTACCAGAGTTAGATGTAAATGATGATTGTTTTAAACATCTTGTAAAACTTGTTCTTCATGATAAAAAGGTTGACATAAAACAATTCAAAGATAAATTTACAAAAGCACATTCAATAACAAATCTAAAAGCAGCATTGGAAACTAAATCCAGTCCTGATGGAAAGAAAGGTTCTTTAACAGTAAACAATATGCAGAGATGGCTTGAATTGTTAGATATGGATATAGAAATCACATTTAAAGATTCTGAAGAAAGTGAATATCCTTGTTGTAAAGAATTTAAATATAATAGTAAAGATGGATACAGTGTTAAATGGGCAGAAGGTTGTGAGGATTTAGAATTTGAAGAGGATGTATATAATAGTGAAGGAGAAGATGAAGATGAAGATTAATGAGCAAATTTATAAAGGAATAAAGAAATCTATTGTAGATGATTTAGAAGTGGCATATGAAGTATTTAAAGAAGAGGGTCATCAAAATCTTGAGGGGGTTATATTATCTCTTAACCCCCTTAAGGGTTTTGGTAAATATCTTATAGATAACCCAAAACAATTAGCAGATTTTTCAGAACATTTATTTACAAGCACTGATTTTGTGGTGCATTTAGGTTTTGATAAAGATAGTGAAGATGAATTTTTTCCATTGATTGAAAAATAATAATGGAACATACAATATAATAGAAAATAAAAATATTTAGGAGGTAAACAATATGGATTATTATGTATGGGATAAAACATCAAATTTATTAGGAATGTCAGCAATGACAATTTTAAATAGTAGACCTGATTTTAAAAAGGATGATGTTATAGTTATTCATAAGAAAGGTGAACCAGCTAACGTCGTTATGGTTGAAACTAAAGAAGGTCTTAAGTTGAATTATGATATAGATAGTGATAGTGCTGATGTTGTAGGATTTGTAGTAGCTATAATATTAGGCGAAGATAATCCTGAAACTATAAAAGAAAAACTAGAAAGTATAACACCTGTAAGTAATGATGAAGCTGAAGATTTATTTACAGATGAAGAAGAAATATTCTTAGATGATTATGCTAAAATGATAGAAGATGCGATAGTAGATATATTTAAAATAACTGGGGATGATGAAGAATTTAATACACCAATTCCATTATCTGGAGATTATCAAGATCCTGTTTGTAGAATAATAGATAAATCAGATATACCTGATGATGTAGAAGACAAGAAATTAATAATAGTATTAAATCATGCATTCGTAACAGATGTTGATCATCCTATTGATTTAAAATGTATGAGCGAAATAAAAGAAGAGTTAAAACAATTAGAAGATGAAAGAGAAAAATATGCACATGAAGGTAATTATGAATTAGTTGAAATAACAACACATAAAATAGAAACTATGAGGTCAGAATTCATGGATTCATGTGATGCTACATTAAAATTAGAAGCTGATGTAATATATCAATATGATGAGCAATTATTAGTACATCTTACAAACGGTCAAACTATGATAGTTCAAAGAGATGTAGTTGATTCATTTAGAGTAAGTGCTATATCATATGAAAAAAGAAAGATAGATAGTAATCAAAAATATAAAGTATATTATAAAAATATAGACATAGAATTAAATACAGATTATAATGAATTTAGAGAATTAAATAATTCTATATTTATAGTAACAGTTTAATAACCAACTCCAACCATTTTGGTTGGAGTTTTATTTTTATTTATAGGAGGTAATTTATGAAAATAACTTATTTAAAGTTAGAAAACTTTATTAATATTAAAGCAGGAATGAAGAAAACTAAAATTGAAATAGATTTAAATAAAAGTGTTAATAAATTAATTTTGTTATGTGGACCTAATGGAACTGGTAAAACAAGTTTATTATCTGAAATGCATCCATTTGCTAATAGTGGTAATATGGATGTTAGAGGTGAAACTAATCTTATTATAGAAGGTAAAGATGGGTATAAAGAAGTTCATATAGTTGATGGAGATGACAAATATATTATCAAACATCATTATCTATTCTCTAAAAAAACTAAATCAGTTAAATCATTTATAACTAAAAATGGAACAGAATTAAATCCTAATGGTAATGTTAAATCGTTTAAAGAAGCTGTAAGTGAACAGTTAGGGATTGACCATGAGTTATTAAAACTAATGAGATTAGGTAGTAATGTTACAAGTCTTATTAATATGAAATCAACTAATAGAAAGAACTTTGCAACTAAATTATTTTCAGATATAGAAGTATATAATGGATTCTATAAGAAAGTTTCAGAAGAATATAGGAATATAAGAGCAGTAATGAAAAGTACTGCTGATAAAATTAGTAAATTCAATATACAAGATGAAGACGAATTTGATAAGCAAATAATTATAGCTAATCAAGAAGTATTAAAATATACGGGTGAGAAAGAAAGAATACAGAAAGAGAATGCAGTATTAGAGAACACAATAACAGAGATAAATATAAATGACGAGGAGTTAGTCTTAGAATCATATAAATCATTAGAATTAGATTTAAATTCTGCTGATGAGTTATTATCATTGGTTAGAGATATAAATATGTCTAAAGAAGAATATGAACTTCTTTGTGAGAAAAATAAACAACAACTTGAATTAGCTTTATTAGAATACAAAAGTAATATAGATAAAGCTATATCTGAAAGAGATATATATTATAACCAAAAACAAGATTTAGAAGAGTCTATAAAAAGAGCTGCTTCTGCAGAAAGAGTAAGAAATCTTAAAAATGTTATACAAGAATACAAAGTAAATATTTCTAATCTTGAAAAAGAGTTAGAACGAAGAACTAAGTATAATAAAACAGTTTTATTAATATTAAAAGAACATTGTATGAAAACAGAAGAATATATTAGGGATCTTAATATATACAGTGATGCTGATATAAGACGATTAATGGAAAGTATATTAGATAATGATAGATTAATGGAAGCTCTAGAAACTAAAAATAAAGAGAATAAATCAACATATGAATTATTAAATGCTGAGATAATAAACATAGAGAATATGAAGATTGATTTTGATATAGATTTAGATGATAATAGATGTACAGAAGATTGTCCTTATAAACAATTCTATCTACAAACAGCAGGTAAAAAGAATAATCTAAATAAATATATCGAAGAACGTAATAAAGTTAATAAAGAAATTCTTAGATATGAAGAGTTATATAACTTATATAATAATCTGATATTCATAAAGAATCATATCTTGTCATATGAAAAAGAATATCAGATACCTATAGAATATGATTTTGCAAGTTGTTTTGAAAATTATATAATGGGTAAACCTGTAGTTAATACGATGTTATTAAACTTAGCAATAGATGATTCAGAAAAGTTTGATTTATTAGAAACGTATAGAAAAGATTTAGAATCTTTTGAAAAAGAGTATGAACTTATTAAAGCTTCAGGATTAGATGTTATAGAAATTGAAAATAAGATATTAGATATTAATGATAAGATAAATGAAAGAGATGTTATAATATCTAAGAATACAGAAAATAAAATAAAAGTTGAAACTGAACTAAAAGAAAATGAAACTAAAACTAATGAAATATTAAAAGCTTTAACAATAAAAGATTCTATGGAAGATATGACAAAAAGATTCAATGAATTAAGAATAAGATTAAAAGAAATAGAAGAATTAAAAACTAAGAAGGAGCAATGTATACAAACTATAAGAACTAATAAAGATTCTTTAGTTAAGATAAACGAATTTATAGATAAATTAACTGCTAGAGCAAATCAATTATCATTTAATAAAGAAACATATAAATCATTAGTAACTGAACATGAAGCATTAAAATTATTATTTGAAGATGCTGATGTTATTAAAGATGCTTTAAATTCATCTAAAGGTATACCATTAATATTCCTTCAAGTATATCTTAAAAACTGTCCTATAATGATGAATAACTTATTGGATACAATATATAACGGAGAATTACAAATAGAAGGATTCTTAATAGATGAGAATGAATTTAGAATACCATTTAATAAATCTGGTATAAGAGTACCTGATATAGTAATGGCAAGTCAAGGAGAATCTAGTTTTATATCAATAGTATTAAGTTTATCATTAATAATACAAAGTATGACGAAATATGATATAATATGTTTAGATGAATTAGATGGACCGTTAGATACAAAGAATAGAGAGCAGTTTATAAAAGTATTATATTCATTTATCAATCAAGTTAATAGTGAGCAAGTGTTCTTAATCAGTCATAATAACATGTTTGACAATGAACCGATTGATTTAATCTTAACTGGTGATATGGATATAGAGAACTATAAATTTGCTAACATAATTTTTAAACCATAAGAAGATGAATAGGAAATCCTATTCATCTTCTTCTTTTTTGTCTTCTATTAATGAAAATAATCTAATAATATCTTCTGATGTATGTCCATCATATTCAGGAGCTCTTAAACGTTGTTGAACATCAAATTTATCCCACCAATCTATATGGTAGTGGTAAGTATATTGTCCCTCAGGAGTTTCTATACCAACTATAAAATAATCATCATACATAGTACCATCATGATGTAATTTGCTTTTCCATGCTTTATCTTTATGTGAATTACATATCACAGCAAATAACATCATTCTATGCCAATATAAATCATCAAAACTATGACTACCATCATTTACTTCTCCTATAGAATTAACATCAAAAACATATCTGTGTTTTTTATTACTATGATCATCATATGTTAGAAGTATGTTTAATAATTTTTTCCACATTTCTACTTGTATATCTATTTTATTATTATTTGACGGTCCTCTTTTTTTATCTATTAATCTTAGTATTTGCTCTTCAACTTCTCGTATTAAATAATATTTATCAAGTATATCTAAATTAATATCTCTCATTATTTATTCCTCCTTATTTTTTCTTCAAATATAAGTGTGATGCTACACCTATTACTACCATAAATACAATATACCAAACACCAGCATTCATTATATCAGCTCCTTAACAATATTTTTCCATAACTTTATACGATCTACCATATGCATCAGTAGCAAATTTTTTATCTTGTGAGAATTTCATTTTCCCTAATTCCTTCTTAGTAGGGACAGGATATCCTTGAATTCTTTGACCATCTTTATCTATAGCAACCATTTCCCAAGTATTATCTACTACAGAATACATAACTATTAATTCTGGTTTTAGGTTTTCGTATATAATATACATATCTGCATCAGAAGATCTAGTAGTACCCTCTGATTCTAATCTCTCGTTTATCATATCATGTATAGCATTATGTGCATCTGGTAATGCGTTTGCGTATTCTATATCATCATCACTAGAATAATCTGAACTTGAAATATGGAAATCAGTATCACCATTTAATGCTGAAACAAAGTTATTTCTCCCAACACCCATTATATTTTGGAAGAAGCTATTAGCATCATCTTCTAATGAACCATCTCCACCCATTTTAGCATATTTACCATCTGATTTAATTTTAAGTTCTTGAATATTCTTTTTAAGTGTGTTTATCTCTTTTATTATTTGTAATCTATTAGTTGTAGAAGATAATACAGATTCAATTAAATCATTTAAATATTTCGATGTTCCTTTAGCTTTATTACCATCAATAGCATCAAACTTTTTAGTTAACTTCTTATTGAATTTATTAGCTTCATCTAATAGGTCATATAACATTGCTAATTCTTCAGCGAATTCTTTTTTATATTCATTTTCATCTTCTTTGTATTTAGAATATGATTGTTTACCTCTCTTAGAATACTTATCAAGAGGTTCTTCTAAATATTCTCCATTTTCCCAATTATCTATAGCTTGATAAAAATCTACATCTTCATCAATTTCAGGCAATAGATTTATAGGGTCTGGGTCATCTAATTCTTGCATCATTTGTTCATAATCGGCTATAAAATCATAGTCTTCAGGCATATCGAAAACAGTATTGTCTTGATAGTCCTCATTATTTAAATCATCAAACATATTATCCATATACATTTCCTCCTTTAGTTTTAATAAACCATTCCTCCAATGATTTTGTTATTATATTGTATTTTGACTTAAATAAAATTGTATATATAAATACATATATTTAAGTAATTAGATTACATTTATCCATATATACGAATACACGAAGTTAATATGATATGAGAATTTGATTTTCTCATATCATATTAATTTTTTATTTAAAACTTAACAAATTATTATGATGAATAAAAATATGAGGGAGGAATGTATATGGAATTTTTACAATTAAAAGAAACTAGAAGAGAAGATGTTATGTTATTAAATGTTATTTATAATCAACCGAGTGCTCAAACTAATTGGATAGATTCATTAGATATAATTTATAAAGATTTAGCAACTGATAAAAAATATCTAGAAACTATAGTAAATCCAACAATGGACGTTTATTTTACAAAACCTGAATTTCAAAATTATGATTATCCAAAATATACAATGCCTGTAGAACAAATGGAAATTAAAAACATAAGTTGTAAATATGCAACTAGAGACATAGCGAAGATAGCAGGTGGAAAATACAGTGAGTATTATAGACAATGTGTTGAGACAAAGAATAGAAAAAGATTAAAAAATCTACACAAATATAAATATGTTATGGCAAGTGATTATGATCCTGAGTCTTATTATAGAATTCAATTCTCTTGTCATTATTTAAATGAAAAACCAAAACCTATAACTAAGATGTACTCAGATATAGAGGTTGACGGTATAAATGTAGAAGGATTCGTTAAAGATGGAGTTGCACCTATAAATGCAATAACTTTAATTGATGAAAAAACTAGAAAATGCTATACGTTTGCATTAAGAAATGAAAAGAATCCTCAAATAGAAGAACTTGAAAATGATATAGAAGGATTTAAACAAGATTGTCATAAAATGTTTGATGAATCTTATGGAGAATTTGATTATAATATTATTTTCTACGATGAAAAAGATGAAATAGTTATGTTAAGAGATTATTTTAGTTTAATTCATACATTAAAAAGAGATTTCATAATGTTCTGGAATATGAACTTCGATGCTAACTATTTAATGGATAGAATAACTGAATTAGGATATAATCCAGCGGACATAATGTGTCATCCAGATTTTCCTTCAAAAAGATGTTATTATTATGAAGATAGAAAGAACTTTGCAGTTAAGATGAAAAAAGACGCATTTACAATATCAGATTATACAGTATGGATTGATCAGATGATCCTATATGCACAAATAAGAAAAGGGCAATCTGAATTAGGTTCAGTTAAATTAAATATAATAGGTAAAAAAGAACTTGGAGATGAAAAATTAGATTATAGCGAAGAAGCAAACATCAAGACATTACCATATGTAAATTATAAAAAATTCTTATTATATAATATAAAAGACGTTCTTTTACAATATGGTATAGAAAGAAAAACATCTGATTTAGATAACTTATATACACGTAGTATATTAAATAGTGTTGCTTATAAAAAAGTTTTTAGTCAAACTGCATTATTAAGAAACAGATGTTACGTTGATTATTTAAAGCAAGGGTATGTTATAGGTAACAATATAAACTTAGATTATGATAAAGATTGGGATTCTGATGATGAAGAAGAAGGAGATAAATTTGCAGGAGCAATAGTTGGAGATCCAGTATTAAATAGTGTTAAAAACGGTATGCTTGTTAATGGTGTTAGAAATAAATTTATACGTAAATATGTTATAGATTTTGACTACACAAGTCTTTATCCAAGTATTAAAATAGCTCATAATATAGCACCACATACATTAGTAGGTAAAATATCCTTAGATGAAAAGGTTTATGATAAATATACAGCTTTTGAAATGTTTAATGATAAAGGTAACATGTATGATTCAGGAAAAGATTTTGTTGAGAATTTGTTATGTCAAAATCCTGTAATGACAGGTGTGCGTTGGTTTAATTTACCGAATATGATGGAAATATTAGAAATGGTCGGAAATGAATTTGGTAAAGATACAAGTAAATTAGTACCTGAAGAAAATAAATATAGAAGGGAGTAATTATATGAATATATTATTTGAAGATAAAGAAAAGAAGTTTAAAACTTCTTTTCTTAAAGATTTAGAAAATAATGTTAAGATATTAAAAAACTTATTCGATGAAGTTTATATTGACAAAGAAGGAGTCTGTTATTCATTAGAAAATAAATTAAATAATGGTAGAGTATTGTGTAGATCATCATTAAATAAATTATTTGATATAGACGATTGGCAATTATTAAAGTTAAATTTAAAATTGGTTAGCGATTGTTTAAAGGCAGGTAAATCAAAAATAATAGGGTACTCAGTAACAGACAAACTTATAATAAGAACAATTGAAATGGATTATGAAGTGGGTGTATTTGAAAATGATATTAAATTAAATATAGATTATTTAAATGATATATTTAATAATATTGAATATACATGTGATTTAAGTGATATATTACCTAAATTTGAAAATAAAGAATTTGTAAGTATAAAAAGAAATAATTACGATTTAATATTAACTCACAAATTATTTCCAGTAATTAATAAAGCAGTCGATTTTGAATTTGGTGCAAAATCAAATGATAATGGAACATTTTTTGGAGTATTTACAAATAGAATAGAAGAACGAAATAAAAAAGAAGAAATAACTTTTCAAATAGAAGTAATATATGTATATAGATTTTTATATTTAGATTAATCGTAATTCATAGGATTTAAATACCATATTATAATATTGAAGTAAGGAAATAAAATTCCTTACTTCAATAAATAAAAAAGGAGAATGTTGATATGAATAATTCAATAAGTAATTTATCAGTAGAATATTTTAAAGGTGACCAATTAAACCACATATGGTTTATTAGTGATACTCATTTTGGAGTTGATAAAACAAGAGTGAAAACTTGCAGACCGTTTGACAGTGTAAATGAAATGGATAAAGAAATGATAAAACAATGGAATAAAGTAATTAAACCAAACGATGTAGTTTATCATTTAGGTGATTTTGGTGATCTTAAGGTATTAAAGAAACTTAACGGTAAAGTAAGAATAGTAATGGGTAACCATGAAAAGAAAAATGGGTATACTAAAGAGGATTTATTAAATGCTGGATTTGTTAAAGTGTTTGAGGATAGAGCCTTAATTGAACTTGATGGTAAACTTATACACATGTGTCATGAACCGTCTAAACATGTTCCTAATATGCTTAATCTATTCGGTCATGTTCATGATTTAGCATTTATAAAACCTTATGGAATTAATATTGGTGTAGACGTACATCATTATAGACCCGTGAGTTATGAACGAATGATGTATTATAGTAATTTAACAGGTGAAGGATATCAAGGTGAATTTACAATATAAATCTTAACCCTCTTGGGTTAAGATTATTTTTTTACCTAATAAAACAACTACTTAAGAGTATAATGGATTAATCTAATTATAAAGGAGTGATATATATGGCTGAAAATAAATCAAAAAAGGAAAAAGAAGAGAAAATAATTCCTACGAGTAAGGAAGAAGTTAAGCTTAATGACCTCTTCCAAGATTTATTTAAAAAGATATCAATGAATACACATGACGTGGATATTGATGGAAATAAGAAAAGTATAGATGCAATGTCCGAAAAGATAAAACGTGTAATAGCAGATGATATTGAAGAGATGAAATCCTACGGTGGAGAAAATGATTTAAGTAGATTCTTAATGAATACTATTGCAAATTCAAATAAATTCGGTAATACTATTATAGATCAAAAAAATTCTTCGGAAGGATTAGAAAGTATATTTTTATCAGGTGATGGAAATATATTTAGTACATTCGAAGAACGATTTAGAAATAAAGCTTTATTATTTAGCGATTTAGAGATAATAAGTGAACAGTTAGTTGAACTAACTGAAGCTATAAATACAACAAGAGATGATATAGTATCAGCAGATGATGTTGGTGCTGAAATATCAAGATCTTTATCTTTCTCATTAGATGACAAAGATGATGATAAATATGATGAAATTATAACTGAAGTTAAAAAACAAGAAGAAATACATAAACTTAATTATATTATAAGAGAACATATAGTTCCTAAGACATTAAAATATGGTGAATATTATGTTTATGTAATACCTGAAAGTAAACTATATGAGAATGCTCAAAAAAAGAAAATGGAACTTACAAATGGTGCTACTATGGAATCAACTACAGCTAAAAGTTTCATTGATAGTTTAAAAGCAGATAAATCTATGAATATACAAAAAGATTTAAAAGCCGATGATATGATTAGTTATGTATCAGAAAATATAAAAATAAATAATACTGATTTACCATTACCTATAGTTGAAAATAGTACGTTAACTGGGGCTATGAAAGATTTAGCTCAATTTAATAATTTATCGAATATGTTAAAAAATGCTAAAGGGAAAACTAAAAAAGATAATAACGGAATTAACAAATATTCATCATTAGGATTTAGTGATGGTGTTAAAAGTTTAAAAATGGATGATTGGGAATCAACTAAAGGTTGTTATATAAAACTATTAGATCCTAAGAAAGTTATACCTGTTAAACTTATGAACTACACTATAGGATACTATTATTTACATGATGCTGAATTAGATGTTGCAAATCATCATTGTAACCATGGACATAGATTCTCTAATGTAGTTGATGGCATAACTAATAAATCAGCAAATCAACAAAATCTAATAGCAGATATAGCAGATGCTGTTGTAAGATCATTCGGTAAAGATTATCTTAATGATAATATGGAATTTAAAGAACTTATAATAAATTCTTTATTATATAATGACATGTATAAAAAGAAACTTCATTATCAATTCATACCTGGAGATAATATATGCAGATTCTCTATAAATGAAGATGAAAATGGTAATGGGCAATCAATGATATATAAATCATTATTCTATGCTAAATTATACCTTTCTTTATTAGTATTTAACATGATTACTTATTTAACTAAATCACAAGATACTATAGTAACTTATGTTAAAACATCAGGTATAGATAAAAATATGATAAATAAAACTATGGATGTTGCTAGACAATGGAAATCTAAGCAAATAGGTATAGGAGATTTAATGGATTATTCTTCTATATATAGTAAGATAGGTACAGGTAGAGATTTATTTATTCCTGAAGGTGAATCTGGAGAAAGAGGTTTATCTTGGGACGTAATACAAGGTCAAGATATTAATATGCAAAATGAATTAATGGAACAGCTTAAAGAATCATATATCAATGGTACTGGTGTTCCATCAGTAATAATGAATTATATAAACGAAGCAGATTTTGCTAAAACATTAGTAATGGCTAACGCAAAACATCTTCGTAGAGTTATGATGTATCAAGATAATTTTAGTGAAGATATAACACATATGTATCAAAAAATACTTTGCTATTGTACTACTATAGAATTAGAAGATATAGCTAATTTTAGATACACATTACAAAGACCTAAAACTTTACCAAATAACAACTTAGTTGATATGATAAGTTATGGTGATCAAATATTAGATTTCTTAGAAAAATCTATATTCGGACAATATGGTGAAGAAACAGAAGATTTAAATAAATCAAAAGATATGTTCAGAAAAGAAATGTCTAAGAAAGTTCTTCCAATGTTACCTTGGGAAGTTGTAGATGAAATAATGGAACAAGTTGAATTAGAAATAGTAAAAGCTAATGTTAAAAAAGCTAGCGAAGGATCTTCGGATTCTACTGGTGGTGAAGAATATTAAAAATAAATATAGAATACATCCGAAGATGTATTCTATATTCTTTATTTCTATATTGCAGTCCAGTCTTTAATTTTAGAATCTGGGAATGCATTGCTGTCTAATGACATTACACCATTAGTTACAGTTGCAGTTTCAGACTTGAAGTCTAAGTAGTTGTAAAGAACTCTATATTTATTTAATAATAATTGAGCAACTGCATTTATATCTGGTGATGTATACATTGTACAAGTGAATGGTATTTCTAATTCAACATGGTTCATTTCACCTGGAGTTTGGTTGAAATGTGCTCTAGCTGAAGTTTTAGGGAACATGTTACATAACATACAAGAGAATTCTATATTGAATCCTGTTTGGTCAGTCATAACGTAGAATGCTTCCATAGTATGATTAGCTTGTGAAACTTCAACTTTTGCTTTTTGGAAGTTACCATTAGAATCTTGTTGTGGTATAGCTAATCCATGATAGTGTGTATATCCACTATTAGGGTCAGATACTCCTGTCATCCACATTTCTAAGTATTCTCTCATTGGAGAACCAGCAAATTCTAATATTTTTATAGATATTTCATTTGTTTCATCTTTTAATATAGTTGGTATTTCGAAAGTTCTACCAGCGTATCCACCAGTTATACTATCGAATTCCATAGTTAAATCTTGTATACCTTGTATATCCATGAATCCGTATTCTATAACATGTTTGAAGTTTTTAGTAGCTTCAGGCATTAATTCTTTCATGAAATAAGGCATTTTAGTTAAGAATATTCTACCTTTACCAGTTTTTAAAACGTTATATTGTTCTAATGCAGCACGTTTAACGTTTAATCCTCCAAGGAATAGTGAATATCCTGTCATGTCAGTAGTATTATTCTTGATATTACTTTGTAACGTTCTTTGTGGATCTAAAGCCATTTATAGTCACCTTCCTTTTTATTATACTCTTCTATTTATATTAATTTCAACTATTGAAGACTTAGCAATAGTTTTAAATACAACTTCAACATAACAATGTAAGATTGATCTTGCTTCTTCTTCTGGACTCATATCATATAAAACATTTATATGTCTAACTATATCTCTGTAAGCTCTAGTTCTTTCAGCTAATATTTCAGTATATAGTTGTCTGTCTTCAGGTTCAGCAAAATTATATCTCTTAGCTATAGTTTCTTTTTCAGCTATATCTTTTATTTCAAGAGTTATTATCATATTATGTTCTTCACTTAAATCTGAATCTAAATCTTGAGCTGTAGTTTGTGTTCCTCTAGCATAAACATTTTCTGCTAAAGCTTCATAATAATTTAATCTTAAATCATATAGTTCTTCTTTCATATCTTCATCAAATTCTTCAAGAACAGGAAGAACAGAGTTTCTAACTGCTCCAGTTAATAATCCATAAGCTTCACCAGTAAATGGTATATGAGAACCATATAATTCACAATGTTTAGCTAAAGCACAAGCTAAATGATAAGTATATGTAACTTCAACTTTTTTACCGTTGAATGGATCTCTTATTTTATAGTGTTGATAACCTTTAGAAACTATTCTATAGTTCATATCTTTAGTATCTTCACCGAATATTAAAGCTTCTTCATGAGTAGTTATTATACCAGCATCTAAGTATACCATAGCATCATAACGTAATAATGCTAAGTCTACTATTCTTCTCTTAACAGGTAATGAATAGTTTGCATCTAATATGAATTTTACAGGTGTTCTTCTAGTAGATAATATATTTCTATCTAATTCACCACTGAATGCTTTCATATATAAATCTTCTAATACTTCACTGTCTAAATCTATTCCACCTTCAAACGAACCGTCATTACCACCCATTAGAGGTACACCATCTAATCTATCTAATGCTAATTCACTATTATCTATTACTAAATATGGTATAGTTTCTTTTCTATTAGTTACACCGAATATAGGGTCAAATAATCTGTAGTTATTAACAGGAACTTCAACACCTAATCCTTCACATGCTTTAACATATTCTTCATATAGAACAGGTATAACTTCTTCATTTATAACCATACCAACTTTTTCAGAATAACTAGTTTCACCATCCATTTTATCTGATAATAATAATGAATTACCATTAACTGCATAATCATATAAACAACCATCGAATGATTCAACTACAACGTTTCCAGCATCAACGTCTAATATTTCTAATCTATATGGTCTATAGTCTATTACTGATTTTTTTCTAAATACGTTAGTTAATCTTAATCTCATTGAATCTCCATACGCACCTCTACCTAAACTACGTACAGCTATGAAAGGTATAGTTTTATATCCTCCTTCATCTTCTTGATCATTAAATCTATCATCTAAGATCTCTTGTAGATGACCTTCGTTGTTTAGTCCCATTTCAGTTTCTCTTACAAACTTAACTTCAAGATGACCATCTATGTTACGTCTATATTTAATAGAAACTATCATGTTACTATAACATGCATCAAGAGGCATAACCCTCATACAATAAGCATGAGAATACGCATCTACTATAGAAGCATATGCATTTAATATTGGTTGACCATATTTGAATATATCTGGTTGACCATATTCACTTATGAAACCAGCCTTGTTAGTTTTCTTGATTAATTTATTATCTCTACCTTTTCCACCAACAAATATACATAAATAGTTTACTCTTTCAGGTATAGTTTGTGGATTTCTAGGTATAGCTGAGTTATCATTAATTAACGTAACGTTAAACGGATGATCGTACTCAGGAATATTTTTTTTATTTTCAACATACATTACTTTTAGTCCTCCTTTTTGTTTTATTTAAATTTAAATAATTGTTCAAGAGGCATATTGCCTATTCAACAACCAATGTTGCTATTATAATATTGTATTAAAAAATCATTAATACTTGATTACATCCTCAAGTGGTGATTTTGTCTCAGATCTATTATATTTATTATTATTAATAGCTGACGTAATCATTTCATCCATATTTTCGAAAGATACTCCAGCGAAAGAACTGTTGTTTTTACATATAGTTCTAACATTCGCTAACGAATAGTCTAATTGTTTTTTCTTTGGATCGAACGTTTTAGCTAAGTGTTGTCCATATTTAAGAGAGTTATCTCCAGCATATCGATAAACTTCACTTATTATCATTTCAAGCATTACTGCTGGTGCTGGTAATCCTATTTTATTTTGAACAAACACTTTTAAGAATAAATCTATTACCTTATCATAAGGTACGTTTTTAGGTATTTGACCACCTAGTAATATGTTAAGGAAATTTTCAGGAGCACCATTATCACATTTAATTGCAGATGGAAATAACTTATTCCCCTTATAAAATTTCAATACAACATAGTCATCTTCTTCATTTCGTCCTAATGTCATTTTTCGATTTTCTTTTTCAGCAGGGAAAAAACTTATTATATTAGGTATTTTTAGAATTTCTAATTCATTTGCTTTGTTCATCGAAGAAAATGTTCTTAAATACATTACACCGAACGCATTAAATGATTCACCACAGTCCATAGCAAGTTCTTTTTCAAAATACTGCTTAGGAACATAGAATTCTGCATATGCACAATTTAATATGATGAATCCATCTTTCTTTATAACATTTGCTTTTAACATTTAGTTTCCTCCTTTTACGAATCTTAGGTAATTGTTTTTGACAATAAAAATAGATATTAGGCAAAAGCCTAATATCTATTTAACTATATCTAAGAATTCTTTTATATTTGCTAATAATATTTCTTTATAATTTTCTGGTAATTTATTTAAATGTAGCATAAATAAATTCGTTGTTAATTGAGAAACAAAGAACGCTGTATCACTTGAATAATAACCTTCTTTCATAGACTTGCTTATATATTTAATTACAGCTATTATAAATAAATTATTTAAATGATGATATTCTTCTGGTAAAAATCTTATTTCTAAATCTTTAACTTGAATTAAATCATAACTAGATCCTAATCTCTGTTGCACCTTTGTATAATTTTTATATATAGTTACAGATCTATCAGATTGTGCATCTTGTTTTAAATTTTCTGGATTTAAATTTTTATATAAATTCTTTATTCTATCTAATGTAAATGTTTCTTCAAACGTATATTTTGAAGTTAATATTTTATTATAAGCTGATATATCACCCTTAGCTTCAGCATCAGTTAATCCTTTCTCTATAGCTGTTTTTATAACATCTACAGAAGAAGTATCTTCACTTAAACCATAAATAGATCTTATATCTTTATTAGCTGCTTCTGTTATTTCATTAAGTTCTTTTATTCTCTCATCCATTTCAACTGAGAACTCATATGATTGAACTAAATACACCATTACTGATCTTACATATTCTACAAGTTCTTCTTGTGTTTCAAAATCAGGTTCACCTATATACCATTTATCTTCTTCATAATTATTAAATGCTAAAAGTTCTTCAGCACTCATTTCTTCAATTTGTTTTACTGATAATGTATTTACTATTGCAGCAAATGCATCTTCGTCATCTTGCAATAACTCTTGTTGTGACTCTCTTAATTTATTTATTTTTAATTTTGAATCGTCTAACTTTGTATTTGTCATATCTAATTACCTCCTTAATAGTTTTTATTCATTATCTTCATATATTAAATTTGATTGTAATAAAAATCCTATCTCTGATGCAAATTCATCTATTATGTCATTGTGTATATATTTCACTTCATTGAATAAATTGTATACAAAATTGTTGGCTATTCTAAAACTTCGTACATATTCTTTAACAGCTTCACCTGCATAATCTCCTGGTTCTACTGCTAACTCCATAAAATCTTCTGGATCTAATTCTAATTCTAATATATTATATATTACAGATATTATATTAGCTAATATTACAACATCATCTTTATTTTTAGTTAATTTCTTCATGTTAGTTGTTGTAACATCTTTACGTTTATATTCATCTGTAAATAAACTTGCTAAATACGATTTGTTTAAACATATATAATTCATTAAAAAATTTGTTATATTTCTTTTTAAATCAACAACAAAAAATTCATATGAATACTTACCTATTTCTTCCATTTCATATGTTTGTAAGTTATCTAAATCTATACCCAAACTAAATCGAGTATCTAATTCTGTAACTAAAAATGAATTAAAATCATCTCTTATTTCATTTATTTCATATCTATATTCATCTATATGTCCTAGTTCATCCATTGCTTCGTCGAGAGTTTCATATACCTGATCGCAATGATTAGTCATAAATGTTAATGGATCATCTATTTGCGATTTTATATTCTCTTTTATTATATCTAAAGGTAAATCGCCTAATATTCTTTCTATATCAAACCCATTAATATAATCATCATCTCTTAACATTTCCCATCTCTCCTTTGCATTTTTATTCTTCTATCTAAATAACTGTTAAGTTCGAAATAAAAAATAATAGGTAGAACAATTTGTTCTACCTACCAATCATTTAAATCATCAAACCCATTTAATATCCATGGATTCGATCCACTTTCTCTTTTATCATAATCATAGTTAAAATCTTCTCTCTCCATATCTTCAACTCTAGTCGTAGCATTTATTTTTTTATCTATAAGCTCAGACTGTCTATTCGCTTCATATGCTTCTTTTTTCATCTGAGCTTCATATGTACTTGCTGCTTGTGATGCCATTATTTGTGCTTGAAAGAACATCATATCATCTTCTGATAAATTATCCATAGCATATTGCATCGCATCTTCTTCTTGAGCTTTATCTCCATCATATCCTGGTTCTTTCATTCCTTTTACAATTCCCCAACGATTTAAGTTTTTACCGTACGTATATACATATAAAGCTATTAAATATGACATAATACTATCATCGTGTTCTCCTTGTGCAGCTTGAACTTTACCATTCTTTCTAACTAATTTAAGTATATCGTCTATAACAAAATGAGAAGTTAATCTATCTTTAAATTCTTGTACAGTTAAAAATAACAAGTCGATCATCAATGCTCTTGATTTGGTACCTGTAAATACTCCATAATTTCTTCTTCTTTCAACTTCTCTTTCTATATGACCTTTATTTATTTTAGATATATTATCGTCAACTAATTCTTTAGACATACTATGATATAGATTTCTATTCAGAACCGTTTCTCTTAAGTCTTGTATTACTGAATCCCCTCCATGGTTCTTTTCTATACATAATACACAATTAGGAATGTATTTCTTAACTAATTGGTATAAGAACCTTTTTAAATCAGGATATCCCATAATAGGACTTCTAAATTCAGCATCTACCTGTAATGTATATGGATTAACTATAGATACTGCAGTACTATCGTTGTTAACCCCTGTTGCAACGTCGACTCCTACTAAATAAGGAACTTTAGGATTTAATGATTTATATACATTTAATTGATATATATCCATTATATAATGTTCTTCAATTATATTAGGTCTTATTTCTTGTATAGCCATTAAGTCCTCTTCACTAAAAGGAGAATCTTTACTACCTCTAATTCTTTGTAATAACAATTCCCTTTTAATTGCTGTAGGATCATTATTAACAAGTTTACATAGTTTTCTAAACCATTCTTCTCCTAAACCTAATTGTTTATAAGAATATTCTATATAACAAATACCATTTTCAGAGTTAGTTGCTATTATTTCTTTAGTTTTTTCTGGTCCTAAGTCATAATATTTTTCACTCCAACGACAAGTTTTATCTAATATAGCTTGTGCAGCTTGACCCGCAGGAGAGTCTAGATCTCCAGGTGTACTTGAGAATATACGACAATACGCAGCACCATTTCGTTCTGCATTGGCTGCTGCAGTTGAGAACGCTGGCAATTATGTTACGAATAGATTCGCTACATCTATCCTTCTATATGTCACCATATAGTTCAGACTATATCTTCATAATAATTTCTATTACCAAAATTATTATGCCTCCCATTTCCACTCGCTTGAGTGTACTCTACTCGGTTACTCTCTATAGTATTTCTCTATAGATACCCTTTCGATAGTCGTTGAGCGTTATTTAAAAATATCCGAAATCATTTTATATACACGTTTTGTGAAAACAGTTGCTGAAGACGCTCTATATCCAGTTATTTTCTCAAGAATATCGATCTTATTATATCCTTCGAGTCTATACTGTTTTATTTCTTCACGCATATTTTTATCTGTAACGTTAGTACGAGTTTTCTTTAACGATAACTTGATATTATCTATATCAATATCTTTATAATCATCTGGGTTGAATGATATTTTCTGTTGTTCAAATATGTTCTGATATGATTTACCTGCACGAATACAGCCTAGTGTAATTAAAAAATTACCTTGCTCTTCTGAGTGAATATCTATTCCATTATAGATATAATCAGTAATTTCCATATTAGTTAATCCTAGGATTATTAAATCACATGCAGTACGTATAACTTCAATATCATAATCATATTGTCTATTTATAACTAACAATCCCGTATCTATCGCATGTTTAACGTTTTCACCATTGGTACACCATTCTAAATTTAAAGGATCGTTATTAGATTTACAACCATCTTTATGATTGACTTGATCGGTACTGTCATTATAAGGACCGTTGAATTCCCAACAAATCAACCTATGTAATCCAACATCAATTCTTTTACCATTCGATTTTGTAGATTGTAATGCTATACGAACATATCCTTTACCATCTATATAAGGTTTTACTGGTCTACCTGTTTTCTTATTAGTAACAACACCATTTATATCAATATCATAAAAATTTATTTTAACACCTGGATAAGTTACTGTGCAAAGCATATCCATTTGTAATCAACCCCTTTATAATATTTTAATGGTTTGTTATTTGGATATTTTTTAAATCTTCGTTGCTGATTTTCTTATTGAAAAATAAGACGTTCCAGCAGTTAGAGAGGTTTTACTCGGGCACAACTATTCACCCGCAGCTTTAACGATTTCATCTATATAATCAGTGAATTCTGTTTCATCTGAATATGTAATAGGTAATGTATTACCCCTTCCTAGTTTTATAGCTGCTTCTTTACTACTAGCTTTAGGTTTAGTTACTATCGTATTTTTATTTAATGGATTATAAATTTTTCTAATATTGTCTATTTCGTTATCTTTAGTTCCTAATATAGCATCTATAACACAATCCTGTCTTAATCTTAAATAAGGAGGTAACAACTCTCTTTGTGCTTTTAATCTCTCTAAGTTCTCAGATGCAAGTTCTTGTGAAGTTGCAAAGAAAGCAAACGAAGAGTTTGTCGTACCAAATAAATACGCCCAAGTAAGATTTGCTATAATCGATTGAGTTTTACCAACCTGTCTTGGTATTGTTAGATAATGGTCGATATTATTAACAAAACACCAAGTAGCTGCTAAATTCGCCCTATTTAATTTATAAGGAATACCATTACTATTCCCTTGGTCAGGTATTCTACAAACTTCTCTTAAATAATACCAGGGATTTCTTATACATTCTGCCATAATACGTTGACAGAATTCAGTTGACATTGCAGTTATAGGACCATGTGGATCTATACCCTGCAATCCTTTATCATATAATCTTAGAAAGAACATGTTATTCTTTATACCAAGTTTTTGTAAATCTGAGGCTACTTGAAGAAAAGAAATGTTCTTCGTTTCCCAATCGTAAAAAACATTATTTATCTCGTCTACACGCATTCTTTTCACCACCAAAAAAATATTTGAAACTGTAGTATACCCTACAGTTTCAATTAAAAAATACTACCCTTCATAATCTGCAGGATACTTAATATATAATCCGTATTTAGTTTTAGCTGTTTTTCTGCTATTAACTTCAGCTATTAAATCATGTACATGTTTAATATACATATCTATAGTTTGTTCTGATTGAGTCACTCTTCTCGGATCAGTTTCAACCATATATTTAGCATATTCAGCTATTTCAAGTAAATCATATAATCTTTCTAATAAGAATATTTTATCATCAACAGTATTAACACGTTCTAGTTCTGCTCTATAAACATCCAAATCTCTTGGAGATAATTTTACAACTCTACCAGAACGATCTAACGCTCCCATAGGAGCTTTCATTCTTTTATCATTTAAATTAGATAATATAAACGCTTCATTTATAACTACAGCTTTTTCTAGCATTTCGTTATCATCATTTTTAAATACTTTATCATGTATTTCATCTAATTGCTTACTAAGATATAACGATGGAGTAGTTAGTTTTAATATTTTTATAGATCTTTTTAATCTATCTTTACGATATTCTAATTCTTTTATATTAACAACTAACCAGTCTATAGTTACCTCTATATCTTTATCCATATCTTTTTCAGATCGTCTAACCCTTTCTCCCTTGCCATTAGCTATAAGTTTTCCTAAAATATCATGAAGTTCCTGAGCATATCCTTCTCTAAATGCTAGTTCATCAGCTTTCCTTTCTTTAACTAATTGAACGTTAAAATGATTAGAGAATATTTGAAGTGTTACTATATTGAATAATTGTTTAATCATAGGAATTATAGGAATTAATCTTTTAGTTCTCGTGTCAAACTTTAGAGTTATATGTTCTTTAGCTCTTTCAAATCTACATACTATACTATTAGACATTAATATATGTCCTATTTCATGTAATAATATAGCAGTTACTTCTCCAGCACTAGCATTAAGATTATGATCATATAAAAGCATTGAATCTATTTCTACTATATGCTCACCTTTAGTCATAAATTCTATATGAAGTTTTTCAACATCAGCCATGCGAACATTAGTTTCTAATAGCATTTTAGTAAGTGCATTTATTTCATCTACTGAAGGATAAACACACATTCCAAAAAATGATTTCTTGTTATCTATTATAGATATTTTTAAATTAACTCCATATTCTCTTCTAATAGCATTTTCTATTAGCTTTAGATTCTTAGAAATTTCTTTTTCATGTTGAATATTTCTAAAACATTCTTCTACAAATAAAAGTGATTCTTTTTTTGTAAATCTTGACATTTATCCATACTCCTTTCCACTAAATTTTACAATAAAATTTCTAGTACAATCTCGTTATAAGATTGTACTAGAAATTCATTTATACATATTAACTGGGTCTAAGCCCTCTCGTCTCATAATCTTGGATTTAAAATCCTTCAAGACTATTCTCTAGCATCTATACCGAATTCGTTATTTATAAATTCCATACGAGCTTGAACTGGTAACATTTCAGTTGATAAGTATCTATGAGTACCCATGATGTTAGGAACTCTATCAACTTGAGGATGTCTATAAGTATTTTCTATATTGAAAGAATATTTATAGTGTTTGAAAGTTATATGGTTAGCTGTAGTAGGATAAGCAACTATTCTTACACCTAATTCTCTAGCAACTTTTAGAGAAGATAAGAAATGTATTCTATTTCCTGATTCAGTCATTACACCGAATTTATAGTCTAATTGTACTCCACCTACTCTAGTATTTTGGTCTACTACCCATTTAACAGCACTGTTAAATAATTCTATATTATCTGGATGTCCATAAGCAACGAACATTATTTCGTTAGTTTTTAGTATATCTTTTAATTGAGATACTAATTTGTTAAATCTGAATTTTAATTCTTTTTCTATGTAATCAGATTGAGTTAACATACCACTTGTAACGTTGCAGTCAAAAGTAGCTGTTTGAACAAATCCTTTAGTATATCCATATGGAAGATCTTTTTTATCTATCCATCTATCTAAACTATTTTCTAAGAAGTCCATAGCATTTGAATCTTCAAATTGAGTTAATGTAGTAGCTATATCATTAACTATTTCTGGAGTTATGTCTATATTAGCCATAGCTTTCCAGTCTCTTATTTTTTCTATAGTAAGAGCTGTATTGATTCTTTCTCCTTCTGGTATTTCCCAAGTTTGTGGAGTTCTTTCTCTATCCATATCTAATGAGTTATCATTGAATTGGTTTGATATATGTCCAACAAACTTAACTGATTCTAATTTTCCATCTAAAGAAGAACAAGAAACAGTTCCGTTATAGAAGTCTACTCTACCTACTATAACACATCTATTTTCTCCATCTCTAACTTCTTTATAGAATACACCATCATTTTCTATATCTGGTTTTATATTTAATCCTTTTACAGTAACACCATCAAATACAACTTCTTCTATAGCTAAGTCGTAAGCAAAAGAATCTTGACCTTTTCTTACTTCCATACCAGCAGCCATCATAGAGTTTTCCATTAATGGGAACTCATCAAGTGGTGCTTGTATTGGATCAGCCATTATTGGTGTTCCTTTAGCCATTTCAGAAGCTTCCTTGAAAGATTTATCATAGAATATTTCAGGTATATAATATTTTTTACCGTTTTTATCTTTTAAGAATTTTCTTTCGAAAGCAACTTTGATTACTGGAGCATCTGGTACTTCAGTCATCATTATGTCTTTAGCTATACATTCAAGCATATTTTTCTTGATTATAGGTAATGTATATCCTACTATTGGAGATAATTGAGCAACACCGTAAGCTTCATTTACTATCTCAAATTTAGAGTTTTCTATTATTTGTTCTACTTTAGAAGGTAATAAGTCTAAGTATCTGTCGCCTAATGAATTATCAAATAAATCCCCTATTAACATTTCTTTGTATTGTTCGAATATAACATCATCTTTGTATACTTTTAAAGATTCTTCTATTGGATCTAATCCAAAAGAACCTTTAAATGTTTCGTTTATAGAAACTAATTGATTATTAAAATCTTCATTTCTTGATTCCACAAATGATCCAACAACTCTTGTTGGGTTTACTTCATTATATCTAGCCATTTACAAATACACTCCTTTACGATTATTTTTAATTTAATATTAAATAGTTGTTTCAAAAATTTATTGTAAATATTGTTATATTTCACGCTTATTAATTTGTTTTATCCATAAAACTTGAGAACTACTTTTTATTACGTTTTTTAGCAGGTTTTTTGTTTTCTTTTTCATTAAATTTCCTATTTGAATCTATAACCGAACTTAATAAGTCTATATTAACATTTAAAGCTTGTATTATAAGATTAAATTGATATAAATTTGATACATAAGTTTCTTTAACAAACCTAGTAGTTATATAATTATATGTAGTCTCTCTTAACTTAGTTAAATTTCGTCTTACTGTTATAATATTTGGATTATACCTAATATTTGTTTTACAATTCGTACTTAGTTGCTCCATTATTTCTCCCATTCTAGTATATAATTCAATAAAATCATTTACTAGATTTATATTTTGTTTATCCGTAGAAACATCACTTGTAACTTCTTCTTCTGCAGGATCAGCTTCAACGTCTTCAGTTCCAGTATCATCTGCTAATGGATCTTCGTCTGCTGGATCACCTTCTTCATCACCAAGTTCATCTTCAGCTAATGGATCTTCGTCTGCTGGATCTTCTTCAGCTTCGGGATCAGCTTCAACGTCTTCTTCACCTTCTTCAGCAGTATAATCATCAGCTTCTAAATCATCTTCAGCAGGTTCAGCTTCTACAGCATCAACATCATCAGAAGCATAATCTGTAGCTGATAGTTCATCATCGCCACCTTCAATAGCATCATCACCAGGAGCTTCTAATATGATATCGTCCCATGAAAAATCATCGTGTTTCATCACATCAACCCCCTAGTAATATTTTAAATTATTCTTGATACGGAATATTTCTTTTTCTAATTCTTTTTCAATTCTCATTAATTGATATTTTTGTTCTTTATTATTTTCAGCTTTAGCATCTTCTATTTTTTCTCTAGTTATTTTAAGCTCAGTTTCAAGATCTAAAAGTATTCTTCGTTTTTCCCTAGCTTCAACTGTTTTGCTTAAAGCTCTAGCACCTAATAAACCAATTATAACTGAAATAGAACCTATCACTGGTGATTTCTTAGCAATACCACCAGCAATTATAAGTGCTATCGCATTTTTAAGAACTCTACTTAATTTAACAGTTGCTTTACCAGTTATCAGTTTTTCATTCTTTTGTTCTCTAGTGAAGTTTACTATTTGATCTATTTTTGAATTTATAGCATCCGAAGCTCTATCATCAACTATTTTTGCACCTCTTTTTATTTCACCTACAGCAGAACCAGCTTTACTCATACCTCTAGATTTAGCTGATCTATTACCTATAACTTTAGTTACTTTTTCAGTACCTTTTCTAATTATTCTAGATGATGCTTCCATAGTTTCTTCATAATCACATAAAGCTTCTGTTATTGTATATAAACGAATAAAGTCATCAATTTCCATATCGTTATCGTCTAAAACTAATGATTCTACTAAAGAATTGAACATTTCTATTGATTTTTCATATATAAATATATCGGATGATTCATCTAATTTATGTGTTATTAAATAATCTATAAGTTCATTACCTTTAGATAGTTCTTTCATAGTATGTTCTATAATAGCATCAGATTCATTATAAAGATAATATTCTAATGTATTATACATCTCAGACATATCAAATACATATGCTTCATTAGCAACATATTTATGTTTATACAACACCACAGTATTACAATCTTTAATGTATTCTAATTTATCTTGATTTTCTCTACTTTCTAAAATAGCATGTTTTATATGAGAAATTATATTAAAAACCTCTTTGGTATTTTCAGATAAACTATTAAAATCAATAGTGTTAGGTATATTAGAATAATTTTCTTCGATATATTTAACTATTTCATCACATTCAAAATCTTCTATTATATATGACAATGTACTTTTATCGATATTGACCCTTTGTATATTTTCTATCATATATTTTTTATCTTCTATAGTAGCTTCATTATCATTATATGATTCACAACAACCACTAAGTTTTCTGTCGATAATTAATTTAAATTCATCTACTGGGATATCTGAATATCTTATTTTATTTATAAGTTTATTTGCAGCATATTTTTCAACAGCTTTAGTAGTATTATATTTATCACATACATACCAATTAGCTAACCAGTTTTCCGAAATAGAAGAATCTATTATTTCACCAGATAGTAATGTTGCTATATCATTATAAAGAAAGTCAAAGTTTTCTTCTATGTTGTAAAAATCTTTCATATACATTCTCCTTTCCTTTGTAATCCCTTACAAAATTGTTTTCGACATTAAAAAAGGAAGATAACCAAATCATATTGGTTATCTTCCTTTTTATATTGGTAATAAAAAAAATAAATTAAATTAAAGGATAATTAATTGTTTATCATATAAATTTTTATATGAAATAAATATTTGACAAATCTAAATGATATGTAGCTTCCCATTTTTCTAATAAAGCACGTCTATCATCTTCGGCATTACTCCATCTATCTATATTTAAACTTAGTTGCCCATAAGCAGTAGATAGATTTTCATAATGTATCAAAGTATTGTATAAATATGCTTTGACATCAAATGATGCTAATTTATGAAATGATGTATAACAAGTTGCAGGTAATGTAGAAAGATTTTCAGCATGTGATAATGCAACAGATAATCTAAAAGTATTACCCATAGCATAACCACTAAATATTTCTATCATATTCGGTGGTATAAATTGGAATGTTGCACCTTTAGAAGCAGTACTTAACATATTAGCTTGTGCTTGTGCTAACATAAGTTCCTGATAACCATATATACACGGTGTTACACCATATGAGAATAATGATGTATTATAATCATGCGAATATCTATTTTCATCAAATAGAGGTTCCATATGTGTTATCATCATTATAGTAGCTTCACCAAACACATCAGGTAGTCTATAAATAGTGCTTTCTGATCTTCTTTCAACTTGTGTTAAGTCATTGGTATCTATTTGTAACGGAACTATATACGGATATAATTCGTCAAATACTGGTAATGTTCTTATGACTATTATTTCTCTAATCATTTCATCTAAATTATCAAATGGAGTAGCCATAGCAGTTAAACCTAATTCTAACTTAATCGAAGATATTAATTTACTTATATTTATCATATTATCTCCTCCTTTAATAAATTGTCCAGATTTTTTGTATCCCTGAACAATACAGTAATCATACAAATAAATTAGAAAGGAGTAATAACATGATAGAAAAAAATGAAGTTGTTGCACATGTTATCATGGAACAAACTGCAGATCCATGTGCTGTTAATGTAAGAGACTTTAACAAAAATGGTATGACTTATGTTATATTCGAAACTGTGTTTCAATCATTTGGAGTTAAAAACAGAAATAAAAGAATATATGATGGTGATGCTGTAATGGCTTCTTGGAACGCACCTCATATACAAGAACTTATAAGTAAGAAATCATTTGTTAGTGAATACGGTCATCCATTAGACCAATCTATGTCTAGAGTAACTCAAATAGACCCTGCTAGAATATGTGGTAGAATAAATTCATATTATAGAAGTGGTAATTTACTTAAGGGAGAATTTGAAACTTTCGATGACGGTGCTTGTGGTACTATGTTAACTAGAAGAATCCTTCAAGGGTTAGAACCGGCTTTCAGTGTAAGAATGTTAGCTAAATTAAGCAGAACTAAAGACGGTACTATGTTAATGAACCAACCTGGTCATTTAGTAACTGCTGACTGTGTTATATTACCAAGTCATTGTGAAGCTTATAGAGATGAAACTAAAGCTATGAGTGTAGTTAATAAAGCAATAACTGAAAGTGCTGGAGCTGATATAACAGAAGAGCAATACAGAGATATGGTGTTTGCAGTAAACGAAGCAATGTTTACAGACTTTATAAAAGAAGAGTCTAAAAACTTTAAATTAGTTAAAAGTGTTGAAGAGGTTATAGGTGATAGTTTACAATTAACAAAAGATTTAAATAACATAATATTAAAAGAGGGTACTGATACATATTATATTAAAGTAGAAGATAAAATAAAACATGACATAAGAAACTTTATGAGTAAATTTTAAAAAGATATAGGACAAATGTCCTATATCTTATTTTTTATTCAGTTTCAGGATCATCAGGTGCTGGTTCTTCTAGTTCAGGATTTTCTAATTTAGCTACTCTTGCTTCCAAATCACTTATTCTATTTATCAAATCGTTTAATAATGAAATTTCTACATAATTTGTCAAATCAGGATAATTCGGTAAAGATATAACTCCTTGAGGATCTGCAATATACGACTCATTGTTCAATAATATTGATATATTCAACCCATCTTCTCCTTTATCACCCTTAGGTCCTTGTATACCTTGCTCACCTGTATCACCCTTAGGTCCTTGTTCCCCTTGGTCTCCTTTATCACCCTTAGGTCCTTGCTCACCAGGATCTCCTTTTGGTCCTTGTATACTCCCAACATTAATCCATCCTGTAGTGTTTTCATCCCAAACAAATAAATTTCCATTTATCAACCATCCATCACCAACATTACCAATCTCCGGTAAGTTTTCTTCTTCAATACTTCCTTTAATAGTTATAGATTTTCCATCTTGTCCTTGCTCACCAGGATCTCCTTTATCACCCTTAGGTCCTTGCTCACCAGGATCTCCTTTATCTCCTTTTGGTCCTTGAATTAATTGCACATCTCCTAATTCTTTTGTTAAATTTTCTATATCCTCTTTCATATCATTTATTTGACTATTAATACCTGTTATATTACTATCACTAGCATCAGTTTTACCATCTAATCCATCTATCAAATCTATAAGATCATCAATTTCTTGATATAATTCAGTTATATCTTCAGCATTATTATCATTTTTAGTATTCAATTCAGTTATAGATCCATTGATATTATTTAATTGACTGTTGATACCAGATATGCTATTACTATTTTTAGAAATATTAGAAGTGTTTTGATTAATCAGTTCTTTTATTTCATCGTTATCCCCTTCTATACTAGCATCTATTTTAGTTATCGCATCATTTATTATTTTTATATCTGATTCGTTTTTTGTTATTCGATTTGCGTGTTTCTTAATGTCTTCAGCATTTATATTTAAATCATTTTTGATTTTTATTACATCACATATGATTTTCCATTCTCCAGGATTACCGTTTTTAACACAAACCCATCCGAAAATATCATCTTGTTGTAAAGTTGATATTATTATATCACCAATATTATGCTCTCCTGAAATCGGTGGATTCTCAGCACATCCTAATGTACGAGTAATAAAATAAGAAGCCTCATCTGTGCTTACATACAATCTATCAGCCATATTCATAACTCCTTTCAATTATTTATTTATTATGAGATTGTTTTTGGTGAAAAAAATAGATATAGACCGTAGTCTATATCTATTCTTATATCATCAAGTTCTCACATAAACTTCAAATCTTTCACTTACATCTGCAAATCCATCAGTTTTTAATATTATATTAACAGCAGCAGATTCTGCACTATTCATAGTGACAGTTACCGCTAATCTTGAACCGCCGTTAAGAACAGATGCGGCAACATCTATAGTTGTCTTACTTCTATTAACTTCAAAATTATAAGTACATGAACTATTATAATTAGTAATATCTGCATAGAATGTATGTTGTTCTCCAGGTATCATATATGAACTAGTTGCTGATAATTTTAATCCCGGTTGATTGATAGCTTCAATATAAGCTAACATAGATACCTCTATTCCATTAACAACAGCTTTAACTGTAACTAATCCTGATGATTTTATTGTTAACACACCATTGTTATTGATAGTTGCTATACTACTGTCATCTGTTGACCACGTAGCATTTGATTTATAACTACTTGGGTTAACTATTAAATTACTATAAAGATTGACAGTTGTACCTGTTTTTCCTGTATATGTTGCAACATCAACATCCATTTGAACAGCTATTATCGTTACATTACATGTAGCTGATTTACTACCACAACTAGCAGTTATTGTACATGTTCCCGCAGACTTAGCACTTACTACACCACTACTATTAACAGTCGCTACAGATGTATTGCTCGAAGACCAAGTTACATTATTAGTCGTATTAGCCGGTGCTTTAGTTGCCGTTAATGTTACACTATTATCAGCTGAAGTACTATTTTGATATTTATATAAATTCATCGTATGGCTTGTTTTATTTAAGCTTATAGATGTACAAGATGCAATTACTGTTAGTGTATGTGAAGAAGATTTACTACCACATCTAGCTGTTATAGTAACAGTGCCTGGTGCTTTAGCAGTTACAACACCATTGTTTACAGTTGCTACATTAGTATTACTTGATTCCCAAGTAACTGCGTCTGTTGTATTGCTTGGTGTTTTTGATACTTGCATTGTCGTTGTCTTAGTTCCTGATACATCCAATGTTCCTACGGAAGTTCCTAACAATATTTCGGTACAACTTACTTTTACAGTAACACTACAAGTAGCTGATTTACTACCACAAGTAGCTGTTATTGTACATGAACCAGCAGCTTTAGCTGTAACTACTCCATTACTTACAGTTGCTACATTGTTATTATTTGAACTCCATGAAACAGTATCTGTAGTATTAGATGGAGTTATTGTAGCTGTAAGAGTAACTGTTTTAGTTCCTGATAAATCTAATGTTGCTGATGTTTTATTTAAACTTACTCCTGTACAGCTTGAAATAGTATTAACTCTTATACTATCAAAGTATTTACCACAAATAGCTTGAACATGAGCAGATCCTAAACCAGTTATATTTAGATATCCCGTATCATTAACATCCATTACATGATCACCATCATCTATAACTGTCCATTGAACACGTTCATCGCAATTTTGTGGGTCTATAGATAATAATGTATTTAGATTGTACATAGTATTACCTGTATATTCTAAGTCAATTTCATCTTGTGTAAATGATAATCCAGTACATGGTACATTTACTTCTTCAGAAGTATCAACACCAGTACCAAGAACATAAGCAGATTTACGTATTAAATAGATAGTATTTATATTAATAAACTCTTCAAGAGTATCTCCTGTACCAATGTTACGTTTAAAGTATAGACCTAAATACCCATCACCATTTACAAGGTCAACGTCAAGTGAATGTTTATTAACCCCTTGCTTTAATGCTATAACTGTTCTATCATCAACGAATGTCGTACCATCTACAGCTGTAGGATTACCGTTTTGATATCCTTGTTGTCCGGTTTTATTATTTCTAGTTAGCCCAATTATAGTTGAATGGTCTGCTGTATTTGTTATATCCATATGCATAACATCATATTCTCCAAAATCAACTTTGTTAGCCCAACTGAACCATATTGTTCCATAATCACTATTCGAACCTGCTAATTTAAGGAAAATATTATCAGTTGCATAACTAAACTTACTTGTATCACTAGGATGAACTATCTTACCAAACTCACTATTATTATTTACAACTCCTCGATTATATAAGTATAATGTTTGTTCTTTAACATGTACTTTACAAGCAACACTCTTTTTATCACATGTTGCGATTATATTACATGTACCTAAATTTACAGGACGAATAGATCCATCTCTATTAACTGTCGCAACATCAGTATTACTAGATGTAAAAGTTACTTCCTCAGTACAATTCGAAGGTGTGACTTTAACTGATAGTTTGAATGAGTTATCAACTGTATTCGTAAGAACTAATTCCATAGCATTCAATTCTAGTTTTTCACAAGGTCTATAGTTATATACCATTTGTCCATTAAGATACATTGAACGTACTTGTTTCATACCAGCAATAACGGCAGATTGTTCATCAGAAACTTTAGATTCACCAACAATCGCTTTTCCTACAATAGCAACGTCTTCATCTGTTACTACAGGCTTATCTTTTATAGAAATATGAAAAATAGGAGGGGTTTTTCCATTAAATCTTACATTGTTTAACATTTTTAATACCTCCTTAATCTATAATTATATATAATCTTCCATGTTCTACTTTAGTCAGAGCTTGATACTCTGCATTTGTTCCTACCCAAAATTTAAGATAATCATCTTTCACTTCTTCTATAGATTCTTGTAAATTTTTTATTTCTCTATGCAATCCTGTAGCAGGATCTTCACCTTTGGCAGGTGTTCCTACTAAATTTTGTAAACCTTTTATTTGTTCTAATAGAGGTACTGTATATGTATTACCATCAACATACCCTATCATTCTTTTGATATTGGTGATATCTTTAACAATACCTCCTCTAGCTTCTTCACCCTCTTCAGCATTGTTACCTACTAATTCTTCTAAGTCATCAAGTCTATCTAATAAATTAGGTTGGTCTCCTTGCATTTCACCTAATCCAACAAAGTCTTTTAACTCATTTACATCTTTAAATAAACCTGTTGCAGGTTCTTTACCATTAGCTTCTTCCCCAACAACATGCTCTAATACATCAATTCTATCTTCTAATGTCGGACCTTGATTTTCACCCTCAACTAATCCTACAAATGTTTTTATGTCAGTTATTTCTTTTAACATTCCTGAAGCTGCTTCCTCACCTGCTTCAGCATTATTACCAACTATAACTTTTAAATCATTTATTTCTTTTAATAAACCTGTAGCTGCTTCAGTAGCATCGTTAGCATTATTACCAACTATAGTTTGTAGATTTGTTATATTTTTATTGATGTTAGATATATCATTAGCATGATTTCCAGCATTAGTATTAACTACTTTTTCTAAATTTGCTATATTAGCATTAGCTTTAACTATATTACTGGCATTATTGCCTATTTGAGTAGATAAGCTAGTTAATGTTTTCTTAGCAAATTCTATCTGAGTATTTATAGCATTAACATTTTCATCAATTTTTTTATCAATTGCTGCAACAACGTTTTCTATATTAACAATCTTAACTTCAGCATTGTTCATTCTTGAAATAAGATTATTTATATTATTAGAATTTTGCTTTATACCATTTTTAACTTCAACTATATCACATATAACTTCCCACTTACCTGGTTCTCCTGCTTCAACACAAACCCATCCAAATACGTCATTTTGTTGAACTGATGATATAACTATATCACCAACATTATATATACCTTTAGTAGGTATATTAGGAGCACACATTAAAGCGTTCTTTATAAAATATCCAGCTTCAACCTGGCTTACATATAATCTTTTAGGCATTCTATTCACTCCTTTTTATAATAAATTATGTTATAGATTTGTTCGATTTTGAAAGAGATATAACCTTATAAAGGTTATATCTCAATTATTTAAAATATCTAATATATTTATAGGTAAAACCATAGAATGACCAAATGTATCGGTAACCTCCATAATAGTGGTATCTCCATCTATCATAGATATTAATTTACATTCTCCATCAAATCCATTTTCCATTAATAAAGTTATTATGAATAATTTTGATTCTTGATCTAATATATCCCATAATAAATTTCTGTATACACGTACTCCTTCGTTCATATTATCATCCCTTTAAATTTTAAATTCTTTTACAGTTTTTCCTGTATTTATTAAAATCCATAATTCATCACCATCTAATTTCATTACAAAATCAGATAATAAATATTCATACGTAAACATGAAATACTCTACCCAATCTCTTTTTTCTTTAGGTAATGTATCAAATATAGCTTTATTTTTAACATATCTTTCATATTCGCCTAATGTTATTGGACATTTTATTTCATCTCTCATTACATTTTCCTCCTTATTTTTAATTCATTATTTTATCTTCTAATACTGACATTAGGTCAAAAATTTCAGACGATTCTGATTCATGCAATAATATGAAATAGTTTTCTATAGCTGTATTCATTTTAAATATATTACTAAAACATCCTAAACAACACAGCATAGTTTTTAATTCCATTCCTTCTATTTTACTTAATTTATCAACTAAAGTATACCATTCATATAAATAACCATCTAATGCATTTAATAAATTAGGTTCTATCTCTGAAAATTCTTTTGGGAAAGTTATACTTATATATTCTTGACCTATTAAATCAAATAAATTTTCAATCTTTATTTGTTGTTTAGGTATCGAACTTACTAATTCTCTATAAGCAACTAAACTACAGGAACCTATTGTCGATAATTTAACATCACATTGATAGTTATCTATACAATGATTGATATACTCTTCATTTGAAATAACATTAATATTTATACTACCTGAATCTAAAATACTTTTCCTATTTTCTTCATCTAATGTCATTCTTATAAATAAATCATCCACTGTTACTATGTCATATAATGACATTGAAATTGTAACTAATTTTTCTAACAAATCATCAAAATTACTTAATAAAACATTAACATCTAACAACTCATCATATTTAGAACATGTTAATGAGAAATAAATAAAATCTTTAATAGACATAGAAATTCTAACATCTACTAATCTACTGTTAGGTTGTAAATATTCCATTAATCTACTTTCAAATCCTAATATTTCTTCAAATGCAAGATACTGTTGTATTAATCTTGAATAAACATGATTTAATTCTGTATCTACTAAATCAAGTTCTTCGAATTTTATTTCGTCGTTATCAATTCTTTCTACATTAACATGATTCATTGATAATAACATAGAATATTTAACCATATCAATATCCTGTAATATTATTGTCATATTAAAACTATCTAAATCATCTATTATATTTTTAATTCTTTTTACATCATCAAAATTCCTATCTTCTTTATGAATTAATTCATTGACAATATCAACAACGTCAATTAATGTCTCTGGATAAAAATCGATATTCTCAGCTATTAATTTCATATAAACAACTCCTTTGTATTCTTAATAAATATGAATCTTTTTAGATCTTACTGATACTTCTAAATAAGTTATGTCAATATTTGCAATAACTCTTAACCCTGGATAATTATCCTCTGGTAAATCAATTAAATCTTTATATATAGCATAAGGTATCCATTGATCAGTTTTAATTAAAAAATCTAATCGTATAATTAATTCCTTATTAGCTTCAAATTCTTCATCTGTTAATCTAAATGAAAATGGGTGTGCTTGGTCTTTTCTAAATAAAGTTACTTCATAACCTTTGAAACTGAAGTTATCATCAAAAAAATCATCACTCAATTTCATTTTAAAACCTCCTAACAGAATAAATTTATTTCATGTTCTCTACCACATTTAGAACATTTAACATGAATTTCTAACCAACAATCTGTTCCTTCTTTCACTTCCAATACATCATGTTGCGTTTCAATTTTACATTCTTCACAATATACTTCCATAACATCCATAATTTTAACCTCCAATATTTTTATTTATTAAAATGTTGGATCATAGATAACAATTTATACAAACTCTTTATATTCAGCTAATGAATATAAAACTTCTTGGGCAGGGTTACCTTTTAGTAATGATATTAACATAATAGCATCAAGATCACCCTCTATTAAATATGGTCTAGGTCTTAATTTAAATGTATAAAGAATACTGTTTATAATAGATTTCTTAATAAATAAAACTTCTGAATTAACAATACTTTCTAAAACTTCTAACGCACTTTTTTTCTTAGACTGCGTCATTATAAATACACTATAACAAAATACCATCGCTCTATTCAATAGACTTTGACTTCCATTATGAATATAATCATGAGTCATAAAATCCATTATTTTAAGCATAGCTTCATTCGACTCTATTAATTTATACCTATTTTCTAATATTTTATTACCCGTAGTTAAATTAAAATCTGCTATTATATCAACTACTTTTTTAAATGTTTTATTTACTATTAATTCACCTTCTTTTATTTTCCATAAATCACATACATAAAAGCAATTAATATATTCATTAAATTCCTCACCAATTTCATTAATTATTCTTTCCATTAATTGTTGTTCTCTTAGCATTATAATACCTCCATAATTTAATTATTAATATTGCTAATATACATCCCGAAATATCAATTAAAACATCTCGTAATTCACAACTTCTTCCAGGTACGAAATATTGATGAAATTCATCTAATAAAGCATATCCTGAACTAATAAAAAATGATAAATAAATATTTTTAAAAGTTAAAAATAAAACCAATTCTAAAATAAAAAATAAACTAAAATGTGCTAGTTTACGTACAAAAAATGAATTGATTGGTATTACATTGTTTATTAATTTAACAATCATATCTGATTGCATTGATGATATGTCTGCATTACATGATGAGAATAAGAATATTATTCCCATCATTGTAAATGCCAATATAACTATTATCTTATGTTTCATAATATCACTATCCTATCCTACTAAAATATTCAATGACATCACTAAAATCTATTTTATCGTAATATTCATCTCTTATTTTAGCTACATCTTTGTTAGATGCATTTTCACCTAAAATTAATCTTTTTTCTAAATATTCATTTTTAGCATCGGCTAATTTACATCCTTCTAACGTAACGGTATTAATATTATTATCCGGTAGATAAATACCTCCAGAACTTATTTCATAGTTATCTACTATAGAAGATGTTTCTAATGTATCATTATCAAATTGATTTATCATATCATTTTGTGATATATCTTCATATATTCTACTTAAATTATTGTCATTGGTTATCATACTTAATTGCTTTATAAGTTCATTCATTGGATCACCTGATATATTTGTCTTAGATTTTAATTCATTTACAAATCTATTTATGTTCATTATATTTATTATTTCATCAATATCATTTTTGTTTATAGAATGTCCGTTATCTACATTATAATGATAAACCATGTTTTTCATATCATTAGGATCAAACTTATACTGATTAACAGCAAATTTACTGCATGCATGTGATAATGTTGTTGTTGCTAGAAATTTTAATACTTCTTTTGTAGTTTTACTACCTATTAAAGTTTTTGCTCCACCTACTAACATTCCTATAGCACCTGTTAATAATCCCATATAATTACCTCCTTTAAAATAATTTATGATTATATATTATATCCGTAGATATAATATATAATCAATTTATTAAATATTACATTTCTGGTATTTCTAATGCTTTCCAAGCTTTTTCTAAAATCTCCTCTCTTGTTAACATTTCATATTCGCCATCTTTATTCATTCTACAACAATCTATCATAACATATCCTTCTAAATCACATAATCTTTGTAAATTATTATATGCTTTAGTTAAATTCTCTATTGTTTCATTGTCATCAGTTTCTCTACCACGGTTAAGAATGTTTCTATATGAAACTTCGGGCTTAACTGATAATACTAATGTAATATCTGGTTCGGGTAATCCTAATAAGGTAAATTCAATATATTTCATTGTATGAATGTACTGAATTAAATCTTTTTCATTCATATTATTACATCTATGAATAAAATTACTTGATAAATATCTATCAAATATTAATAGCTTATCTTCTTCATATTCATCTAATTTAGATTTTCCATTTTCTCTTATTCTTCCTAATGATACCATCCTATCTATAGCATATAACATACCTTCTCTAACTTCTTTATATCCATCATCATTAAACTTTAATCCTTCGTATAAAAACTTATCAACAAGTTCCCCAGAGAACTCTTCTTTATGTCTGGGGAAACTTATTATTTCTGTTTCTATATTTAAACTTTCAAATCTCTTTTTAAGATTTTCTGCTAATGTTCTTTTACCGCTTCCATCAATTCCCTCTATAGCTAATGATATTCCCATACCATCACTCCTTTATTTTCTAATATTTATTTTTGTATTATCAACAAATTCTATTTTATAATCTAAATCATTAATATTTAGTTTATCAACTAATTCTTTTAAAGCTTTATCTGCTTTAGTTTGTAATTCATTTTTATTAAAATTGTTAGCTTCAACTTTAGAGTTTCTTAATAATTGTCTTATAGCACCTTCTTTAATGGCTTCATTATTATTTAACCATGGAAATACATCCATGATTTTATTTCCTATTGATTCAAATCTTTCTATTTCTTTTATATCACCTATCAGTTCTACTGAACTTACTCCTATAGCATCTTTAGGTACTTTTAATACCACTTCTTCTTTATCGAAATTATAATCTAGTTTTATTCTTTGAACGTCTATTGAATATTTTATTTTAAAATCACCCTGCACAACTACATAATTTTTACCACTTTCACCATATGTTTCATTCATTCTCATGTTTTCTTCACCAAATACTAATGCTGTCACATCATAAACACCTGATTTAAGTTGTTCAACATGTTCTAAGAATATTTTTCTTTTATCAGATTTATTATCTTTTACTTCTATAATTTTTGCAGGTTTATGATTTATCTCTGGTTGTTTATGCATCTTAAAGAATATTAAAATACTACCAGTGATAGTTACCACTGATAATATTATTGCTCCTGATTTCATTAAAACTTTTTTATGTTTTTCTATAAATTTAACTGAACCTTCTTGTAATACCTTAACATATACTCTAAAATCTCTTTTCATAATAATACCTCCTAATAAGATTTAAATTATTTAAAACTTAATACAATAACTTCTCTAGTTTCATTTACAACTTTATTTTCTATAGTTGCTTTTTGTTTGGCATCTGAAAATACTAGTTTTACTTCTTCAACATTACTTTGAACTATCTTCATAGTTGATTGTTCTATCTGATTTAATTCTTCAACCAATTGTCTAGCAATTGCATCTGCAACATAATTAACATATTCATCACTACATATTTTAATTATTTCAGCTTTATTGAAATATCCAAATTCACCTAATATACTTATTCTAGAAACATCACCAACTTGATTTAATTCACCTATATATCCATCATTAGCTCTGTTTTCTCTTTGTGGTACTTTACCATTATATTTTATTGATTCAGATAATCTTACAGCTGCTTTAGCTGATTTCATATCCCCTTGATTGTACATGAAGAAATATCCTGTAGAATCATCTTTATAAGAATTGTGATGAACTGATAAATAAATTTTTGGATCACATGCTTTAGCTTTTCTACCTGCTGCATTTAAATCTCCACTTTTATTTGTTGCATATTGTAAATTTACATCTACACCGTATTGGTCTAGTTTTTTTGCAATTGCTCTAGCTAACTTTAAATTTATATCAAATTCTGATATAAACCATTGGTTATTTTCACATCTTAAAGGTATATCACTTGGTATATCTTTTACTGATATTCCATGTTTGCTTATGTTTATATTATTTCCCCAATCGTATCGTTTTCCAGGTTTAACTTGGTTTTCATTACCCCATTCACCTGCTCTGATAACTATATCAACTGGTCTATTTTCATTTTCGCTATAATCTGCATACGATTTAGAAGGATAGGATAAAATCATAGCTCCAAATATCACCATCATTAATAAATTTTTTCCAAATCTTATTATAGCACTTAACATAATAATTCCTCCCCTTAAATTATTATTATTATTTTATAAACATAATTGGTAACCCTGCATTCTCTCTTTGTGTTTGGAATGCATGATGTAAAGCCTCAACATCTAGATTTGTAAATACTGTATCTGCATTATATCTAGCATGTATATCAAATAGTTCTTTCATAAAATCTTGCATATAGTTTAGTTCTTCAATTATTGATTTACTAAATACGTTAGTTAATGTTGATAATCTTTCTAGTTCCTCCTGTATAAATTTTATACCATTAGTTTCTTCTTGACATCCATTTTTAATCATGCCAATTTCTCCTAGAGTTAAATAAACATCTGTACCTTGAATGTTATATACTTCGTAATCTTCATAATCCCATACACCATAATCATATGGTGAATAGTTTTCGAAATATACATCGTCTATAGATACTGTGTAAAATTGCTTTATATAATTTTCACACATATCTATATCACCCCAACAAAGTATATTATTAAATTTATCTAAGCATATAACTGTACTCATAATCTACCTCCTTATTATATGTTAGGTATTACACTTTTATAATATATAATTGAAATATAACCTTTTTACAGATTAAAACTTTCATTAATTCCTTAAGGAATTAATGAAAATAATTGCGAGAGACTAAAAAATAAACGTAACTTCCTAACCATAATTCATTTTTTACAACTTCTTTATCCGCTCCTCCTTAGGGGAGTCGCTTTATTCTTAATGCTGCTATCGCATTAAGAAGTTGTTGTACTGTTAATAATTTATTATATAGTTTTACTGAAATGTAATTTATTACAACAATATGTATTATTTTGTTAAGGAACATAAAAAAGATAGATATGTATAGACGCCGCAGCGAACATTATACATATCTATCTTTATTAAATCCTCACTAAGTGAGTCTCTTTGATCTAGATAAATAGATCTAACATATATATTTGTTATATGTAAATTAAATTTTATTTTTTAACTTTTCCGTCACCTAATAATAAGTTAGCTTTACTTACAGCTTTACCAACTGCTTTTGATTTACTGTTTTTAGATTTTTTCATGGCTTGTTTTGCTAATTGTTTAGCTTGAGCAGAATATCTTTTTTCTAATTTACCTTCTAGGAATCTTTCTAATTTCCATATAGTTAAAAGTTTTTTGAAGTCTCTATCCCCTTTTTCTTTAGCTATTTGGAATACAGCCATTTTATAAGCTTTATTCTTTTTAGCTTCTTTATCTAGTCGAACTATACTTCTTTCAACTAATATATCCTCATTTATAGCTTTTCCTAGATCATAAGTATTTTCAGTTAATGATTCTATTTCTTCACTAGAGAACGTATCTAATATAGCACATTCTACTATTAAAGCATTAACCTCAGTTTCATTTGAATATTCATTTATTATTAATCCATTATCATCGAATATCATTATTCAATTACCTACCTTTCGCCTTATATTTTTAATAAATCTTAATAAATTGTTTTAACAATATAATCGTAAATATATAACTGTAAAATATTATCCGATATAATTTTATAAACGATATAACAAAAAAGTAAGAAATAAAAATAAAACCTATTAAGGGGGTAACCATATGGAAAACTTAAATAAAAATTATTTAGTTGAAAGAATAGCTGTTGAAAATAATCTGGTAAAAAATTCATTAGTTAATGCAGATTTTGTAGAAATACAATCAGCACCTATGGGTAATGGATCAGAATATAAAAACAGAGTTCTTAATCTGTTTGGTGATTTTAATAGAGAAACAATAAGCGAAATGATGAAAAAATGTTTAAAATGGGAAGAAGAAGATGCAGAAATATTATATAAACACGCACAACAAATAAGACAATTAAGTGACCCTACGCAGTTATTAAAACCGATAATATTAAATATAAACTCTCCTGGTGGTCATGTAGATGAATTAATGGCGTTAGTAGATATGCTTGAATCTATGCCGGCACCAGTTATAACTAGAGCTTATGGTCAAGTATGTTCTTGTGGTTTTGTATTATTCTGCATAGGAGACGAGAGATATGTTGGTAACAATGCTTCTTTAATGTACCATGAACTAGCTTATGGTATATGGGGAAAAGATAGCGAGATAAAAAATTATCATGATTACGCTAAGAAACTTCAAAAGAGATTAGATAGATTAATAGTGAATAAAACAGGAATGACATTCAAGAAATTAAATGAATGGAAAAAAGAAACACATGATAAGTGGCTAGATTCTAAAGAAGCTGTAGATTTAGGAATAGCTACAGGATTATTATATTAAAGAATAAGGGTTCGCCCTTATTCTTTTTCATTTAAAAGGAGTGATCTTATGAGGATTTCAATATTTAATTTGAATACCAACAAATCGGTAATTGAAATTAAATTTGAATTAAGTAAACGAATGTTTATATTACAACCTATAATAATAGATAAAGAGTTGTCTTTCTTAACAAATGATTTGTTAAATATAAGAACTAAATGGATGACTTATTATTTAAATTTTACAGTATATGATAAAGATAATAACGAAAATAAAATAGAAGAATCGATGTTAAAAGATGTAAGTATTATAATAAAAAAAGCTATAATATATTTAAATAGAAAAGGTGGAACATATAAAATGTTCTTTTATAAAGTGTAAATTATAAAAATTCGATACCATATTATAATCATGAAACACAATAAATAAATAATTATTTAGGAGGTATTATTATGTTAATAAGATTTATGGATTGTAAAAAACAAGAAATGTTAACAGTAAAAGTTGACGTTAATGAATATATGTTTATAGTAGCTCCAGAAATAAAAGATCATAAGTTTGATTATTTAAGACCTAGATTAATGGATGTGAGAGCTAAGTACATGAAACTATTCTTACAAAACACAGGGTTATGTAAAGAATATGAAAAGATAATTTACAATGAGATGAGAGACGTTCTAATATCTGAAGCAGAACGTATTCATAGAGCTGAAGGTATAATGTATTATACAGTATAATGGAGGTATATAAATGAACTACAATAAAAAAAAGTTAACCTCGGAAGAAACAAAAGCTTGGATGATAATTTCCAATAAATATAATGATAAATCTAGTTATGATGAAATAGTTGATTCATTGTATCATTATATGTTCTCAATAGTAAACGGTTATCAATTTGACGTTGGAATGTTTGCAGATGAAATTGAAAATCTGATTGGTATAAGGAAACGTACAGATATAATAAATTATATATTAAAAAATTATTCTTAAGGAGGTGAATGAGGTGATACCACAACACGTGGTATCACCTTATTTGTATGTACCTAAACCATAGTACAAGTGTTAATGTTGCTGTTGGACGTGTTGAAGAAACTAATATGTTAATAATGTTATACGGGCATATAAAAGATAGATATAAAGAAAGACTAGAACCTGTATATAAAATCACAAAGATGAAAGGTATAAGTTTTGACAAATTTATAAAACATAGTATTAATATAACTAAAGAACATCATGAAGAATGTGTTAACAAAACTCCTGAAAAAGAAAGACATGTTATAAGAGATGAAGTTCATTTAAATGTTGAAGGAAGACATGTTGTGATAGACATAAGCTTATTAGTAACAGGATCTGTAATAAAATGGTACAACAGAAAACCAAGAGTTATAGACGAACATTATAAAGAACTAGTAGAAAACGGTGATTTAGTTCTTTACAACAACGTATTAGCATTTGAAACAATGATGACAACTGTAAGATTTGCAAATGAAAAATTAGAGTGCTTCAGTCATCAACCAAGTATAGGTAACTACAACTTCCCTAAGAAGATATATAATATAAGTTTTAAAGATTTAAGAACATTAGTAGAACCAATGTTAAAAGATTTAAGTAATGATGAAGAAGGAACTAAGATAAGTGTAAACGTACAAAGATTCTTAAAATTAAACAAAAGATAAAAAGTGTAAAAGATAGAATTTTAAAACCATATTATAACTGTGAATATAGATAAATAAAATATCTATATTCACAAAAAAATATATAAAGGGGTATGATAATATGATGAATAAAGATGCTATGAATATGATAGAATGTGCAGTATTAGAAAATGATATAAATAAATTTCATAACACATTAGATATGACAATATTTATGAATGAAGTTTATATGTTCCAACTAGATTTAGATAAAATAAATATAGACATAATAGACAACTTAAGAAATAGAATATCTACAATGATAAAATTATCTGATGAATTATTTGATTTAAGAAATAGAGGTATTGTATTAGAAAGTGTTGAATTAGTATCAACTTGTAATGATTTAAAAGATCTAATACAAAAACATATACAATCATTAAGAAGCTTCTATATGTAATCAATAACAAGCCGAGCGTATGACAAAATAAAATTCATTACAAAAGATAAATAAATTATGAGAATAAAAAATTTATTATAAAGGAGAATGAATTATGTACGCTTTATTAAATATAAAAACAAATAAATTCTTTAGATGTGAAAATGAATATAGAAATTGTTATGAAGTAGAAACATTCGTGGAAGCTTGCACATTTAAAGAACTTAAAGAGGCTTATTATAAAAACGCATTATTGAAAGAAGAATATAAAGTAGTTACTATAGTTGAAGCAGAATTAATGAATAAGTTATATTAGGAGGAGATTATATATGACACATTTATTATTAGTAGCTTTATTAATCATATTAGCAATATCAATAATCAAATTATCAATAAGTACAGCATTTAAAATAGTTTTATATATAACAATAGCAAGTATAATAATAAAGATAATGGGGGTGATGTGATGAAATGTAAAGTTATATACATGCAAGAATATAAAGAAAGAAAAAAATGTGATTTAGTTTATAGATTTAAAAAGTTTATAAAGAAATTGTGGAATGCTATAAATATATAAATTTTATATGATCCCTAAATAAAATATTGGAGGTAATAATATGAGAAATAATAATTTAAAAATAGCTGTAGTGGATATGGATGTTTATAAAGTGGTTGATTATATAGTAATTGGTAATGTGATATATAAATCAAATCAATTATCTAATTCAGAATTATCATTAACAACAGCAATGATATATGAACCATTTAAATGTTCTGTAGAATATTATGATGCAATAGCACACATGATAGGATATGATCATGTGCTAGCAGCAATACAAAGTTTAATGGATAAAGGAGCTAATATAGCAACAGATGAAATATATAGACAACTTGTAATGAATAATTTCAAAATAAAACATAAAGGTTTAATGAGATAATAAAATTTATAATTGGGGTGACATATTATGAAAGAGACAATAAGTTCAATAATATTAGTAAGTTCCTTAGTAACAAATAGACCTAAACAAAAAGTATTAAATCAACATGTAATAGAAAACAAATTACAACAAGATAAAACAATAGGAATAAAAACAAAATCATATAAAGGTAAACCAATGAAAGTTAATGCAACAGCATATTATGGAGATACAATAACATCAACAGGTACAGTTCCTAAAGTAGGTCAAACAATAGCAGTTGATCCTAAAGTAATACCTTATGGAACTAAAGTATATATACCTGAATTAGGAAAAGTATTCATAGCAGAAGATTGTGGAAGTGCAATCAAAGGAAACAAAATTGATATATTCATGGGAAGTTATAATGAATGTATGGATTGGGGTGTGAGAACTATAACGATATATATCATAGAATAACAAAAGTGTAAAAGATAGAAAAATAATACCATATTATAGTAATGAATATAGAATAATAATATTATAATTAAAGGGGATGTATATTATGAAATGTTGTATAAACTTAATAGCTAATAAAGGTGCTGCAGCAATAGTAACTGCAGCAATAGCAAATCCAGTTTCAGCAGGTGGATTAATGATAGCTGGAGCATTAAGTGCAGGTATCGTGATATTATGTGCAGGTGAAGTAAAGAATAGTAACAATAATCAAAAGCAAACAGCTACAGCTAAGTAATTTATAAAAGGTTCTAGGAGGTTTATCCATAAAGCCTCCGTCCAATGGGGATTTATATGATCCCCAGAAAAAATAATTTTGTAAAGGGAGAGTAAAAATATGAAAAATAATAACGCTATAATAAGAACTATGGAAAGAATGCAAACAATAATAAATGAGATGAAAGACCTATATAATGAATTTGAATTATTAGTTAATAACAATGAAGATGATCTTGATTCATATGAAAACATACCTGAAGAAGATTTAAAAGATTTAATAAATGAAGAATATAATGAAGATGAAGATCCAGAATATTTAGCATGGGTTGAAGCAAACTTTGGTGAAGAAAATGAATACAACGAAGAAGAAGATGAAGAAGATGAAGAAGAACCTATATATAACATATATTTTACACAAGAACAATTTGAAACATTATTAGAAAACTTTGAAGAATTACCATTTGGTTATGTATATGATACAAAAGAAGAAGAGTATATAGTAAGAATGGATGAAAATTTAGCAGATGAAATATTTGATGAATTAGATCATCTAGAATATATAGCATTATATGAAGAATGTTATAGAGCTAAATATGAAAGAATAAGAAGTGTACGAAATGCAATATATTATGGTACACATTATAATATGTAAAAAAATCTGGGGATTTATATGATCCCCAGAAAAAAATATATAATTATATAAATAATGGAGGGTTAATTATATGGAAAGAATGAATAATAATAAATTAAATTTAAAAGCTACAGAAGCATATTTAAAGATATTAGACAAAGAACCAAAAATCGAATATGCAAGTAAATTATTTACAAAAGCAATAAAAGCTAAAAAATATAAATATGCATTATTAATATTATGGATAAAATTATGTAAAGTTACATTAATACCAGCAAGTAAATGTTATCTTAAATTTATAATAAAACATTTCTAATAAGAGGTACCAAAAAATGAAAAATATATTAGAAAAAATAATTAATATAATAAAAGATATATTAATGCCAATAGACGATGAAATAATATATGATGTGGATGAAATAATTTATAATGATGAAATAATAGATTAATAAAAAAAATATAGGGGGATTTTGATTATGTTATTAAATATATTATCAAGTGTTGCTGAAATAATAACTGAGGTTGCTACAGGATTATTTAGTTCAGATAGTAATAATAATTTAGAAGAAAATGAAACATATCAATATTGGATGAACCTAGATTATAGTGGACAAAAATATTATTTCGAATCAAATGAATATTTAAAAGATTACATGGATAAAGAATTTTATGAAAATGATAGACATCTTACAGCAAAACATGTTGCTGAGATAGCAAACAAATTAAATAGAGAATTTACAAATATAAACTGCAGATATTAATCTGCAGTTTATATGTTCCAAAAAAAAATAAAAAAAATAAAGGAGAAATGATTTATGTTTAACTTAGTTTATGATTTTACAATAGAAGATTCAATATATGAAAAAGAACCATATTATAATGATGATTATTATAAATTGTATTATAATAATGAAGAATTATTTATTTATGATGAAGATGATTATCCATCAGGGCTTGGAATTGAAATAGCAAACATACGAAAATGTGTGCATATTATAGTTCCTTATATAGATGATACATTTAGAAATGCTGATATATTTAAACAAGGTGTAGAATATACAATAAACTTAATAAATAAAATATTTGCAAATGAAGATTATAAAATAGATGTATATTACGAAAACAATTAGGAGGTAAATGAGTATGGAAAGAAAATTATCAGAATTATTAAGTGATCTAAAAATATTAGAAGAAAAATGGCAAGAAGTTTATGAAACAATGGATGAAGGTGATGAAAAAGAAGAAATCCTTACAGATATAGGATTAGCAATGGATGGTATAGGTATATGTTTAATGTATGGGGATTTTGAAAATGATACAGGAGAACCATACGATTATTATGCTGATTAGGAGGCAATGATATGGCAATAATTATATTAATAATAATAATGATATTAGATATAAAATATATGATCCTACCAAATATAAAATGAGAGGAGATAAATAATATGAAAAATCTAAATCCTAATTTAATAGTAGAAATAAAAAGTTTAATTATGAAAAATAATAATATACCAAACACATATGTAATAGATGCAATACAAATGTTAATATTCTATAGAACTAAAGAATTTAAAATGTATTCAGAATGTGAAGAAATATATAATAATTTAATATAGGGGGTAATAAATATGACATTAACAATATATGAAGCTTTAATAATAGTATTAGGTGTATTAGCATTAGGTGTTGGATATACATGGTTATTCTTTGATTTACAACATCAAATAAAAACTTATCAAGAATATTGTCCTTCATTAGAAGAAGACGATAATAAAGAAGGAAGCGAAGAATAATCTTCGCTTCTTTTTTAAAGAAAATAATAAATAAAAAAAGGGGATGCTATTATATGAATAATTATGAATTAATGAGAGAAGAATTAAAAAGTATGATAACACCTAAAACAGTATTTGTTTGTATAGGATCTAAAAATGCAGTATTTGATTCATTCGGTCCATTATGTGGAACTCTATTACAAAAGAAAGGAGTTCCATGTTATGGAACTAAAAAAGATATGATAAATGCTGCTACAATGGAATATATGCTAAATCAAATATATGAAAAAGATAAAATAGACAATGAAGACATAATTTCAATAGATGCATGTGTTACAAGAAGCGAAGAAAAATTAAATGGTATTGAAATTAGGGGTAAGGGAGTAAGACCAGGATCAGCTGTTGGACATTTCTTTCCAGTTGTAGGAGAGAATTCAATAGTAATGTATACGTTAACAGGAATGGAATTAAGAGATACAGTAGCGTTCTATAATATGTACGGATTAGGAAGTTTCGTTGGTAAAAGATGTGATCCAGCTGATAGAAAATTAATACAAGTATATGCTGATAAGTTAACAGACCTAATAGCAGAAATTTATCATGAAGTTTGTTTAGTACCAGTAATATGATATTAATATTAAGAATTGGTATGACCATAGCTATATTAATTATAGCTATGGAAACCATTATTTTTTTAGGGTTTTATTTATATGAATTAATAGAAAAATATTTTATTTATAAAAAATAATTATATAAACAAATTAGTAAGGATTATGATTATCCTTAAATATTTTTTCATATAAATTACCCCTTATTTTTATAAAATAGGTAGTAGCTGCGTGCGGTGCAGCTACTACCACTTACTGCTGAAAATTTATAAGGGAACATACAAGTATGTAAGAAGGTAATATTTCAATACTATATTATATATGTGGAATACAATAAAAATATTTAGGAGCTGATATATATGAAAAGTAAAAAACAATTAATATTTGAAGTTATAATAGATATATTAATATTAGCAATTTTTTCATTCACAGGTTGGATAGTTATAACAGATATGCTTATGAAAATATTATTAATTGGAGCAGGTCTTGTTGCAATAGGTTATAAAGCAGTAGAATTAAAAAATATATTAAAAAATAACTAGGAGGAAATATTGTGAATAATAAATATAATTTAGATTATTATGAAACTATGAATATAGTATCTGATTTTGTAGATACTATAGAAGATAATTTAAATTTTATAACTAAAGCATTAAAAGATCAACCAGAAGAATTAGAAGTTATAATACAACAAATGAAAGAAGATACTGATACAATATTAGCTCTAGAAGATAAACTTAATATGTTCCTAGAGACAAAACAATATCAAGAAGTATGCAATCAATTAATTATAAATACAGCTTTTCATATATATGTAAGAGATGTATTACCTGAATGTGATACAGAATTTCTAGAAGGTTATTTAGAAAGTTTAAGTGAACAAATGGTAATAAATGATGTTACAAAAATTATAGATAAATATGAAGCTTAATAAAATAATTTAAAAAGGATGGGATGATATTATGGGAAAAGCAATAGCAATTTTATCAATATTAGTTGGTTATGAAATGGCAATTAAAGTTTGGGCAATAATAAAAATGACAGGTAGAAAAGTAGAAGGTTGGGAACAAAAAGATTTTGAAGAATTATTAAAAGATCCTAAATTTAGAAAATATATGAGATAGGGGTTGAATATATGATAAGGTTTGAAGGAGTATTGATAAGAAAGAAATATGTTGGTTACGCCTTTGTAAAACAATCACCAGATTCAACTTGGATATTACAAATAAATTTTATGAATGATAACAAAGAAAAAGATTATATTTGGCTTAAGTATAAAACAGAAAATGAAGCATATGATAAATTAGACGAATTAGAAAAATTATTATGTGATTAGGAGGTAATTATATGAGAAAAGATATTTTAAAACAATTGTTGGAAAATGATATAGAAAAATGTGAAGAGTATCTAGCTGCAAGATTAGGTCCTGATCAAATGATTTTAGATGGATTTGTAGTAGATGAAAACACATTTGAAGATATAAGAGAATTGACAGAAGATGAAAGAAAATGTTTCTACACAATAAGAATAAATAAAATGAGAATAAGAATGATAGAAGAAGAATAGATACCATTTGGTATCTATTCTTCTGAAAAAATAAAAAATAATTAGGGGGTACGGAATATGTTAAATATAATAATATTAATTGCTGGATTTGTAATGTTAATAAAAGGAGCTGACACATTTGTTGATAGTGCTTCAAGTATAGCTAAGAAATTTGGTATACCATCTATAATTATAGGTATGACAATTGTAGCAATGGGTACAAGTGCACCAGAATTATCAGTTAGTATAAATTCATCTTTATCTGGAATGAATGATATGAGTATCGCTAATGTGGTTGGTTCAAATTTATTTAACCTATTAGTTGTATTAGGTGTATCCTCATTATTAGGTAAACTTAAAATAACTAATTATAAAGATGTTATAGTATTATTATGTTGTAGCTTAATATTAGCATTATTTACATTAAATGGTACATTAAGTTTAATAGAAGGATTAATATTATTATCAATATTTGCTTGGTTTATATTTAGTATGATTCAACAAGCTAAAAACAATAATGAAGAAATGGATGAAATAAAACAAAAGCCATTAAGTTTAACTATAGTATTAGGTATAATAGGATTAGCTGCAATAGTATGGGGTGGAGATTTAGTTGTAACTGCTGCAAGTGCAATAGCAACTCAATTAGGTATGAGTGAAAACTTAGTTGGATTAACAGTAGTTGCAGTTGGAACATCATTACCAGAATTAGTAACATCAGTTATGGCAACTAAGAAGGGTGAATTAGATATAGCAGTTGGTAATGTTATAGGAAGTAATATATTCAATATATTATTAATAATAGGTTGTGCTTCAGTAATACATCCAATGACAGTATCAATATTTGCTATAATAGATACATTGGTAGTATTTACAGTAACAAGTTTATTTATAGTATTAACTAATAAAACGAAAGAGATAACTAAGAAAATAGGAATACCTATGATATTAATTTATATTATATATATGATAATAACTATAATAAGATAATAACCTGGATTTCCAGGTTATTATTTTTTCATTTGTCATTTAACAAATTTATATATGATTAATTTAATTAAGGAGGTAATTTTATGGATAATATGATGAAAGAAAATTATTTCATTAAAGATTGGATGAATACAGTTAGAACTACAGTTAAATTAAATTATCCAGATATTAAAGATGACGAATTAGAAGATTATTTATATTCAATATTAGATAATAATATTAGAATACCGATAACAACTTTAGATAATAACTATATCAATACAACTAAAAGAGTTGATGCATTAACATTAATGCAATGGGTGAAAAATAATAATTTTATAGTTGCGGGTAATGGAACGATATATAAAAATCATGAGCAAGAATATAATCCTTCAATACATTTCTTAATAGACCTTAAGAAATCTAGGGATAGTATGAAGTCTGCAATGAAAAAATTAGATCCATCAACTTATGAATATGCGATGAAAGATATGGGACAATTAAACGAAAAATTATTAATGAATAGTGACTACGGTGCAGGTGGTTCTCCAATAACATATTTTTATAATTTATATTGTGCCGTAGCAACAACTGCAACTGGTCAATCTATGATATCAACAGCAGTAACTTGTTTTGAAAACTTTTTCGCAGATAATGTTAAATTTATAGATTTTGATGATTGTTCACAATATATAACTAATGTAATAAATGAACCGTTTTATGGTGATATGAGCTTAGTTGAAGATAAAAGAGCACATGAAGTGTTTGAAAGATTAAAAGATAGATTTATTGATTATAAAGAAAATTATAATCATCCATTATTTTCAATGTTATTAAACTTAGATCAAGATAGCTTAAATAGATTATATTATAAAAATAATTTATATGAATTTGCAAGATTACCTAAAGTTAAGAAACTTATATTTAAAATAATAGACGAAACTGATTTATTCTTAGATCCTAATAAACCACCAAAAGATGTTCAACCTGATTTGGAATTATTATGGAGTTGGATGGAATCGTTCGTTTATTATGATTATTTTGCATTTAACAGAATAGGTAGGGTTACAACTGATGAAAGAGATGTTATAGTTACAATAGATACAGACTCAGCTATGATATGTTTAGCAGAATGGGTTGATTTCGTATTTGATGAAATAATAAAATGTGATGATAAAATATTATCAATAACTCGTAAAGATTTTACGTATGAAATAAATGGAGAAGATATGACATTTGAAGGGGAAAAGATGCTAATATATAAAATATGTAATACTATAACATATATAGCTTCTCAAGTTATAGGAAGACATCTTAAAAAGTTTGCAATAAACTCAGGAGTACCTGAAGAATATCATAACAGAATTCATATGAAATCAGAGTTCTTATTTAGAAAAATGTTATTAACTAATACAAAGAAAAGATATATGTCAAAAGTAATGTTAAGAGAAGGAACAGTATTTGAAAAAACAGATGTTAAAGGATTAGATCATCTTAAATCAGAATGTAATGAATTCACAAGAAAATTTATAAATAAACTTATGAACGATGAGTTTCTAGAAAAATCTGGAGATGATATAACAGTTAAGAATATAATAAATGGTGTAAGAGAATTAGCAGAGTCAGTGCGAACTTCATTAGAAAGAGGAGAGAAAACATTCTTAACTCCAAAGAAATGTAAGGAAGCGGCGGCTTATAAAATGCCATTTCAAGAGCAATCATTTAGAGGAGCTTATGCTTGGAATATGATATTCCCAGATATGGGTATAGAATTTCCAGATACAGTAGATATAGTTCATCTTAATATTCATAAATTAGAAGATATAGCTGAATTAGAGAAAACTGATCCTGAAATATATAATAGAATAAAAAGATTTATATTTGAAAGTAAATTAGAAGAAGTTAGAAAGAAAGCATTAACTGTTTTAGCAATACCAAAGAATATAGAAACTATACCTGAATGGTGTAGACCTTATATAAATTACGATAAAATAGTAAATGATAATACAACTAAAATGAGATCTATATTAGAATCATTAGGAGTTCAAACTATACAAACTGATTCAACTACAGATAGATATTCAAATATAATAGAATTCTAGGAGATTAATAACATGAGAAAAGAAGTTAAAGAAGCTATAAGAGAATTATGTAAAAGAACAAAAGATATACGAAATAAAAATTATAAATATAAAAATGGAGGTAAACAAAAATGAGTAAATTATTAAGTGCTAATTCTTTAGAAATATTTATGGAAAATCAAATTAAAATGATGATACACAACAACTATAAAGGTAGAAAACCTAGTTTAGTTATAATAGTTGCAAGTGATGATAAGGCTTCACAAATTTATGTTAATAATAAAATGAAAATGGGAAATAAGTTAGGAATAGATATTGAGATTATAACATTATATGAACATACTACAAATAAAGCGGTTGAATCATTAATAGATGATTTAAATAATAATCCAAAGGTTGATGGTATTATATTACAATTACCAGTATACGATCATTTAGATTCTCAACATCTAATAAATCAAATATGCCCATATAAAGATGTGGATGGATTAACATGGTATTCTAAAGCAATGCTTGAATGTAATAAGTTAGAATTGATGCCTTGCACACCATTAGGTGTAAAGAATTTATTAACTATAGAAGGGGTATTTATTCCTGGTAAGAATGTTGTTGTAGTTGGTAAAGGAGAAACTGCTGGTGCTCCTATGGCAACAATGTTTAGAAACATGGATGCTACAGTAACTATTTGTAATGCAAGAACTAGTAGAGTTGATTTGGAATGGTATATTAGACATGCAGATATAGTTGTATCTTGTGTAGGTAAACAAAATCTATTAGATGCAGAGTGGTTTAAAGAAGGTTCTGTTGTAATAGGTGTTGGATTATCATATGATGAAAATGGAAAACAACAATTAGATTTTAATGTTGATGAAGTTTTAGAAAGAGGTAAAGTTAAATTTGTTTCTCAAAGAACTAATTGTACAGGTAAGGCAACCGTATTATCTTTAATGTATAATACAGTTTGGGCTTATTGTAAAAGATAAGATTTTCAAAACTATATTATATAGGTGAAGTACAAATAAAATATTTAGGAGGTCTTTAATTATGAGTAGAGATTATATGGAAAATATTTATGATGCTTTAAATGCACCAGAGGTTGAATATGATGAACAAGGTATTGAATATCTAGATGACCCAGTAGAAGAAAATGAATTCGATTGGGGTTGGAATGATGAACTATCTTGGGCAGATGATATAACATTCTTAGATGAACCTGAAGAAGAAAATATGGATTACGATTTAGGTGAAGGATTTATACAATTATATCCAGGAGAAGAATATCAAGAAGAACTTATAGTAATAGATGAGAATTATATATTAGATGATTGTGAAGGAGATTTAACAACACAAAATTATAAACCATCAGTTTATTATGATCCTGTAGAAGAACCAGAAGAAAAAATAGATGTTGAAAATTATGTATTTGACATAAATGGTTTATTAGACGATGAAGAAGAATCATTAGCAATAGATGTAGACAAAGTTCAAAGTATAATTAAATTCTCACCAAACGATAAAATTGAAGAAGATGAATTTGAATACATTGAGAGAGATGAAGCAATGGATAAATTAGCAACATCTATAGCTAAAGAACATATGGAGAATATAAAAGCAGGTGACAGTTTAGGATTATTTGGAGATGTAACAAATCCAGATGATGATACAAGTTGGGTAGATGATGACAAAGATATGTTTGGTGCAGATATAAGTGTTATAATAGGAGAAAATCCTAATGCTGAAGTTGAAGAAGATGATTTTGTTGAAGGTTCTTTCTCTCAATGGCTCCTAGATCAAAATAATAATTAAATTATTAGATAACGGTAGAAATATTTCTACCGTTATGTTTATAGAAAGGAAGTGTAATATGAGTTTAATATTAGACAGAGTAGGTGAAGAAGGTTATAATAACTTTGGTTCGAAAATAGTAATAACATGTTATAGAAATAACACAGATATCGATATTTATTTTCCTGAATATGATTGGTACATTTATCATGTGCAATACAACAAATTTAAACACGGTAATATAAAATGTCCTTATGAACCAAGAGTTGTTGGTCATGGGTATATTGGTGAGGGTGAATATAAATCTGTAATAGACGGTATACAAACGCATTGTTATAAGACATGGAGAGGGATGTTAACTCGTTGTTATGATAATAATTATCACAATAAAAAACCAACATATATAGATTGTGAAGTTTGTGAAGATTGGTTAAATTATCAAAATTTTGCAAAATGGTATTATGATAATTATTATGAAATAGATGGTGAGCAAATGAATTTAGATAAAGATATTTTATGTAAAGGTAATAAAATATACAGTCCTGAAACATGTGTTTTTGTTCCTCAAAGAATAAATGATATGTTTTGTTCTAGTAAGGCTTGTAGAGGAGAATTGCCTATAGGTGTCCATAAACATAAATGTGGAAAATATGCAGCCTTATGTCATATCGATCATAAACAAAACCATTTAGGGTTATTTAATACCGCTGAAGAAGCATTTTTAGTTTATAAACAATATAAAGAAAACGTTATAAAAGAGGTTGCTAATGAGTATATTAATTATATTCCTTACGCCCTTTATGATAGTTTAATTAATTATGATATAAGTATCGATGATTAGAACAAATAATATAAACGGAGTAAGGAAAATCCTTACTCCTATAATTTTTCTATAGGGGTGATTATTAATGAAATATTTAGCAGACATTAAATCAACATTCGATTCAATAGTATTTGAATGGGACGAAACAAAATCTAATATTCAAAACGTTCATGAGTTTGCAGAGTTGTTCTTAAAGTTGACAGATCCTTATAATAAGATATCTACAAGGGTATATGAACATACGATGAGAACTATTAAAATAGCTGAAAGATTAATGAATAAAGAAATTGCAGATAAAGAGATAGTTATAGTAACGTTATTATTACATGATATAAGCAAAACTGTATGTGAAAATTCTCATAATCTAGTAAGCCATAGATTAGCTGAAATATTCTTTGAGAAGTTTCCATATTTAGATAAAAAGAAAAAGAAAATTCTAGATTGTATATTATATCATAGTGCTAAAGATTTAGATTCGTTAGATTTAACACCTGAAATGAAAGTTGTAATGGATGCTGATATCTTAGATGAGATAGGAATATTATTAATAAGTAGAGTATGTTTGAGAACACATAATAAGAATTTATCAATACAAGAATTAATTAAACTATTAGATAATAAGTATGCTAAAATAGAAAGAGAACTAGCATATGTAAAAACTAAAACAGGAAAGGAATTATATATCCAAAAGAAAAAGAAATTCAAAGAGTATCTTGATGCTCTTAAGATAGAATCTGCAGAGTATAAACTATGAAGAATTATTTAAAGATTTATTTAGCGTATTTTGTAATTAAAAATACGCTAAAAATTCTTTTATTATTATATTTAAAAAAGAAAGGTTATACCGTTAAACATATAATATTAATTATAAAAAATAAAAGGAGGAATAAAAAATGATAAAATGTTATATAGTAAAAAACATTGAATCGAATGTGGTTGAAGGTGTATTTAAAGAAAATAAATTCTATATAGCAAAAATATCATCTAATGGAGTTAATATGATATCTGTAATGGATAATAAACAAAATTGGGTTCCTTTCAAATGGAGAGGTATGTATGATCCTAAATATTTCAATAAATATTTTGAAATTTGGGATGCATTTCTAATAGAGAATAAAAAAGAATTAAACGAGTATATAATTTCTACAAAATTTTATGAGTGATATAACAAATATTTAGAATTAAAATAGTTAAAGGAGATGATTATATGTATAAGCCATTAGATTTGAAGGATGAATTAGAATGTATATATATGCATCCTATAGAAGCTAAATTGAGGATGAAATTTTTAGATATAGTTAAAAAACATGGTAATGGATTATGGGCATTCGAAGAATTAGAATGGCTTGTTTATATAGACGGAATAGATGAATATGAAGCTATGAGTGAAGAAGATAAATGGGTTTTAAATATATTTATGAGATCTTTTAGAAGTTTATACAAATAATTAAAAAAGGAGTGTTGAATTATGAAAGCAGAATTAGTAAAACAATTACACGTATTAGGAGTTTATAGAGATCCGAAAACTAAACAAAAACTTGAAACTTTAAAATTTACAGCAGTATTAGAAGTTATGAATTGGGTTGAAGAAGAAATGGAAAAAGGTGTAGAATTTAAAAGAGAACAATGTAAATATGAATTTGTAAAACCAGTGTCTAAAAAAGATAAACTTGCGAATAAAGGTAAAAAGAAATAGAATAATTAAATAATTTGAATTTATAATAAAAAAATATAGGAGGTATTTATATGGCTTTTAATAATTATAATAAAGATAATAATGGAAAGAATGAATCAGTAAATACAAGAGGAATTCAAATGAAGAACCAAACTGGTGTAGAAGCTTCTACATTAGTGGTTCAATATTGGGATGACAAATTAAACATAATGCTACATCCTAGATTAAAGAATCCTACAGAAAAACAAGTTTATGATTATGAACAAAAAATATCTGTTACATTAAGAGTTGATAAAGCACAATCATTATTAAGAGCTTTAAATCTTATAATAGATAAAGCAATAGCTGAAGATAAAGAAGCTTCAGTTGCGATAGTATTACCATTAGCTTCAAGTACAAATATGTTAGTTGTAGAAGCTAGAAAAATAGAAGGTAATTTAAATATAATATGTCATGTTTGTAGAGATTTAAATCCACAAACTAAATTACCAGATCAAAGATTCTCTTATACATTTATAAGAGATGAAGAAGTAATTGAAGGTTATAATCCAGCAACAGGTGAAATAGATGATGTTAAAGTTTATCAATCAGAATATGAAGTATTTAAAGAGGCTTTAAGAGAATATATAAAAGTATCTTTACAGGCTAATGTACATTCTGATAGATATAATGATAAATTCTATAGAAATAGCTTAATGGATAAAGTAACTAAGATAGGAAGTAAAGTTGGTGCTTTAGATTCAGGTAATTTTACAGGAAGTTATAATAAAGCAACATTTGCAACACAAAATTATAATAATAAACCTGAACAGGTACAAACAACAAGTTTAGATGATTTAAATGATATATTCTAAAATAAAAGAATGACGATTCTTCGTCATTCTTTTTTTATTATTATACGAGGTGATAAAAATGGGTGATGTGAATTATTTCGGTACAAGAGACCATTATATGTTTATATGTTATAAAGATATGATAAAGATGACATATCCTGTATTATTACATGAAATATGTAACAACTATTATGATGATTTAAAAGATTATTTAGAATTAGATAAGATAAAAGATTTTGACATTTATAATTTGGAAAGAATATGTGCAGAGAGATTAGATATAAATCCTCTTAAATATATAAAGAAACCAGATTGTCCAGATGAAACTTGTGATTTACTATTAAAAACATTTAATGAAGAATTAACTTCAATTTACACACAATCTAAATTTAGTGAGTTTGGTGCTAAAATGTATAACATATTTGAACAGGATAGAATAAAAGAATTTTATATTTATATAGAAGAATTAGCACATCAAGCAATTATAGATTGTAATGTATATTTTGAAAAGTATAGAGATAAGATAAAATTCCTTACTGGAGATTTCATTGAAGCAGTTAAGTTTTTACCTAATAAACCAACATGCTATGTGCTTAATGATGTTAAGTATGTACATCAATTAATCGAACATAAACTTATTCCTTATACAGAAATATTATTAGGAGAGTTAGGATGTAATTATGAATTAGATGAAGAATTTGGATTAAAGGTTAAAGGATTAGATGAAGAAGTAATTAAGAATGAAGTATTTAAATTAGGGGTTACACCAGTATTAAAACTAGAGAAAGAGCATTTTACTCAGTTTGACATGAGTGAGCTGGATGATAATAAATAAACCCCATAACAAATTTATAATATTTAAAAACTTGGAGGTAATTAGATATGGATAATAAATATAAAATAAATATGAATAATAATGTTATTACAGAAGAAGAATATAGGGAAAGAATTCATCTTTTATTTGATGATGTTTCCAATACATTAAGTAAAACTCTTGGACCTTATGGTGCAACTTCAGTTTTAGATAAAGTTGGAGACGTTATGTTATCTAAAGATGGATGGCAAGTGTTAAAAAAATTAGCTTATATGGACGAAGTTCAAAATACATTATTAGGATTAATAGTTAAAATAGCACATCAAGTTGTTATGAGAGTTGGGGACGGTTCAACTACATCTGTAGTAGGTGCCAACCAATTATTACAACAAATGGATGATATAGCTAAGAAAACTAATTTAAGACCAAAACAGCTTTTAGATACATTAGAAGAAGTTGTTGAAGATATATGTGATAAAATACAAGAAATAGCAGTACCTATAAATAAAGAAGGTGATTTAGACGAAATATATAAATTGGCGTTAGTATCAACTAATGGTGATTCTAGTATAGCTGAAATGATAAGAACTATATATAAAGAAACTGGAAACCCAGCTATAGAATTTAATAAATCTAAATCATCAAATACAACTTATGAAGTATTAAAAGGTTATAAATTACAATTTATGACATATATTGATAGAATATTCATAAATAATGATAATGGAACTTGTAATATTAAGAAACCAATAATATTAATGTTTAATCATAAATTAGAACAAGATTATTTTGAACCATTAATACAACCAGCAATAAGAGCTGCTATAGATAGAGGACAAAGATTAGTTGTAGTTGCACCTTATTACGATTCTTTCTTATTACAAAGATTTGCAAGAGATTTAAGTTTAGAATTTAAAGCAACTAAAACATCTACAGCAGTATATGCTAAAGGTTCTTTAATGGATGAACATAGAGCTGATTTATTTAATGATTTCGCTGCTTTATGTGGATGTACAATAATAAATGAAAGTATAGCACTAGACGTTTTAAAAGGAGATTTAGAATTTAAAGTAGAAGAATATCTTGGTGAAGTTGAAGAAATGGATATAGGAGAACAATCTACATTTGCAACAGGATTCATCAAAAAAGATGAAGGTATGTTACAAATATTAGAAAAAGATGCTATATCTAAATATCAAGATTTACATCAAGCTGCTGAAAAATCTAGTACGATAACTGAAGCATTAGTAAATGCTAAACAAAGAATGTCTAAACTAAAAGGAAATATGGGTATAATAAACGTTGGAGGAAGTACAGAATTAGCTAAACTTGCAAACTTTGATTTAGTTGAAGATGCTGTTAAAGCATGTGAGTCTGCTTATTTATTCGGTGTAACTCCAGGTCAAACTATAGGTATACAAACAGCAATACAAGATTTAAGAAATGATGAAAAATATAAAAAGAATAAAATAGGAAATATGTATCTTGATGCAATAAGTGATGCATATAAAGATGTAACTAGAATATTATTAGAAAATAAATTTAAAGAACATATACCACATTATATTATGAATAAGTTATTAAAAGAATCTATAAAAGCACAAGCTGTTATAGATATAGAAAGAACTGAAATAGAATTTGTTGAAATCGTAGGAGCTGATAATATAAGCTTAGAAGATGGAAATTGGTTACAAAGATTCTTCCATAAGTTTGAAAAAGTATTTAAAACTCCTGATTTAGATGATGTATTTAAACCTGAAGCTATAGTTAGAGAAATGGCTTTAGATAATACGATAATAAATAGTTGTAAAACTGATATAGAAGTATTAAGAGCTACAGCAGGTATAATAGGATTATTATTAAGTAGTAATCAATACGTTGCAGTAAGATTCTAATAAAAAAGAGGATAACATATTTGTTATCCTCTAAATTATTTTTTATATTAACAACAACATATTTTTAAGGTTTGTTTAAGAGAGGAGGATGAGTATGAAAATTGATGAGTTTTTAAAAAACCCTATGGGTAAAGGAGCAGTTATACCCGGAAAAGATCAATTGTTAATGGTTTTAGATTATAGATTAAAATTATTAAAAGAAAAACAAAACATAACTATGAAGATTTATACAACAGAAAAAGATGTTTATTATCACGTCATGATTCCATCAGAAAATGTTGATAGGGATGTAACATATGACGTGATTATTAAATTTAAACAAACTGAAAAGAATGAGAAATTCGATCAATCTTATAGACAATATCAGATAGAGTTCTTTTCAAATTGTCCTAGTTTTACGTATGGATATGCATATGTAGCAAATCTAAACGGGTATTTGATTAAAGAATTATCTAATAAATATGAAGAGGTTGTATTAACAAGACCTCCAGTTAGCAAAAACCCAGGCTTAATATTTAGTTATGAAAAATCTATTTATTTTGCTTGTAAATATATAATGGAAGATAAACAAGTTCTTCAAAAATCATATGTTAAAACATATGGAGAGAAATTAACTAAGAACGTCCTTAAAGAGATAAAACACATGAATATCATAGAAGAAGAATATAAAAGAGCAGATAAAGTGATGAGAGAAAAAAGAAAAGCAGAGAAACTTAAATTAGATAAAAAAACTAAAAAGTTAAAAGATGATTATTTAGAAAAACGTCAGAATAAAAATCCTAGTTCAGGAGGAGTAAATACAATTAAGAAAACTAAAGCTAAGAAAACAGGTGCTAATAAAATTACTCCAATAAGAAAGAAAAAATGACTATATGTAAAAAGGTAATTTTTCAATTATATATTATAACAATGAAACAAATAAAAAATAATAAGGGGTGATTGATCGGTATGGTTAACAATAATAAAGTTCTTTATGAAAATTGGGTTAAAGATCAAACAGAGGATGATCAATTATTTATATTTGATAATGGTATCTTAATGGTGGCTTTTGATAGAATGTTGCATTTTGAATTACCTGATAAAATGATAAGTATGTTTACATTTAAAAGCAAGTATAGAAAACAAACTTCATTAATATGTAACCATCTTAATTATTTTGTTAAGTATTATGATCCAGATAAATTATATATAACTGCATTATTCAAAATCAAAACATTATTAGATACAAGATCTGGTCCTCTAAGTGAAGATTCATTCATAAAATTATTATATGATACAATCATAACCGAACCGATATTAAAACAAGTAAATGCTTTAGTAGAATTAAACAACACACGAAGTATTGAATGTGAAGTTAAGACAGCTAAATATGGTAAAGAATCATCATTTACAGATGAACACAATGCAATTCTTTATAGAATGTCTATGTGTACAAATTTATTAATACCATTAATTTTACATTATTCTCATAGATTTATGCATACGAATAAGATGTTTATAATAAACAAATATTATGATCCATTATTCGAAATCTGTGGGAAGGGGATAAATTTAAAAGAGAAACTGTTTGCATTCATATTAAAAGAAACTAAAGACAGTGAGAAAAGAGATGCACAGATATGGCATCAAAGAGAACTTATAGGAGATTTCGATCCTATATCATTTGCAGAAACTAGATTACAAAACATTGTAAGTAATATAATTCCTAAATTAGATTACAATGAAAATTCTCATAATATAGCCTTAATAAGATCAACAGTTTCAAGAGATTTTAGAAACTTTACAAAGGAAAAGTATAAATTATTTCCAACAGAAATTTCAGATGAAAGAGATAATGATGATTCATTGTCTCAACAAGATAAAATGGAAATGTCTATGCTTAGAAAAGATTTATCAAATGTAGTTATTAGTACAGTTAATAAAGAAACCGTATTACAAAATTTACAAGATAGTTTAAAAGTTGATATATCTGATGAAGAAATCAAATATTATAAAAAGAATTATAGACCAACAGATTTTCAACTTCAATTAATTAAACTATATTTCGCTAAACAGTTTAATGGTTTTAGTGAGATGGAAGCATTATCATCAGAACAATTTGCACGATTAGTGATTCTGATGAAATATAAAATGCAGTCACAAGGTTATAAGTATTTACAACATATGATAGTTGGAAATATGTTAGATAGAAATGCAAACAAAGCAATGAGAAGTCTTAAATTTGTAGATAAGATAGAACAGTCTGATAGATACAAACGTTTAGTAGAAAAGAAATATGCTAAACTATTAAAACTAAAAGGACCTAGAGTTATATTAGATGTCTTATCAACATTATTGAAAACTAAATTTGAATTTGTAGATTATCATAATCAAGATCTACAAGGAAAAACAATATCTATAGATGAAGATTTAGTAAGTGATGAATTCTTAATGTTCATGGGTAATATTTAATTACCCATGAACTATTTATTTTTTAAGAGGTGATTATATGGATAGTAGAGAATTTAAGAAAGAATTAATAAATGAAATATTATTAAATATTAAACCATCATATTACAAGAACTATGAATTAAATGTTAGATGTCCATTCTGTGGGGATTCGATTAAAAATGCAAACTCTGCACATTTGTCTATCAGAATAAATCCTGATGATGATCAACCATTAGTGTTCAGATGTCTTAGATGTAATTCAACAGGATTATTTAATGGAACTACGCTAACAATGATAGGAATATATACAGGTTCTAATTCTGTAAATATAGAAAGATATAATAGATTGTCATGTAAAAAACATGGATTAACATTTAACAAGAAAGGATTAAACATTAAATTCCCAGAGTTAAAAATAACGGATTTAGTAATGCAAAAACATAATTATATTGAAAATAGATTAGGAATAAAAATTGATGTTGAAGAACTTCATCATAAGAAAATAGTTTATGATTTTATAGGATTATTAAGATATAATCACATAGAAAAATTATATGGAAGTGCTGAACATATTAAAGCTTTACAAACTGATCATGTTGGATTCTTATCAGCAAGAAATGATTTTATAAACTTTAGAGATATGACAGGAAATCATCAGAGATATTATATCTATAAAATAAAAAGAGATTTAGATACAACTGGTAAATTTTATATAATGCCTAATAAAATAGATCCTTTTAATAATGATATTAAAACTATAAATATTGCTGAAGGAGTATTTGATATATTAGGTATATATTACCATTTAATGAATGGATATGAATATAATACAGTGTATGCAGCTATAAACGGTTCGGGGTATCTTAATGTAATAAAATATATTTTAGAACAGGGATTACTCTGTGATGTTAATGTTAATATATTTAGTGATGCTGATAGACCACCTGATTATTATAAACGTATGATTAAAAATATACAACCATTTGTAAATGATATAAGATTATTTTATAACGATATAGGAAAAGATTATGGAGTTAAGAAAAATGAAATAAAGCTTAAAGAAATTGGTATAGATAGATTCTAATCTATCTATACCATAATTTATTTGATTCCGAGATTTTTTTATTTACTTAATTGTATTTCCACTGATTTATTAAATAAAACAATCCACTAAGTATAAGAATACTCGAAGAAAGGAGTGATGATAATGGGGTTTAAGTTTGATGAAAAACTCTTAGTTAATAATAATATATTTAAATATGAAGATAAGCTTAATAGTGCATTCACAAGATTCTTAGAAACTACACCTACCTACGTAACATATTATAATATCAATACGATAGAATCTACAGTTGATTTAGGTTTTGCAAACGTTGATAAGATATTAGGAGCTCAATCACCTATAAGATATTCCGAAGTTAAGAACCTTCCTATATATGGTATGGAAGCTATTCAATTAGATATTGATGAAGGTGATGAAGGGTTAAATGGTTCGTTTGATGGTGGAGAATTGATAATATTACCTGATACTATTAAACCTTATCCAGACGACTTTTTTATATTAGAACATAAAGGTCATGATATGTTATTTAGAGTAACTACAGTAAACTATGATACAATAAAGTCTAATAACTTTTATAAAATAGGTTTTACTATAAAATATGTTACTAAAGAAGATTCTATGAAAATATTAGATCAAGTTACCAATAAATATACATGTATCGTTGATAATATTGGTACAGAAGATAAATGTATAATAGAAGATGAAGTTTATGAAATGTTACAAAGAATGCGTTCGCTATATGAAGATATAGCTAATAGATATAAACTATTCTATTATCATAAAAGATATAATGTTATGATGTATTATGATGCAGATAACTCTTTGGCAATTTATGACAGATATGTTAATGCATTTATACAAAAACATGGATTGTTATATGATAAAGAATCACATAAAACTATTTATTTAAATAACGAAGATGACACATGCTGTTTCCCTTTAGAGTATGATAACTCTTTATTTAGAACATTTGAAACTAGAAAGAAATTAAAACGCTATCCATATAATAAATTCAAAGTACAAGAAATCAAAAATATATACTCTGTATTTAGATATTATAGTGCAAAGGTTTATTCGATACGTTTTAAAGGTGGGGATATAGAATATTTCCCTAAACATGTGATTGATATAATGGTTAATGGCGAATTGAATGATAATTTCGAATATGATGAAGCCGATAAATTATTAATGAAATATATGAATGATCAGATAGAAAGTATTCATAATATAGATTTTGATGCTTTAGAAGAATTTACATATTATGTACCAAATTGGACTAATATGATAAAAGTGCCATTACTGTTATACGTTATGAAGGGATACTATAAATTATTTATTAGAAAACAATCAATTAATTAATGTAAATATATTATATAAAGGAGTGAACAATTAATATGTTAGGAAATTTAAAGAAATTAATCAATGCTGAAGCTGAAGCTGACTTACAAGTAGATTTAATGCTTGAAGCAGTTAATAATTCTATAGCAGATATGTTCATAGAAGAAGATGGAGAAATAGATATGGCTGAAGATGAAATAATGTCAGTATTAGACAAAATACCTGCATATGATGAAGAAGCCGAATTTAATAAAAAAATAGATAGAATAACTGAAAACTATATACCAGAAGAATTATAAAAAAATAAATGGAGGTAACTAGAATGATAGAGCTAATAAGAAAAAATGGAGTTTTATACGCTAAAGTATTATTAAATCTTAGAGTACCTGTTGATTACAAAGGTAAAAAATATTATAAAGGTGAAGGTTTATTATTAGAAGAAGATGTAGTAGAGCAATTACTTATTAGAAATTGTAATGCTAAACTTTATAATGGTAAAGAATACGTTAAAATTAACTTTGCTAGATTCCGAGAAATAATGAAAAAGAGAGAATACAAAGCAATAGATTACGTTGAACCTAAAAAAGAAGAACCACCGAAACCTGAACCTAAAGTCGAAGTAAAAGAAGAGGTTGTTAAAGAAGAACCTAAACAACAACCAGTTCAAGAAGTTAAAAAAGAACAACCAAAACAACAAAATGAAAATAATAAAAAGCAAAGACATAATAATAACAACAATAATAAACAAGGTGGTGATAAATAATGAGATTTGTTATATTATCGGATAAAGTTATTCCAGGATATAATGTTAAAGGACCGATTCTATCTCCTGCTGAATATGATGTACATCTTGTTTTAAGATGGATAAGTCTTGGAATAGATGTGCGTGAATACATGGAAAACGGTGCTCATAGAAAACTTAAATCTAACGATCCTAAACTAATCGAATTATTAAATGAAAAGATAGAAAGAGAAACTAAAAAAAGAGAGGAATGGAAAAAGCGTAGAATAGATAATCCAGGTACAATAGATTCAAGAGCAAATGCTAAACTAAAACCTGAAAGACTACCACAACGTAAACAAAAACCAGTTCCTAAAAAAGTTGTAGAACCAAAAGTTGTTGAACCACCTAAAGAAGAAGTTATAGAAGATGTTGTTGGGGTTGATGGAAATATAGAAATATTCATAGATGAATTAGAAAGACCTGAGTAAAATGAAAAAACTTAAAGACATAATAAAAGATAAAAAACGTGTAATAATAACAACTGAAGAATCTTTAGAGGATATTGAGCCTATAGAATGGTCAGATGATGTTCTAAACGGTGATGAAAAAGCTATTATTACAGAAAAAGAAGAATAGATATACTCCTTATGGAGTATATCTATTCTTTAATCATATTGTGTAGGGTCAGTTATATCATCATGTAACTCTCCCCTAGCAGGTCGTTTTGTTAATGTATATAAAGTTTGTATTGCTTCATTTTCAGTCTTTCTTACGTTTGAAGCATTTATATCTAGTATATTTGCTTTACTACGAACTATTTGATCACATTCAGCATTTGCTTCTTGTGAGAATATTCCTTTTATAGACATCTGGTCACCGTCCAAGTATGTCTATATTTTTTTTGTAGACGCTACTCTACCAGTGAGTTTCCCCACCATGGACTATATCATATAGGTTATTCAAAAACCTATCTACCTTTTTCCCAATTCGCTTGAACCGGTACGGCATATGCCTAGTCTCTGAACCTTCTACCAATCGTAATTTTTAGAAATATGTTTCCAACGTTTTCTCTCATGGATAAATCTAACTATAGTATAACTTACAGGAAAATTACATAGTTTAATAACTTCAGGTCTACTATATCCTTTACTTAATAAATTACAAATAAAATGACATTGTTCATCAGTTATTTTAGACATACCATTTTCAGATCCTGGAGAAATTTTACCCCAATGATTAGTCATTTCAGCTTTTTTAGTTTTATTAGTACATGTGAATTGATGTTCTAAATTTTCTAATTGTGTACACCATTCAAGATTATCAACATTATTGTTTGAACGGTTTTTATCTTTATGATTAACCTGTTCATCAAATTCACTTTTTACCAAAAACATTTCTGCAACTAATTTATGAATATAATAAATATGTCTACTATTATCATTATGTTGTAATCCAACTGTATAATAACCTGCTGTTGTAACTCCATATTTTAAGTATTTTCCTGTTTTAATATTTTTAACTTTACCGTCATTAGATATTGTATACATCGGTTTAACATCGCCTATTACAATAAGTTTTTCTTCCATTTCATCATCACCTTTCATGATTGGTAACTTGGCTGCGGATTACCCAATCTTAAACCTTTTTACTATACCTGAGGTAATTAATCTCAGCCATCATAATATTACTATTATAACTTAGTAGTTTAAGCTCTAAGGGTGTTCCCGAACAATTTAAGTAGTTTAAAGACTACAACGTGACCATTTTATAGTCTCCACCAAACTGTTTAAGTAAAACATTTGATAATTTAAGAACATCGTAGAAATAAGTTGTAATTTCTACAGGTGACATATTTAAATCAACTACAGGATAAAATTTATATAAAACACCATTATATATCATCGGTTCAGTTTTTACTGTAGATGATACATTTAATTTAGATGGTATAGATCCTAAGTGATTTGTTATAGGATAACGTGTTATGAAAACATGTTTATCTGCAGCAGCTCTATTTGCAACTATAAATAGAACATCTGTTATAGTCATATCACGAACTATTTCAGTACCATCTTCTTTTTGTAATTTTATTTTATAATATATTGGATAAGGTTGTTCTTGTTTTAAAGGGATTTCAACACGTTTAAAACGATCATCGTATGTTCTAGTAAACCCATCCATCATCTTTTTAAAATAATCATCACTATAATAGAAGTTAAAGTCTAATAAATCAGCGGACCCTGATAACTTCTTATTATATTCTGATAAATCTTCTATTTTATAATTAAGCATTTCATATTGCTCATTAAAGAAATTTCTTAATTCATGTAACATAAATGGATAGAATAAAGTACAAAGTAATGCTATAGGAATAGCACAATGTGTAAAGTCAACTATATTATCATCATATCTATCAGATCTAAATTCAGGTGCAGCTATAACTGCACGAACCCCATAGTCAACTGTTTTACCTAATAGCGATTTTCTTATTAATCCATTTTTCTTTTCTAATTTATGTTTGAAATAATCGTATATTTCTACTAATGTATCTTGTACTTTACCTCTATTAGAATTTATCATAAAGTCAAATTCGTTTATAGAAGCTAACATATTTGTAAATTTTAATAATTTACAATATAAATCAGTTAATTCATTATGAGATAATTTACCAGAATCGGATTTTTGGAAATTAACATCCCTGTAGAATGCTGGTATAACTATCCATCTTTTTACAAATAAAACATTTTTATTATAAGCTTCTATTAAATTAATTCTTTCATTTCTTACGTTAGAATCATTTCTTTTAAATTTTATTTTATCCCAGTTTTTATATAACCAAGCACATCCGTTATTTCCATTTTCTTCGTCTTCTTTTAATTCTCCAGCTTCAGTTATAATAAACTTTCGTGTACCTTTTACTATAGCCTCAATACGTCTATCAAGTCTTAAAAGTATTTTATAAACATATGGGTGAAGAAAATAATCATGTAAACTTATATAAGCATAATTTTCTTTTCTTTCTTTAGATGTCATTCCAAATATTTCTAATGATAGCATACCATCAGCAGTTGGTACATTCCCAGCTTCGAATAATATGGGATTTGTAACTTCTTTTCCTTCAAGACCATTTGTGCGTATAAGGCGTTCTACGTCCATTAAATCTATTTTCATAAATAACAGCCTCACTTTCATAATTATTAGTAACGGTTATCTCCAACGTAGTACCGACATTAATAATTTGTATTGAAAAGTCTGTTGTTTGAGAATATTCCTCCTCTATTTCAACAGGTTCATTTAACGATATAATCACTTTAAGTGAATCATGTTCTTCGTCATCTATGTACTCTATATTTAGAATATTACTTTCCTCTATAAATGATATTATGTTGTAAACTTCAACTACTTTTAAATAATGTAACTCTATTACGTCTAAAAAAGAGTCAGCTAATCCTGATTGAATTAGCTGATTTATAAATTCATCTATTGGCATCATAAGAATCCTTTTCCTTTCGTCTTATTTGGGATTCTCGGAATCAATTAAATTATCTATAAATTTTACTATTAGCTATTGCTCGTTCTTGGGCTTTTAACTCCTCTTCTCGGTATTTTTGTTCATCCTCTATTTCTTTATTTTTACGTTTAATACGAGCATCTCTTATCGCTACAAGTTCCTTGTATGACATTTCTTCTAACATAAAATAAGCACTTGGACCACCAAACAACTCTAATATTTCGTCCATAAACATAGATATTTTTTCTAGTCTATAGTCGTATTCATTGCTTGTTGGTATTTGTGAAAAAGGATTGTATCTAATTCAACTCCTAAAGAATTTACATGGTGTTTACATTTCATATTAGGGCAAGTAATATCCATTAATCCAAATCTAAATTCTAATCCTTCTGTTATTTCACCTATCTTAGTACTAAGTATACTTATATCAGTAGCATTTAAACTATATATTAATTTTATTTTATCTTCAGTGTCATCTATTTCAAGATATGTAGCACCATCATCATCTGGATTTGGTACGTAAATTCTAGAAACAGCAGATGATATTATTGTTGCTTGTTGATATTTTTCATCTAATTTATCTATAGCATTTACTGAATCATATATGAATGAATATGCATTTTGAACACCTATAGTACATATAAATTCAGAATCTGGTAATTGTATAGATTTTTCTGTATTTAATACAGAATTTTCAAAACATTCTTTAGCTTGTTCTTCAGTAAAAGAATGGTCTGCAACATCTTTTACTAATGCTGCAAGTTTTTCGGACATTTCTTCAGCTCTTAATAAAGATCTCATTTCATATTTATGTTCTATTGCACTCTTACACATTGGGCAAGTTAATGGGAATACGTCTTCATCTGGGAATGTAGCACATAATATACCATAAACTAATATATCATATTCTAATGAAGCCACATTATTTAAGAATGTGTTGAAATCCATTTTACCTATAGAAGTTGATTCAACTTTAGAATGTATTAATGTCCATTTAGCAACTAATGTCATAACATTAACTTCTTGACCAGTTATTAATCCCATTAATTCAAATGTAGAACATCCTTTCATAACCATAGTTAAACCTGAAATAGGTAAAACTATAGTTGTATTTCTAATAGTATTACGTTTTTGTAATATTCTATCAGCTATACCAGTTTTAGCCTTTTTAGTTTTTATTGATTTTAATTCTACAGTTTCAACTTCTTTTAATTTTATAGATTTAACTTTTTTCATTTTAGCTCTTTCTTCATCTGTAAAGTTTATAACTTGACCCATACCAGTTTTATCTATAATCACAACTGCCTCATTATATCTTTTTAAGAAATCCTCAGATCTTTCAACTCCATCATCCATAGATTCTTCAACTACATTTTTAGGCTCGTCAACTGCAAAAGAATCATCGTCTTCATATGCTAACGATTCTTTCATTTCTTCTTCTTTTCTTTTAGCTTCTTCCTCTTCTTTCATTTTTTGGAAAGCTTCAAATTCTGCTTTAGCTAATTCTGTTTCTTCTTCAATCTCTCTGATCGTATCTTCTATTGCAGCCATTTGTTCCGCTGAAATTATATTACCAGGGACTCCTCCACCTCTAATTCCTGAATGTTTCAGTATTTCATTATTTTCAAATACTTGACCCATTTCAGCTTTAGCATTTTCAGCATTTGTAGGATCGAATCCTTCTGGTACATTACTAGCTATTTTTTTAATATCTGTTTCTTGTTGATTATTATTTACTTTAATGTTATTTTGCTCTAATAAAGATTTGATATCTACTTTTTTATTATTGTTATCCATTACGGTTTCCTCCTAAAAAATATATTTTTATAAATTATCGTCAACTAAGAAGTTAAATTCTAATTCATTCAATGTATTCCTATAGAATGCATAGTATGCGTCAAATTTTATTTCTTCTTCATCAACATACATTGGTATCTTAATTAATAATACTGGTTTATTAAATTCATCCATAACTACTGTAACCAGTAATTCATCGGTTGATAATTGAGGAAGTAAATCCTCACAATTACTTACAATCAGACCCTTAATAAGTTCAACATCTAACTGTTGTTGCATTGTAGGTTGAACGTATTGACCTATATTAATGCCTATATGTGGCATACTTGGCATATTACCAGGTCGCATTAATAGGATATTTAAAATATAGTTTACTAATGAATCGGTTTCTTTAAATATTCTACTTTTCTGGTAAAAATCTTTATCCAGACCAACATCTCTTGGTAAAGCCAATTATCATCATCTCCTTTACTGTTTAATTCATTGGTATTATTATATTGTAATTTAGTTTATTTTTCATTAATTCTTGTAAATATTGTTGATAAAAACAATCTCTTAAGTTAACTGTAATATAAAGAAGAAAGGTGGTTAAATTTATGTTCAAATGTAAAATATGTGGAAAGAATTTTACTGAACTTCCATGTTTATATAGTCATATAGAAAAAGAACATTCTTCAATGATACCGAAAGATATGTGTGTTCAACAATATTACTATTATATGAAAACTGGAAAAACACATGGGAATTGTGTAATGTGTAAAAAACCTACTACATGGAATATGAATACTGGTAAATATAATAGATTCTGTGGAGATCCTAAATGTAAAGATGAATATGTTAAAATAATGAAGGGTAGAATGGTTGCTAAGTACGGTAAAACACATTTATTAAACGACCCTAATAAACAAAGAGAAATGTTAGCTAATAGAAGTATATCTGGTACTTATGAATGGTCTGATGGTAAACATGAATCAACATATACTGGAAGCTATGAATTAGACTTTTTAAAAACATTAGATGGATTCTTTAACTGGGACCCTGAAGATATATCAATGCCTTCTCCACATACGTATACTTATAAGTATAATGGAGAGGATAAATTCTATATACCAGATGTTTATATACATTCATTAGAATTAGAAATAGAAATAAAAGATGGTGGAGATAATCCTAATAATCATCATAAAATACAAGATGTAGATAAAGAAAAAGAACGTTTAAAAGATGAAGTAATGTGTTCACAAAAAGCAGTTCATTATGTAAAAATAACAAATAAAAATTACGAAAATCTTTTTAGATTCTTAAAAGAAATTAAACAGAGTTTTGAAAAATACGGTGATGAAAAGAAAATACCTAGAATATTTAAAATAGAAGATATTAAAGGTGTTAGTAAACAACCTATAAAAGAAAGTACTGAAGTGATAGAAGAAGCTTATATGAGAAATAAAAAAGATTTGTATGTAAACTTTGAATTATTCGATTCAGGTAAAAGTAATATTTGTTTAATTACAGGATTATCAGGTAGTGGAAAATCTACTCTAAGTGATGAACTATGTAAGAAATATAATGCAACATGTATAGAGATGGATATGTTTGAACATCCAGATATGGATTTTGGTCCATATTCAAACGAACTAATATTTAATAAATATTTTAATAATAAACCATTATTAAAACAAAAACTTATTAATAACGAACTTAACAATGAAGAATTATCTCTAGAAATGACTAACGTATTATCATATGCAATTAACTACTGTAATCAACACCCAGATAAAAAATTTGTTATTGAAGGATTACAAATCTTTGCAGATATTAATCCTGATATGGTAAAAGGACTACCTATTGTATTTGTAAACACTTCCATGATTAATTCTATGATTAGAAAAGTAAAACGTGATAAGCAAAGATATAGAGTTTCAGATTTATTTGAATGGTATATTGCCGATGAAAAGAAATTCAATGGATTTAAAAAAGAAATAATAGAAGAAAGTTTACGTGATGGTATGGATAATACTATCTACAACTTTAAAAAGTTCAATGAACGTAAATACTCTGAAAACGATTTGTTTTTCTCATTAAGTTATGATTTAGCTAAAAATAATCCTATTGAATTGCAGGCATTGATAAATCGAATGATAATCGGTGCTAGGTATGAAGATGACTTTAGATATATTGAAAAACTAGTAAGAAAATCTAATACTCAAACTAAGTTATTATTAAGAAAAAATCCGAAACTTAAATATGAATATGATTATTATTATGATTGGATAAATAACGGTGGTATGGAAAATGCTATAAAAGAAAGAAAGCGTGATTTAAAGTTATATGAAAATTGGAATATTATTGAAGAAAACTTATTTATTTCTAAAGAAAATATTGAAGTTAATATCGATAAATTCGGAACTTCTAATAATGTTTTATATATAACTGGTTTAGGTGGTTCTGGTAAAAGTACTATTATAAAAGAATACTCTAGAATATATAATGCAGAAGCATTAGAGTTTGATGCTGTTACATCAGCATTAATAAAAGGGTTGGAAAACTTAAACACTAATAAAATACACCCTATTATATTAGAATATCTTCATACTCAAAAACCTAATAGATTAAATGGATTTAGCGATCCAGCTTTTAATACTGAATCAGTTAAATTCTTAGATTGGTTTGAAAAAAGAGTACAAGGTGATAATAAACTTTACATACTAGAAGGTATGCAATTATTTATATGCTTTGAACCCGAAAGATTTATAAATAAACCAATGGTTATAATGGGTACATCTGTATCTAAATCTATGTTTAGAAGTGTATCTAGAACTTATAAACGTAGTGAAGGTGATATTATAAAAACGTTTAAATTCTTTTTAAAAACTTTAAAAAGAATTCCTATATTCGTTAAAAATGATAAGCAGATAAATGAACTTATAGATACTATAAGTGAATGTTATATTGAAGAAAAGTTTGAACCAGATAAATTCTTAGTTTGGTTTGATAAACCTATACAAAAGTTAAAAGGTGGGAAAATCAAATTATACCGTGGTTCGTCTAGAATAATAAAAGATAAAATAGATCCAATGTCGATAAATGTTGGAGCCACTAAATATAGTGACCCAAGATGGTCTACTTATTTCTGGGATAATAAAGAAGATGCTATATCATGGGCATTATCAGACGCAGTATTTGATGTAGTGGGTGGTTCAAATATGGAATTCGTAGGTCATAATAATAAAGGAAAAAATATAGTAGTTATACCCGATGGAATGAGCGAAAAGGAATTTAAAAACTATTTATGTGAAAAAACTGAAGCTTTTTATGTTTATGAAGTTGAGATTGACATAAAAGACTTAGAAATAGGATCATGTCCTGTTATACGTGAATATACTGTAAGTAAACCTGTTGACATTGTAAAAATGTATACTTATAAATTAAATTCTGAACTTTGTAGAAGGTTTATTGAATTTAAAACTAAAAAAGAATATGTTCAGTATGTTAAAGATAATCAAAAGCTTATAAACGGTCCATTATTTAGAGGTCCTATTTTAAATAAAATACTAGACAAAAATAGAGATATGTATAGAGGTATAATTAAAACTGACTTAAAAAATGGTAATATTGAAATAGGAGATAATTTAACAGATTATAAAAAATCCATAAATCACCATCATAAAAATGATAGTTATAACATGGAATCATATATTACAGATGTAATGAGTGAATCTTCTATAAGTATTCCTCAAATGAATTATTATCTTCAAAATCAATATGAAGAAGAAATGAGAAATTATCTAAATACTTATAAAAAATATTATAACTTAATGCTTAAAGAACAACCATCAGCAGTTGAACATATAAACGAAGATATCAGAAAATGTCTAATAGTCATAGATGATTTATCTAAAAAAGAAGGTGTTGAAAATAATTTAGTTCAATTCGCTAAAGATGATTTAGGAGAGATAGTAAAGGCATCTAAACATGGTAAACCTGTTAAAGTATTTGAATCGATGGTTGATGACATGATTAATATAAACGACTCTGACGATATACAATCTATAACAGTTCAGGGAGATAATGTTAGTATATCTAATGAAGTTATAGAATGTAAATTAGTTTATAAAAATCCTAATAATAAAAAGCTATTCTCTTTAAATGATATCAATAGTAAACTTATAATAGAAAATAGTTACGTTATACAACGTGATAAAATAGGTTCACATTGTTCAGTGGTACCTTATTATAAAGATATTGATGAAGAAAATATATTAGAATTTACAGTAACGATTGAATCTAATGATTATGATTTAGATAAAAAGCTTACTGAAGGTATAACTATCACAAATATGTTTAAATTCAATGATTTTGAATTTATTAGAGAAGCTTGTTTAAGATTATTTGGTGTTTATCCTAAAGAAATCAATTTTAAATAGGAGGTGTCTGTATGCAAGAATTTAATAAAAACATTTTAGAAACTATGCAGAAAGAAGTTAAACAGATAAAAAGTGTATATGAAGTGTGTAAATATTGTAAAGAAGGAAATGCTATCGCAAATAAAGAATATTTAAGAGATTATCCTACACATAAAGATTTACTTAATATATTTGAAAGTGCTGTATCTATAGTTGAAAATAATATTATAGGGACTTATAATGAATATGCTATTGAAAATGCTTTAAATGATATTGAATTTATCATGGGTCAGAATGTCTTAATGGAATCACATGTACAAAGATTATTATTAAGCGTGATGACATTACAAGATTTTCCTATATATAAGAAAAAACTTGAAAATGTAAATCAAAGAATATGTAATTTATATAACTGTGAGTCCAGTAGATATAATATTAATTATGATGAAGATAAAGCTAAATCTTCTTTTAATTATCAACAACTTGAATCGTATTTAAGATATAATAAAGTTGGTTATGAAGAAGAATTGATCGATATGCCTATTAATGGTGATTATGTTACTGAGAGTGTTGATTATGATATAAATGGTGACATTATTAATAAAATAAACAAAATTGCAGAAAAATATAATTGTTTAGAAGCAGCAAATATAATAGATAGATTTATATTAGAACAACATGGAATAGAGTCCATTACACAAGTATTTAATAATGGTAAATTACAATTAATACACCATAAAAACGGTACTCAGTTTAATATATATAGAAATACTAAAAAGAAAAATGAATACTATCTTATGACAGAATCTAAATCAATTAGACTAACTGTAAAGGGATGTGATAATAGTGAAAAACATATATGATATTTTTGATGCTAGACGAGAAGAAATGGTTGAAAGTGAGTATCAAGAAATTCAAGAATTTTATATAACTGAAGAAGAAATGTTTGAAAATTTATTATATGTGAGTTATGATAGTAATAAATTACGAATCATAAAAGAAGAGGCTGAAGAATCTGTAGAAACTAGTAAAAATGGTATAATCAAAAAATTAACTGAGCAAATGAAACGTGTTATTAAATGGATTTTACATATGGTTGGTATATATAGAGAAAAGTTTGAAGCAGGAGCTAGATTTGTTAAAAAATATGATTTGAATAAATGTGTAGTAAAAATAAGAAATGGTGAAAATGATAAGATGATAGAATATCATCCTAATAAAATGGCTTTCCCTAGTATACAAAGTAAATGTCTTAATAATATTCATAGATTGATAAATGATACTAGAGCACATTCTATAAAATTAAGACCTGAAGATTATGATGATGGAGATGTAAACCAAGAAGATGAAGATGAAAAATATTTAAACGTATTACTTGAAACATTTAGATTAAGTGATAAACATAAAAAAGAAATAAAACTATCTCAAGTTAACGTTATAGCAGTTCATAATATTTTAACGGAATTACCTGATGCTAATAAAAAATTAGAGGGATTGAAGGCTAAAGTACAAAATGTTTACAACCATGCAATAAACAATATTAGACAAAAAGGTGATACTGATAAAGAGAAAAAATCTAATAGAGCTAATAATGAATTAAAAATGATAAATAGTAACATGAGAAAAATAAATGAACAGATTAGAGGTTATGCTAAAGTCATGACAATATTATTTAACGAAGAATATGGTGTTGCTAAAGCGTTAGTTTCTGCTGCTACAGGTAGAAAAATAGATGATGGTGAATTAGATGCTAAAGAAAAACCAGAAAATAAAGAAGGGAAATAATCCCTTCTTTATTTTTTTAACTTTATAACAAATCAGTATATTTAATATCGAAAATTAGGAGGTAATTTATATGTATAAATTAAGTTTAAGACCGTTACTAATATTATTTGTGTTATGTTTAACAGGAATGATATTTTCAATAATAGCTATAAATAAAGAAATAGATTCATATATAGAAGAAATGAAACCTGAAGTATTTGTAGAAATAAACAACGTAGATGTTGCAGTAGATGTTAAAGAAGATGGTAATAAAATAAAAGTAGTTGTTGAAGGTAAAGAAGAAATTGCTATAACAAATGATGAACCTGACGAGGTTGAAGAAATGTATATTAAAGTCACTAGTGAACAAGGTCTTAATATAAGACAAGAACCAAATATAGAATCGGAAAGGATCGGTGTATTATATTACGGAGAAGAAGTTAAAATTTTAGAAGAATCTGAACAGTGGTATAGAATAGAACAAGGATATGTGTATAAAGAGTACGCTATTAAAATTTAAAAATCAGTATACAATATCGTAAGTGTAAAACGTAAAATTTCAGTACTATATTATAATAGTGAATATAGAAAATAATTATAATACATTTCTATGTTCCAAATAAAAAATATATTTAAAATTTAAGGAGGAAACAAATTATGAGTATGAATAATAATGTAGAAAGAAACAATAATGGAGTTAACGTTATACAAGGTGTTTCAGATAATAGTTTTATGCACAGATGTTATTTAGGATCTTTAGCTAAAGTTACAGGTGCAGATATATTAGATTTCCTACAAGGATTCATAAAAGACCTTAAAGGGGAGGTCGGTATGATATATTCAAAAGATTCTGAAACGGGTGAAATACAAGGTATGTTAGCAATAGGATACAAAGCTAATAGTCAAGGAAGACAACAACAAAACATGAACGGTATGATACCTATACCAGGTATCAACAGTTCAAGAGGAGGTAAGATCAACGAAGCAGTTCTTAAATCTATAGATAGAATTAAGATGCCTGGATATGGTCCATCAGTATTAAACAAAGAAGATGCGATATTATTCAGAGTTGATTTAGCTGCAATAGTCGCTGAGATGATGAACCCTGCTAAGGGTTACGCAGTGTCTATAGATGATGTTAAAATGCATGGAACAAGTGATATAACAATATTAGTATCTGTATACAAATCTAAAAATGTTAACAATGTAAATAGAATGACAAAGATATTACAATCTCAAGGAAGTAAATTTAATAATAGACCACAAAATCAAAATCAACCACAAAGATATAATGGTGGTAGAAGATAGATAATTAATGGAGTATAGTCATAGACTATACTCCATTTTATATGTTCCAAAATAAAAATAATCAATAATCAAGGAGACGGTATATTATGACAACTTATAAACCTTTCAACGAATTTGATATAGTAACATTAATAGAAACAACTGAAGTAGTTCCAGCATTATTTATAGAAGTAGGTACAATGGGTGTAGTAATGGATAAAACAGTTCCAGATTATTATCTAGTTAAGTTTGAAAAATATGGTGCTTATTGGGTAGACGGTAAACACCTACTAAGATATAATAAGTAGCCTAGGCTACTTATTATTTTTTTACGTTCCTCGAGAATAATAATTGTTACAGTAAATTAAATTTCATAAAAAATATATTATAATTTATCAACACACCAACAACTTCTTAAAGCAAAGCATTAAGAAACAAAACGAACCCTCTTAAAAGGGTGAGTGAAGAAGTTGTTATAATTTAATTATGGTTAGGAAGGTACGTCCATTTTATGGACAACTTAAAACCTTCTGAAAAATAATCATAATAACAATCAATTAACCTATATTGTATTATATAAAATCATCTCCTTATTTAAATATATTTTTGATATGTGAATAACCTTTAAAGGTTATTCACATATATTTTAATTTAAATATTAACAAATTATTAATTTGAAAATTAGGAGGTAATGTTATGGCTAAAAAAGAATTTAAAAGTGAAGTAATTGAACATGTAGCAGATTTAAAAGATTATACAAATAAAACTAAATCAGTTATGAGAATGATTTGGGGAGACAATCCAGTAACTATGGATATAAGAATAGTAGATAAAAATACAAATTTTGTTGGTAAAGGAATATCTTTATCGGATGATGAATGTGATATGCTAGTAGATATTCTATTAGATAGGGGATATGGTAGTATAGATAAAATAAAAGAAGTGTTAGTTAAAAATATGAGAAGAACTGATACGGAAATAAAATCATTTGAAGATTGTGAAGATCATATAGATTGCGTTTATATAGACGATGAAGGATATACAGTAGTAGATATTCCAATGTATGATTAGAAGGAGGTGATTATATCTTGGATACGGATGGTAGGCAGATTATTTCAAATTTATTATTCTTTATAATTCAATTATTATTATTCTTTAATTCTAGATTTAATATATTAACTACGTATATAATTTGTAGTGCAATTATAATAGTTCCTTTAACAGATAAGTTAAATAGAGAAGGATATTGTATAGAGAATAAATCTAAAGGAATATATTTAATCTATCCAGCTTTATATGGAGAAAAGGAATGATTGAATGTTTAGAAAATGTAGAATATTCAGAAAGGAGGTCTTTAATTATATGGAATTATACTTCAATATGTTTAAAATAAAATATCTAAAATTAGATGAGTTATTAGAAGAATTTACATTTATTAAAGGAGAAGAAGTATTTATCTATATAAATCTAGAATCAATATTAAAGAAATTAACTTCTTCTATAACAGATAAAGAAAATATAATTCAATCTTCGAAAAGAAATATCATATTAACTTCGTGTGTATTTAATTTAATTGCTCACTACAGATATTATTTCCATAAGAAATCTGTATGTAGTAGAATATTTGTATATGGTCCTGAATCTATTGATGTAGATTATCTTAATAGAGAATATAATAAAGATTATAGAACTAAATTAATGTTAATAAATACAAAAGAAACAACTTCTATAGGAAAAACATATGAAGACAGTATTAAGATGATTAAAACGTTGCTTAAATATGTTGAAGGAGTGAACTTTATTACAAGTGGAATAATTGAACCCAGTGTAGTTCCTCTAGTAATAAGTAAACATTTTAAAACTGATGAAAATAAGAATTTCATAATAACTGATGACAGGTATGATTACCAATATATTAAAGATGGGTTTATAATCCTTAAACCTAAAATGGATAAATCTACATTAATAGATTCAGTAAATGTTATGGATATTTTGAAATCTAAAACTAAATGTAATAATATTCCTAATCCTGATAAAAACTTTTTACCTTTTATAATTTCAGTGCTAGGAGACAAATATAGAAATATCGATAAAATAAAAGGAATGGGAATATCAAGAATATATAATGAAATAAATAAAGGATTAATGAATAATATAATTACAATTGATATTGAAAATGTAAATAGTTTAATCTGTTTAATTAATGAAAATTTTCAGAATGATTTTCTGATTAATTATATGACAACTAGTATATATGAACAGTATAAAAAGATATCAGATGTTGAAGAAAAATATATTTTAAATCAAATAATTGATAAGCATGATGGAGGGTATATGAAAGTAATTAATAACGATTACTTTAATGAATATCCTTTAAACATAATAGAAATAAATACAGGAATAAAGAAAAGAAAATTAAAAATAAATTGGAGGTAATAATTATGAAATCATTTAATAATATATTAGAAGTATTTGTGGAAAAACATATGATAGAAAACTTTATGGATGAAAGTAATGTTTGGTGGTATAAAGTGGATGATATTAAAAGAGTTATACCTGTTAATATGGAATGGTATAAACATCTATTTACATTTAAAAATGTAGTAGAAGGTGATAGTGAAGTTTTATTTATAACTAAAGCTGCTTTAATAATATTATTACAAAATACAGAAACTATATATGGTGAATATCTAAAACTATTAAGTCAACACGATGCTATCCAATTAAAGCTAGATGCTTTAGAAGCAGAACTTAAAAAAGATCATACCTTTAGATAAAGTGTAAAAAGGTAAAATTTCGATTATATATTATAAAAATGTAATATAAGAATAATTATCATCAGGTTTAAGCTTATAATTACAAATAAAAGATATAAATGTATATACAGATGTGGGAGACTAACCACATTGGTTTACGCTCAAAAGTGCGGTGGTCTAATAAGGGACCTACGGAGTGGTATATATACCAGCTGCGTTTCAGGGTAAACTATAAATATCTTATAGATATAAATGTATATACAGATGTGGGAGACTAACCACATTGGTTTACGCTCAAAAGTGCGGTGGTCTAATAAGGGACCTACGGAGTGGTATATATACCAGCTGCGTTTCAGGGTAAACTATAAATATCTTATAAAAAATTATAAGCTTACATCTGATGATAATTATTCAAATAAAAAATAAAGGAGTGATTTATATGGTAATAGTTCCAAATAATTATTATGATGAATTTGATGATGTGCTTATACAATGGTATGAAGAAAAGGGTGACATATGGTATAAGATGTATTGTATAGCTTCAGCATTTGGTTATAATGAAAGTTTGATAAAAAATACATGGTTAGATCAAATTGATGATAGAGATAAATGTATATTTGAAGAAGAAACTGAAGATTTTAGAGGAAACACATATACCTATGAATGTAGATATATAAATACAAAAGCTTTATACAAATTATTAGACAGATATGACAGTGTTGTGGGTAAATTAAGAAAACATGTCTGTAAAATAGAACGAGAAAGAGGATACCTAAATGAAACTGATGATAAGAATCAAAGATTGAAAGTAAATTTAGGTATATTAGATGAGTGTATAAATAATCCAGATTATGATTATGATAGATTATATAACGTTTCTAAAGAAATATTAGAAGCTGAACTTATACAACAAATATATTACAGTAACCCTGTAAAAGAAGAAATAATTTCTAAGTTCCGTGAAGATGTTTATTCATATGATGATTATGAAGAAATAAGTTGGAATATGAAACCAATAGATAATGAAGAAGTAAATAAAGTGTATAAAAGACATCCTAAATGTAATGAAGTATCCACATGTCCTAATTGGATAAGAGATATTATAAAATAATTTTGGAGGTAATAATTATGATGAATATAACTAAATGGAATAATTATAAACAAGGAGAAGTAATCTGCTATGGATGGAAACTTGATAGAGTTCAAGCTAGAATAACAGATAGACATTATATAAATAACTTTATAGATTTTGTAAAAACAAATAAAGAATTCTTATACGATATTGATAAAATAATATTATTAGGAGATTATAATCCTATAGCATTATATCCTAAAAATGCACAAGATATAAATCAAGTATACGTATATTTAGAATCTATAAAGAATACAGATATAAATACAATAGTATTATCTTTAGGAGATAATTCAGGTCTATTCGTAAATGGAGATTTATTAGAAGATATATTAGCAGAATTAAATGCTAAGACAAAAATAGATGTTAGATTTGTTTTATCAGAATAAATAATAAGGACGATTTCGTCCTTATTATTTTTTTACTAAAAATACAATTTTATATAAGGAGGTTGGTTTTATGATTACTAAAGAGATGAGAGAAAATAAAAATCTTATTAAATATAAGGTTGATAACTTTGATATTATATTTCAAGATGGTGGTATAGAAAAATTAAATGGCGATATGGTTACATCCATTTATATGGAAAAAGATTATGATGAGTTATATTTTCCTATAGTAAATATATCACTAACTATAAAGGATGAATTATATCATAAAATTAAACAAGAGAATGATACTGTTAAGTTTAGACTTAGATTAGTAAGAAATATTTATGACAGGGATATGAATTTTCTTAAATATGAAATGGCATTCAACGAAATGTTTGTATGCTTTAAAGATAAAGAAAATGTTATAGAGGATAATAGAAATGTTGAAACTAAAAAAGGTGGAGAAGGGGATGAAGCTGTTACTTTAGGTACTAACGTAAGAGATTTTTATTTATTTACTGATGAAGTAACTAAATGTAAAAAGTATTTTAATTTATCAATACAATCAGCACTTATGTCAGATTTATTAATTTATATAATGCAAGAATCAGGTATATCTCAGTTGCTGATGTCTAAGTTAGATAGCAATCCTTCATTATCCAATTTTACAGTACCATCAGGGAATACTGTTGATACTATATTATATTTAAATAATCAGAAACCTTTTTATCAAAAAGGTATGCTTCTTTTTTATGATGTAGATACAGCATATTTAATAGATAAAAACTATAAATGTACTGCATGGAGAAAAAATGAAGTGTGTATAACACATTTACATATATCAGATCAAGAATCTAGTGACAGCCAAATGAATGGACAATTTATAGATAAAGATAGAAAACAAACCCATGTTTTCTGTAATACAGAAAGGGTTGATATTAAAAATACTAATATAATGAGTAATCAAATAAATGGAAATAAAATAAGAATTATAAATGCAAAATCGAATTCAAATTCACAAATAAACCCAAATACAACTAAAGTTAATTCTACTAATGAACAAATATTAATGACTAAAGAGAATGAATCAAATGCTATAAGTGATTTACAAACTAGAATAGAAGAAAATGAATGTATATGCTTAGTTAGTTTAATAGGAGTTGATATGGAAGTTGTATCACCTAATAAAGAAATACTAATAACATACGAAGATCAAAAACTTAATAAATTATATGGTGGTAATTATAGAGTATCCAAAACAACTATAGTTATGGCTAAAGATGCTGGTGAATTAGTAGCAGAAGTACAAGTTGTATTAAAAAAACAAAAATAGATATAGGAAATTATCCTATATCTATTTTTCTATTCTTCAAGCAATCCTTTTAATATATTAATATAATCGAAGTATCTTTCTTCAGCTACAGTTAATAATACAGCTATACCGACTTGTCTATCTTTAGATCCTCTTTTAACAGCTGTTTTATCTTCTACAGGTTCTTTTTCTACTTCAGCATCTACTTCTTCATCAGATACGTCTTCCTCTTTAGGTTGTTTTTCTTTTTTAGGTTTTTCTTCTGGCACTTCTTCATCTTTTTTATTTTTATCATCCTCTAAAGCTTCTCTAAGAATTTCTATAGGACTTAACGATTCTTTAACTTCATCACTAGCAGCAATTATTATATTATTTAATTTTTCTTCTAAAAATTTCTTACCAGCTAAGAAACTTTCACAATATGCTACCATGTTTTCTACTGCCAGTTTAGCTTCATCACCAGCAACTTTTCTTAATCCTATTTCTCTTCTAGATGTACCTGTTCTAAAATAATTATCCAATCCATTTTTTAAATTTTCGTTCTTATCTTCAAATCTTCTTAATTTATTATCTAAATTCTCACTATCAGCAGAATTGACGAACAACTTATCGAATATATTATGCCTATTAAGTAATTGCTCGAATGTTACTTTATAATCACTTAATACTTCTAATTCTATTTCAGTATAGTCTAAACTTAATATTTTCTTTTTATTTTTCTTAAGCCATTTATCATCACGGTTCATAATTTTTTGATGTTTATTATTAAAGTTAGCTTTGATATTAGATATAGTATTGGTTATATCTGGATCAGAATTTTCTAATAACTTAGTTTCTAGACTGTTCAGTTCATCCATTACATCGTATGAATGGTTTATATTAAAAAATGTTTCTATAACCCAAGTGCTATTCACTATATCATTTTTAGATTCTTCTAATAATATTCCTTTTAAATCAACTAACATTTCTTCTACGATAAAATCATAAGGTTCATTCTCAATCAATTCCTTATATTTTCGTATATGTTTTATCATATTATATTCCATGTGTAACCTCCTTCTCTTCATGTTATATTATGGGATTGTTGAATGACAAAATAAATAGATATAGGAAATTAATCCTATATCTATTTATATGTATATTAATCTTCATAGAAATCTAATTCTTCACCATCAAAATTAGGTATGAAAGCTTCTAAAGATTTATCTTTTAAAGCTTTTTTATCAGCTCTCTTATTAGCTGGAGCATTTAAAGCTCTTCTTATAACTACAGTATAGTCGTTACAAGCTTTTTTAACTATAGCCATTTGAGTACTTAATATAGTATTTTTTATACCTAAAGCAAAGTTGAAGTTAGCTAATAATCTTCCAGCTAATTCGTTAGTTTCACCTGATGTAGTTCTTTCTAATTCTTGGAATCCTTGTAAAGTTTTTCTGAATGCATCATCAACTGATTTTTGTTGTTTTTTAAGTTTATCTATTATTTTAGATTTATTTCCTGCATAGTTTTTAGCAACATCTACAGGTATAGAACTTATAGCTTGTTCTTCATTTTCTTCTTCTATGAATAATTTTTTAACAACTTCAGCAACATCTTTTCTATCGTCTGCTCCAACAGCACCTAATATTTCTTCTCTAGCATCTTCTTTTTTAGCATCTGTTATACTGTCAACTTTAAGATCTTCTATCATTTTATTAACAGCATCCATTGCAGCATCTAAGTTTCTATATTTGTTCATTTTAACTTTTAGATTAGATCTTCTCATACCTTCATCTATTTTTTTACCATTTTGTCTAACTAAAGTTTCACCAGATTTAAAATGGTTAGCTATAGCTTTGAATGTTCCAACGAACCATTCTTTCATTTTTTTCCACCAGTGTTGAACTTTATCTTTTGCAGCTTGTATTTTATCTCTTACAGATCCTTCCATTACAGATTGTAATTTTTCTTCGTTGAAATCATTAAACATCATGTTTTCTATAACTAAATTTTCTAAATAGAAAGCAGATTGAAGTTCAATAGTTTCGTTCATTGATTCTTGAGTTATAGCTTCTATAGCTTCTATAGATGCTTCTAAACTTTCGTAAGCTTCTACAGAGTTTTCATCATACTCATAACCTTCAACTAAGTAATCTACTCCGTATTTTCTTTCATTAAATAAATCGTATATATTTTTAGCCATTTTTAAGTTTCCTCCTTAAATTATAATAATTTTATTCTTACATTATTGTTCTATTTTTATAAGATTTAAATGAACATAAAATCGTTGCCGTCGTTAGTAACATTAGATAAATTCCATTGCTTATTATCTTGTTTTATACTATTGGAACTTGATTTAGTTGCTAATTGGTCTTGTACTCTTATTTTATCAGCAACTTTATCTAATTTATCCATGTAACCTTTCTGTTTAGCTAATATTTTGTTTCTTTTTTGAGCTTCCATTGATGATGATTTTAAACTGAACTTATTCATTTCTAATAATTCTTTTTGATAATCTAGCATTTCTGCAACAGATATTCTTAAATCGTAGAAATAGAATAATAATAATCTTAATACTGGAACTATATTAACACCTATACCAACTGCTATAAGTGTTTTACCTGCAACAGCTGCAGCACTAGCTCCACCTAAAAAATTTTCTTGTCTTTTACTTAATAATCCATCAGCAAATTTATTAAATGAACCATCTTTTACAGATTGGTTGAATTTAGCTAGACTATCTATACATATATTTCCAGAAACTCCTTTTCCTTTTTTAATCTGAAATTCTACATTATTTAATGTTCTAGTATATTCTACATATGACGCTAAAAGTAATGTAGTAGCATCTATACAAGCTAACACTAAAGCTTGATAATACATTTTGATGAAGTCTACGTCTAACGCATATCCTTTTTCAAATGTTTTCTTTTGTATTCTTATATTATCTATAGCATCTTCAACTATATCTATTTCTTGCATTTTAATACCAAATTTTTTAGCTAGAGCTTTTAACATAGCTACGCAATCCACCATAGTTTGATAACCACTAAATTTTTGTATATCCCCTTTACTGTTAGGTATATCACCAAAATCAATATCTTTTCTTCTTAACGCTGATTGATATAAGTTACCTACCATTTTATCATTTACTATAGCTTGTTGTTCTTCTGTTAATGCATATATTTTTTGTTTTTCGCCATATTCTGAAACGTTTTCAAGTAGTATGTCTATACAATAATTTCTTTTTAACATTATTATACAACCTCCTTCCTATAGTCTTCCACTGTTTATCATTTTGTAGATATCTTTAAAATCGTTTTTATTATTATTTTCTCTTTCTAATCCTTTAAATGATAAAGCTTGGAATTCTCTTTCTCCATCAAACATGAAATAGCATAATTCTTGAGATTCGTCAACTACAACGAAACCTAATAAGAAATATCTATCCATTAATTTCATAACAGCTTTAGGATCCATTAAATCTACATTATATGTATCTTTTATTTCCATAACTTCTTCCATAGAACATGCTATAGTTGCATTTGGTAATATTTTATTTTTACCGAATGTATTTTTAACTCTAGATAATGTTCTATTTCTTTTTAATGTTGTCCACCAATGTGAACTACCTTTTCTATGTTTTTTAAGAGCATCTTCTTTAATTCCATCGACATTCATAACAAGGTCTCTTAAGAAAGCTATTTCTCCAGATGTCCATCTTAAGAAATTAAAGAATCTATTTCCTGATTTATAACCATCTAATAAATTACTTACCATTTCATCAGAATTAACTGGATGCATTAATCCTTTAATACCTAATATAAAGTTAACATTTCCACCAAAATTATCACCTTTTATTTGTTGTAATGTTACTGATAGTGTAGTAGGTACTAATTCATTACATTTTTTAATATCATTATCATGTAATCTAACTATAGCTCTAGATCTATAATCAGCATTAGCTCTATCTAATTCTCTTTGGAATGCAACTCTGTCAGCCTCAGCTCTTCTTTCTTCTTCAGATTTTTGCGAATCATCTAATTTTTGTTTTACTGAAGCATTTACATCTTTGGTATTTTTTGTGTTAACGTCAGCACCAAATTTAGGTTCAATAGCATCTGCATCTTTTTTTGTTATTTTAGGTCTAATACCTTTACCAAATTTAGGTTCAATAGCATCTGTATATTTGATAGTATCAACACTTTTATCAAATTTAGGTTCTATACTATGATTTCCAACTTTAGCAGTAGTTTTTCCATCACCTGCAGCTGTAGCACCATTTTGATTTGGTTGATGGTTTGCAACAGGGTTATTAACTACCCCTCCTCCACCTGAAGATACATTAATACTAGGTCCATTTGGATTTGGTTGTGGATTTTTACCAGCTTGTAAATCATCATAAGCTTGAGCAAGACCATCCATTCCTTTATATGTTTTTCTTCCTCCAGTTTTAGCTCTATTTTTGGCTTCAGATAACACATAATAATCTAATGCTGCATTAGCTTTTTCTAATGTTATCTGTTCAGGTTTAAATATATCATTTAATTTAACTGGATTTAAATAATCTTCGATACAGAACATTTGTTCTTTATTAGAACGTAGAACCGGTCCATTACAACCTTCATTTATAGAAGTGAACATACGTATACCTATTGCTTCATCACTATAAACGTTTATACAACTTTCTACAAGATCTAAAACTGTAGGATTATTTTGATGTAATTTATTTATAAAACTAGGAATATCGTCTTCTTTTAAATCAAGAATAGGGTTTAATGATATAACCATCTGTACAAATGTGGCATATTGGCGTTCTAATGCTTTTACTACATTAGATGCAGTATCAACATTTATAGATCTTGATATTATAACTGGAAATTGTAATGTTGCAGCCGCACTTTGTTTAGCTATAGATCTCCCTTTAATATCATCTAGAGCCCATTTTACATCTTGTATAGATCCTTTGGCATCTTTTAAGAATTCTCCTAATTCTCCAAATACAGTCATTTATAACAACTCCTTTATTTTTAAAATTTCAATTTCACTTTTACATAATTGTTTTACCCATAGATAGTTAGCGGGAAAACAACTAAGTAAGAGAACTTACTGAAATACTAAAGAAAGGAGAATTGAGTATGCGTAAAGAAATGAAGGTTACTACTAATAGTGGTCGTCTTAGAAAAAGAACAGGACCTAGTACTTCATATAGAATAATAACCCATTTAAATCCAGGCTATACTGGTATCGTTGTAGAATCTAAAACTGTTGGTGGTGCTACATGGTATAAATGGGAAGATGGTGGTTGGTCTTGTGGTACATATCTAAGGTTAGTTAGAGATTTAGAAGTTAAGCCTGATCCACCTAAGGAAGAACCAAAGGTTCCCGAACCAACACCTCCTGAACCAGTAGATGAAACTATACCACCTAAACAAGTTGATTTTGGTACGATAAATCCAGATACTGGTGGTGTTACAACACATGGTTCAACAAAACCAACTTCAGGATATGATTGGACGTCTAAAGTTGCTTTTGATATGAAGTACCCGTATAACGACCAATGTACTGAAGCAGAACTTTTAAAGAAAATAAGACAAGTTAAATATCAAATGGATATTGAATATATAACTAAAAGCGAAATATATAATGAAGACATTCCTACAGGATATTTTTCATCTTTACAGAAAAAGTTGTTTAACTCTTTTAACAGACATAAGACAGCATTTCCTGATAAAGAATTAACTAAAACGTTTGCTTATGTATTTTTTACTAGACCAGATTTAAATATAATAACACAGGCTGGTGGAACTAATAACTTTACACTAGTACCACAAACGGCTCTTGATGCTAAATATAGTTATCTTTGGAATAATAATCAATGGTGTTTAAAATCATTAGTTTCTAATGGTAATCCAAAGCATAAGTTTATGGTTTTATTATCAAACGAAGCTAAATCTTTTGAAGTTGGAGATGTTGTTTTAAAAACTGTAGAACATGGAGAAACCTACAATGGTAATAAAATTGTTTATGGTCTGTCAGACCAAGAATCAAACGCTGCAAATGAAATGAGTATACGATATACAGATACTGTAAATTTAGATATATTCAAATTACATTTAGCGTGGACTGATTATATAAATAAAGTTTCTAGGGGTATTTATGCACCTAAGCAAAAATATATTACCGATAGAATAGTAGATTATGCTTCATCATGTTATTATTTTTTATGTGGACCTGACGGGTCTACTATTTTATATTGGCAAAAATTAACAGGTGTATTTCCAGTTAATACTGGAGAAAATGCATTTTCTTGGGATTCAGGTACATTATTAGCTAAACCTGAAATAAATATAAAATATATGTATTCTTTTAAATCAACTATGGATCCAATGATAATAGCTGAGTTTAATAGCTTAACAGAACAAAGTGGTAAATATAAAAAATTATTAGATGGACATGGTGGTTATGAAACAAAACATTCTGATGCTGGTACGGACTTTGGATTTCAAACAGGATCAACATTAACACATGCACCATGGATAGCAGAAACTGAAGATGATTTTGGTCATAGAATGTTTCAACTAGTTTGGAAAGAAATATAGAGAGAGGGTGAGACAATGTCAGATGATGTTAAAAAATATACCTCATTGTACGATATAAAAGATTTTGCATTAAACGTATTGGGACCTAAATATTTTCCAGAAGATGTTATTGAAGGATATAATATTGGTTTATTAGGATATAGCTTAGATTTTATGACTACAACCACAGAAGACGTTTTTAATACAGTTCCTGTGGTAGCAAATGAAATGTTCCCTAATTTAGCACAAATGCCAAATACTATTTATAATTATGCGTCTTTATTCCAAGAACATACCTTATTAGCAACACCTGCGGTTATGGAATGTATTTTATTATTACCATTAGATGCATTATTAGCATATTCAGAATATGGTTCTGATGGTACATATAAAAAATTTATATTGGATCAAAGAACTGTCGTACATGTTGAGGAACATAGATTTATGTTAGACTATGATATAATGATAACTATGAGACCTTATAGAAAAACTCATATAATAACTTGTAGTTATGTGAGAGAATATAATAATTCTTTAAGTAATATAAAAAATCCGTATATAAAATATCAAAAATATAACTATAATGGAACCCAATATATAGCATTATTAGTTAAAATGAGACGTTGTGATAAACATGTATTTGAAACTAGAGTAATAGATAATGATAGAATTAATGTTAATACTATTAAAGTTCCGTTTACAGATCAGTTAGCAAATTTTGAAGTATTTTATAGAGAATCAACTGATAAAAAATTTACACAATTGCAAAAAAGATTGGTTAATTCTAAAGTTATAAAAGAACCGTTTTGTTATTATAAACTTAAGAATGACCAAATGTTGGAATTAACGTTTACTACTAGAGAAAATTATTTCAAACCTAAATTTAATTCAGAGATAAGAGTTGAGTATTATACTACTGATGGATCAGCATCAAACTTTGAATTATATACTGGTTATAATGTAGAAGTTTATAGGAATAGTGAAAGATACGAAAATAATGCTAGAGTTCCAGTTATAGCAATAACTGAATCGGCATCAACATCTGGTAAGGATATTCCAAATTTATTAGAACTTAGGGATAGAGTAGCTGATTGTTTTGCAACAGTTAACTCATATACAACAGAATCAGATTTACAAAGACATTTCAATTCATTTGATATATTGAATGATGTTAGAGTATCTTTTATTAAAAAAAGAGACGATATTTTCGATAGACTGTATACCGCATATTCTATAAGTAAAGATAGTTTTGGCTCTTATTATAAAACTAACACTGTTCAATTAAAAATATATCGAGATCAATTCGATCATGAATTTGAACAATCTGAAAGAATGTTATTAAAACCAACAAATACTTTTATATATGACGGTCCATCAACTAAACGTATTGTTAAGATTGATAAGGACGAAATATTAGATTTAGGTTTTAATAATAAGTTCATATATCAAAATCCATTTTTAATGACTGTGTCTAAAAATGGTATGGTTGGATATTATCTGAATAATATAAATGATAAAATACCTTTAGATTATGAGTATGTTAATGATAGTTCTATGGTTCAATTTATATGCAATAACTTATACGTGTATCGTTCATCTATAAACAATGAAAATACGTATAAATTTAAATTATATTTAACTGCAACTGATATTGACATAGAATCACCTATGATAGATGAAGCTGGAAACGATACTGGAAGGATAAAAGTAATATTAACATTCATGCATAAAAATGGTACTGAAGCAGCATTTATAGAATGTAAACAAACTGAGTTTAATCTAGATAATATGAGATATACATATGAAGGGGAAATCTCTACAGACGACTTTATATCTGATACAGAATCTGTGAGAATATATGATTTACAAAATATGAATGATGGAGAAGATTTAGTTCAAATGATACCTATGACTAATCTTAAAATGAATGTGTATACATTATTTGAATATGAAAATGATAATAAACGTCATATTTTTTCACATATTCCAGGATTTGAAAATACTACTTTAACTAATAAATATACTACTGAGGAAACAAGAGTTGAGCTTATAACTCCATTGAATATGCTTAAATCACATATGGTATGGGAAAAAGATGAACTAGATGCTAATTATTTATTAATTAAAGATGTCCCAGTTATTAAATGGAAAGATACTATATACGAATCCGATATAGAAGAATTTGATAGATTTGTACAAATATTAAAATCACAATATGATTACATGGACGAAATAATGAGTAAGAAAACTAACAACTACTCCATAGATATGAAGTTTTATAATACGTATGGAAGATCAAATAATTTTGTTGTAGGTGAAGATCAAGAACTTTTAAACCATGTAAATTGTACATTAGAATTAAAAGTATATCCGTATGTTAGATCTGAAGGTCCTACTTTAGTTAGAGATATGAAAATGTTCATAAAAGAATATTTTGAGAATATAAATAAAGAACAAAATGAAGGTATATTTATTTCTAATTTAACACAAGAATTGGAAAATACTTTCCCAGGTATAAGATATTTAAAATTTGAATCGGTTAATAATTATGGTTATAGTTGTCAAAGTATAGAAAACACTGCAGTAGATGTAACTACACTAGATAAAGCTGAGAGAATAGAATTTGTTCCAGAATATCTAAATATAGAACTAGAAGATATTATAATAGAATTATTAAACTAAAAAAACCGTAGATAAAACAATATCTTAATAGTCAATAAAAAATACAATATGAAAGGAGACTACGTTTATGTCTTATTTTGATAATGCAAATACTAATGTAACTCGTAAAAGTTTTGGTTCTAAAGTAGATAAAGAATTCAAAAGAGAAGGGGTTATACCTGTTAGAGATAGAAAAAAAGACGATGATACATTATTAGAAGCTGCAACTAAATATAGTGAATTAAATAAGCAGGTTGATAATCGTAGATTAAATGATTTAAAAAATCAAAAAGCTTATGATAAAGCTATAAAAGAGGGTTATGAAAGTTTAAAAGAAGAACTGATAAGAGACATTATATCTGATATATGTGTGGAATCTTTATTAGTTGATGAAGACGTTGTAAATGAAAACCTTAAAAATATAGTAGAAATGGTTGAAATGAAAGTTGATGATATAGGGGGATTTGAAGGTATAAAACATATAGCTGAATCTACTAATAACCCTATACTATTAAGCATGGTACGTTTATGTGAAGATACTTGTAAAAAAGTAGGGCAACGTAACGTAAGAGAATCTAAAGGTTGTGCTAAAGATGTTAACTACGGGTTAGAAAAAATAGAACTTGAAGAGTATGATTATAAAAAGAAATCTATAGGAGTAGATGCTATAGTAGGCAATATAAAAGATAAAGTATTTAATGTTGTTCAAGATGAACAAAAATTAAGTAGTGACAAACAGATGGTTATGTCTGATATAGAGGCTAAAGTTAGTGAACTTGATGCTCCTATAGAAGAAGCTATGTCTTTTATATTCGAAAGTACTGGTATAGAAGTAGATACTTTATTTAATTCAATAATGAGAAAGAATTATAAAAATATATTAGAAAATAAATCATCTGCAATATTTGAATCTTTTGATTATAAAGACATGAACCCTACATTCGAAGAACATGAATTCGTTATGGCTGATATAGAATTAATAGATGAAGAAATAGACAATGATGAATTAGTAGATATGTTCTTAGATGAAGCTCATAAAATCGAAAACGTTCCTGAATATGAGTATGAAGAAGCTTTAGAAAATTTATATAATGTAGTTAATGAAGGTTCTGAATACATATATTCTAAATCACAAGCTAAACATTATAAAGGAATAGTTAGAAAAGTTCAAACTATTCTTGAATCAGATGATGCTGTTCATGATAAAAATGCTGAAAAAGATATGAGTAAAGAAGTAGAAAAAGATCTAAAACAAATAAACAAAGAAGGTAAAAAAGCTACTGAAGAAGTTATACTTTGCCCTAAATGTGGTAAAGAAGAATGTTCTTGTAAAGTAGTTAAAGAATATATTGATAAAATGGATGATATTTGTGAGAAATTAGATGTTATAATATATGCTCATGAAGAAGCTAGATCTAATGTTATGGAGTCTTTATCTTATGAAATAAATGGTCAAAATGTATTTGTTCCATATTTACAACCTAAGGATGTTAATCTAAATAATCTAGAATTCATGTATAAAGCTAAAATGGTTTGTGAAAATATGAAGAAAAATGTTCTTAAAGCTGAATATCTTGAAGAAGCTGTTGTAGTTGAAAAAGCTATAAAAATGAATTTAGAATCAATAGATGAGGTTTTAGAAGCAATTAAAGAAAATGCTAACTATGAATATAAAGGTAAAGTATTAAAACAATGTAAAAAATATTTAGAAAAAGCACATTCAGTATTAGAACAATATAATTACGAATCTAATGAATATATCGAAGAGTCAGTTTATAATAATACTGATGATGTTGAAAGAATATTTAATCATGTTAAAGAATATTGTGTAATAGAATCAACAAACCACGATTTAATGGAATTAGTTATGGCTGAAGCTATAGTTGAATATACTATATTAGAAACATTTAATACTTTAAGATTATTAAATTATAATAAAGACAATGTAAGACAGATGGTTAGAAAAAATATAAGTAAATAAATAAATAAAGATATAACCTTAAAAGGTTATATCTTTATTTATTTTATCTATGTTATCAAGATATTGTTTTCTCTTGGTTATGTTTTTCATGTTGTATTTTGAATCATATCTATCAGCATACTCTATAGTTAATTCTATCCTAGGTTTACTAGAATAAAACTTTCTTACATGTCCTTCTATAATTAAACTATCATCCATAATAATTGTATTTTGAATCATATCTGAGTATGTTTTTCCTAAATTATCCCAATCAGGTTTAGTTAAGTTATTTACTAATCCTAATTCAGCTCTTAGTTGTTCCGACTTATTCATTGATTTAGGTGTTGGAAAATAACAATCGCAATATAATTTACATGCTGTAGTTATTAATTCAAAATCACTTAATTGTTCTTTAACAAACTTCTCCATGAGCTTTCTATTATTCATAGCGTCAGAAACATAAAAATGTTTACCAAATCCTGCTAATCTAGCTCTAGGAGTTGCTTTTGGTATAAAATAGAAAATAAAGCTAATTGTTTTCCATTTAGTATTTAGATTATTTTCTATATCATTTCTTACTCCTTCTAATTGCTTATCGGATATTCCATCCAGAAAATTATAAATCCTTTCCAAACAATCGTTCGAAACTTCTCCATACTTCTCATCATATTCAATTAATTCTTTTTTACTTGGCATATAAAATACCCCCTTATTTTATTTATTGAAATGACTAAAGTGATTACTAATATACTGTCTAACAGATTGTGTTACATTATAATAAAAGTTATTAGGTATATCTTTAAATTTATTTGTTAATAATGCATAAGCAAGTCTAAAGTTAAAATATATATTAGGTATTGTCATATCTACACCACACGTAACTCCTAAGTAATCTATTAACCCTTGATTAGAAAAAAAGTATGATGGTTTAGTAGATGGTGACATCATTAGATTACTATATAATTCTTTTATATTTAAAGTTATTTTAGCTTGTGTAGGCAACCCTTCAACACTCCAAGTTTGTTCAGGACCTCTATCTATAGATATTGATTCAACTATACCCATATCAATAGAGAACCACCCTTGTGCATAACCTCTTATTAAAAAAGGTGCATTGAAACTATTTTCCGTAGATTGTTTTGGTAATGCTAAACAAAGAGCATGGAACATTGGGACTAACACATTTAAATATATAGCTTCTTTAGTACCATATGGACTTGCTAAGTTTATTTGAATAGAGAAAGATTTATTATATTCACTATCAGTCCATATTTCAGGATATATAAGGTTAGAACCATGTAATACTTCTTCTCCTAAACCTAGTAAGTTTTTAAAGAATCCGAATGATGCTGCATTTACAACGTCTTTAACCATACTAGTAGCATCATCTACAAATCCTTGTAGTTTATTACCACCTATAGTACCTACTAGCATTTGTGCTTCTTTCATTAATCCTTCAGCTTTATCAAAAGCACCTTCCAACATAGATTGTTGTGTTGAATTTGAAATACTTTCACTTACTGATGTGTTTGGATCTATATAGAAATTAACATAACAACGTTGTCCTGCTGTAATATCATCTTTTACTTGACTAAAGAATTCTTTATTTAATGATAATATACTATCATCTTTAACTGATGACATTTTATTTGCACCATTAACGCTTTGATACTTCTTCCAATCATAAGTTTTATATGTACCCTCATTGTTGGGTGCAGGTAAATCTTCTATACCTAAGTAAACTGCAGCAACTCTACACATTAAATTTACATATGTCATATAAGCAGTATAATCACTAGTAAAATCATAATATCTACTTCCTGAGTTTTCATTTATTAAATCCTCTAATGCTCTAGCAGAATTATCTGAATCTGTTTGACCCATTAAAGCTCCAAATAAGGCTTTATTATCTTTACTATACCCTGGTAAAAATAACATTTTACCTGGCATTAATGTTGCTACTGGTTTTTCCATATAAATATGATTAAAAAAACCAAAACCAAATCTATTGTTAACATCTATTCTAGGGTCAGTATCTGGTAAAAATTGATGTGGCATGCCAAAAATTTGTGTTGTTAAACTTCCTATAGACATATTTTGCGACACATTTTTATTAAGATTTGTCATATATTCTGAAGGATCTTCTACACCATATATATTTGTCAAATCTCCTTCAGTAGCTGGATCACTACCAGTTTCTGGATCAGGATCTCTAGGTTGTTTTCCAGTCAAAATATTATAAATTCTTTTCTTTAATCTACTGTCCATAATTACCTCCTTTCAGAGGAGAAATTAATCTCCTCTAAATAAAGTTATGATTATTTTTGATATCCTGCTATTTGTCTAGCTACATTATAACCTTTAGAATTATTTTTTTGTCTAGGTGAATTAGCAGGTTGATAAATATCTGCAGTTGTAATTCCAGCTTGATCATGTCTAATTGGTTCATTAGCACCAACTATTTCTATATTACCAACTTTAGAAGCTGTTTCTGCAGTATTATTATTAATTGCTTGTAATTCTCTCATCATAAGTTTTAAAATTTCTGCATATGCTTTAGGGTCAGTAGCATTTATATTGTTTATAGATAAATTCATTTTTCTATTTATATCATCAAGTTTTCTTTGTGCATCAACATTGATGTTAGGAGACGGTCTATTAGAAACAGGTTTAGTATAAGTTACTTTACTTGTTGGTGTAGTTCTTTGTCTTGGTGAGACCATATAAGTGTTACCATCACCTTTACCAGCATCTCCTGATAGTGTAGGAGAATAACAATCGTCTCCCCATTTTTGTCTTAATTCTTCACTAGTATAATAGAATGGGTCAGATTTAGCATTAGGGAATGAATGGAATGTTCCTGATGCTCCATATCTATTTTTTATCTTAGTTACAAATGGTTTATATTGACTTCTATCTGAAGCTTTGAATGATTTACCATCATTAGTTACTGATGTTAAGTCTGAGAAACAATCATGCTCATCAACATATCTTGGTAATGTTCTCTTACCTTCAACTAAAACAGTTTTAGCTGCATCAATTGATATTTGTTCAGGATTACCAGGATTATTGAATCTATCTTTACCTTTAGCAAACCATCCGCCAGTTGCTTTTTTAATTAAGTTATCTACTGTTGCTTTATCATCTCCAGTTTTATCAACTAAGTTAGCCATTAAAGAAGCTTCTGCCATACGACCTTCAATTCCAGGTTGTTCATGTTGTAATATATTAGCTATACCTTTAATTTGTTGATCATTTAAAGCATATTTAGGGAAGTTTCCTTTTCCTGTAACTGTTTGAGATGGATTAGATCCATCAGCAGGAGTTGTTGTTGTTCCACTAGTATCTGCAACGTTATTATACAACATATCATACATTGTTTTTGTAGATTTATTATTAAATATACCTGCAACCATACTAGTTCCTATTTTTTCTAATTCGCCGAATTTACCCATTATATCTAATTGTGGTGCAGCTACAGTAGCAGCTCCTCCACCTTCAGTTGTTCCACCAGTTGTTCCACCTGTAGGAGTATAATCTCCATCAACTTGGAATCCATCTGGTATTGATCCTCCGTTAGTATCAAACGCCCAAGCACCTCTTAAACCTACTCCGACATCTAATATACCTTTATCAGTATAGGCTTTAGTTCTTCCAGCACCTCTAGGGTCATTTATTATTACGTTTCCTTGCCCATCAACACCAACAGCAAGAACAACGTGTCCACCAGGTGTAAATGGTGTATCTTGTCTAGCTGCAGCTCCAGAAGGTCCAGTTCCTTTACCTGTCATTACTACAGGTTTACCAGCTTTTAGTGACTCTTTAACTTTCTCTAGAACTGATTTATCAACACCGTTATAATCAGCTCCAAGAGTAGTCATGTTTAATCCAAACGCAGAAGCAACTTTTTCAGGCATTGTCCATTGCATTGCACCAGTCCATGTACCATTTTTACGTCCCCATCTAGTCATTGTAAGTGGTGTTATTTGTTTTCCAAATATAGTAGAAAGCATCATAGCATGAGATGTAGGTCCACATCCACCTCTACTTACACTACTTCCACCAACATCACCTGCCCATTTAGGGTCACTTTGTTGATAGTATTTCCATCCATTCATAGAATCTGGTATGCTTCCATCAGAAGGAGCTGTTTCAGCAGCAGTTGCTGTAGCAGGTCCTGTACCAGCCCCACCAGCAAATTTATCGTAATATTTTTTAGCTCCAGCATATCTATTATTCCAATTTATTTTACGTGCTCTTTCAAATGATTTTTCGAAAGCTTCAGTTGCTTTTTTATAATCAGTTATAGCTTTAAATCCTTCGTATCCACCCCAGTTTTTCTTTAATAATGTTGATGTATAGTTATCTCCTGGAGATTTACCTTGTAATTCTATATCGATAAATTCTAATTGAGATTGTAAATCTTTCCAGTCTTTACCTTTAGATTGAGCATGAGCATTCATGTCTTTCCATCTAGCAGATTTAGTGTTATAGTTTTCCCATTGACATATACCAGCTGCAGGTCCTCTACCATTACCTTGGATTATATCAGGACGCATTCCTGATTCTTGTTCCATATTACCCATTATACCAGCTGTAGCTGCAGGTGAGTATCCTTTACCTGTAAAGAATTGCCATACTGCTTGTGCTGTATCACTTATACCACTTATATCAGGATTAGAACCATCTGTTGGTGTACTTCCAGTTGTAGTCGCATCTGTAACAACTTGGTTACCATAAAAATTATCATACATTTCTTTTACCGATTTATTATTGAATATAGCACCAACCATACTAGTACCTATTTTTTCTAATTCTGAGAATTGTCCTAATATATCAACTTGTGGAGCAGCACCTCCACCAGTTGCAGTAGAACCAGAATTATTACTATTGTAACTATTTATAGCTGTTTCTATATTTGATAATACTGCTTTATAACCGTCAGTTGTAAAATGTATTCCATCAACTGCTTTAGAAGGATCTAAGAATCCATCTTCTTGTATAAATCCATTAGTAGCATCTATTTGAGTAACTCCATTAGATCCTGCCCATGTTCCCATAGCATCGTTAAATTCTTTTGATAAACCTCTCCACCATTCACCTGTATAATTTCCATAAGAATAATCTTTAGTTGTTGGGAATATTCTCATATTGAATATTGGTTTACCTGCATATTTTTCTTTAAGTTTACCTAATAATGTTTGTGAATCAGATATGTTTCTCTTATTATCATGCACTCCATTTATACCTAACCATTGTATTACTGTAGATACTGATTCTGCATCTGGTAATTCGTCTAAACTTTCTAACCAATGTTTAGCCCATTTACCACCTTTACCCATAGCTTTAGCACCAGAATATTTACCTTCTAGTACAGATTTCATTCCAACTGTTAAAGAGTCACCTATTAATAATGCTTTATCTAATGAAGCTTGAGGTCCACCAGATCCTCCACCTACTGGATTACCACTAGATGTACCAACAACTGTACCTAAAAATGAGTTAGGGTTTGGTACTGTAGGGTCAACCATTTGTGAAGGATTTTTTAATACACGTTTATAACCTCTATGTTTATTATTACCTTTTTGAATAGCTTTAGACTCTTTTATACCTGCTTTTCTACCAGACATATGGATATAATTACCATCACCACTATATAAACCAACATGATTTTGTTGACAAACAACGTCACCTATTTGAGGTTCAGATACTTTAGTACCAACACTATCCCAGAATGTTTGAGAAGTAGTACCGTATATATTAACATCCCCTGCTCTAGATAATACGTGGCTTACGAATGAAGAACAGTCTGCACCACATCCTTTTGAGCTACTTTTATTAGTATCAATTTGTAAACGTCTTGGTTGAGAATAACTAAATTTACTTGTATTATTTAAGAATGCTCTAGCATAAGATAAAACCCTATCAGCCATTGTTATTTGACCAGCACCAGTTTTACCTAAATTTTTGTCATCATCAATTGCATTATATTCCCCAACATCTCCATACATACCTAATTCTTCAGCATAAATATCTTTATAAGGCTCAGCATCCCATCCATTTGCTAATTGCCCAGATGAGAATTTAGTAACATTAGAAGCATTATGTGGAGATACTATCATACCTTTATTTAATCCAGTCAATAAAGCATTTATTGGATAATAACCACTATATTCTTTTCCTCGTGGGTCGTTTATAAATACTTTATTACCCATCATATGTGTAGCAGTAACAACATGACCTTCTGATGTATATGGTGTACCAGAAGCGTTTGTTCTACCAGATAATACAACAGGAACTCCTCTTTGTAAGTTACTAGTTATGAAATTACCATCATATCCTTCACTATAGTTCATGTTAAGCTTATTAGCAACAGAAGGGAATAATGAATATTTAGAATAACCTGGTAAATGCTCTTTACCTAATTCAGCTATTGTATCTGGAGTAATTTGTTCTCCTGTTAATTGTGATACAGCCATAGCTAATGAAGTAGGACCACAACCAGCATCTTTCATATTCTTATTACCTAATTTTGTATTAGCCCAACGATTATCACTTTGACTGTAGAATACGAATTTATTACTAGTATTAGTTGTATTATTACTATTAGAATTATCATTGTTAGTAGTTGTTGATTTTATAAAATCTGTATCAGATGCAACGTATTTTTTAGGTCTGAATTTTCTTGCTGTTGAATCTATACCAGATCCTCCAGCTTCATGACCTTGTTTAAATGTATTATAAGTATCTGAAACAAAGGATATACCTTTTTGTATTATGTTTTTATCATCTTTTTTCTCTTCTGTTTTTTTAGTTGAATTTTTAGTATTTGTATTATTAGTAGTAGTTGTATCTTCTTCCCCTCTTTTTTTAGGTTCTAAACCAACCATCTCTCTAGCAAAATCTTCAAGGAAATACCAAACATCTTTAGCTGCTAATGTTATACCTTCCCAAGTTATTTTTGGCATTTTAAAGTTTTTAATAGCTTCCCAAGTGCCATTCAATTTCTCACCTATTGTACCAAAGAAGTTTTTAAATGAATCGACAAATCCATCCCAAGATTTAGATAATTCTTCAGTTTTCATTTCATACCAATTAACTAAATCTTCTTTCTTTTTCTTAAACCAATCTCCAATACTGTCAATAGTATCATTCCACCAATTTTTAATTTTAGTCTTAGTTTCATTATAGAAATCTTTTATACCTTGAATTGTATTTTTAAACCAATTGCTTAAAGAATCAGCTATGTCACTAAGTTTTTTCTTAATAGTTTTTTCTATTTTTAAATAAGATTTACCAAATTTAACACCTGCACTATCTCCTTCTTCCCAATCAGAAGATATCCAAGCTTTTTGGTCGTCCCATTTACCTTTACCCCAAGCATAAGTATCTTTAACTGCTTTTATACCTTTTTTGGCAGCTTTGTCTACTGCAGTACCTTCAATGAATTTTTTATAACCAAAATATGGTACAGCAACTGCTCCTGCTTTAACTAATTTAGCAGTTTTAGTACCAGCTCTATCTCCTTCTTCATATAATGGAGCTGTTAAATCATTAAACTCTTGCCATTTATCACCAACCCATTTTTTAGCACCTTTATATTTACCTTTTATAGCTTCATCTGTATTATTGATCCAATTAGTAGCATTATCAAATCCACCAGCTAAACTATCAAGACCTTGTGCTAATAACGGTTTTTCATTGAATACTTGGTTTTTAAATCCAGCCCATAAATTTCCAGCTTTATCCTTAGTCTTAGTTAAAAACCCTGGTTCATTAGCTTCTTTTTTACTTTCACCTTTTTCATTTAAGTTCATCTTATTCATCATAAATCCAATAGGGTTAGTTATCATATCCATAACAGCAACCATAGCGTTCTTTTTCTCAGGGCTCATTTCTTTACCAGTAACAGCTTCAGAAACATTTACTCCGGCTTCAGTTAATTTTTTAGTAACATAATTTATTGGATTTAGTATTGCACCAAGAACACTAGTTTCAACTTTACCCTCTTTAGTAAGATGTGATGAATCACCACCAGCTAAATTATTAATAGCTTCTGTTAATGCACCAAACATAGATGTATCAACTTCAGTTGTGTTATTTGTAGTATACGTGTCTCCAGTATTATTTGTAACTGAGCTTGAGTTATCTACACTAGAACCAGTTGTTGTTGTAGTTTGACCAATTCCAAACATATTAGAGAATGCATTTTTAATACGACCAAATAATCCAGTCGGTTTATTTTTATTTACTGTAGTATATGATACAATATTTCCGTTTTCATCTGTTTGTGGTATTATTTGTGTATTACTATCTAATGGTTTCATTTGTATATTTTCTTCATAGTTTAAACCTTCAAGTTCTGTAGTATCATCTATTAATTGAGACTGATAAGAAACTATGTTACCATATTCATCTAGTATAGGTACCATTCTATAATCTTCTGGTTTATTATCTTTACCAAATAAAGTTGAAAATGCTGTTATACCTGTAGTTAAAGCTTTACCACCAGGCATAAGTTCTATCATAGTTTTACCTACTTTTTTAAGTAAAGAAGGTTTCTTAGCTGGTGTACTAGCATATTCAATATCTCCCATTTCTGGTCCATCACCATAACCAGCATTGCCTAAGAAATTACCATTAGCATCGTAGCTATTACCATAAGCATCTGTTATTATTTGGTCTCCCATTTCTGGTCCATCACCATAACCAGCATTGCCTAAGAAATTACCATTAGCATCGTAGCTATTACCATAAGCATCTGTTATTATTTGGTCTCCCATTTCAGGTCCACTTAAATTATGTGCGTCTAGTATTGCTTGAACTTCGGCTGGATCAGCAGCTCTACCATTTAATATAGGAGTTGTCATACTAGCATAATCATCAGGATTTACAACTTCTCCAACTTCATAGTTATTAGAAGGAGCGTTTAATTTATCTTGATATTTAGCCATTTTCTTTTTATTACTATTTAATCTCCATCCATTCCATGTTCTAGTAAACCAGTTATTAGAGTTAGCAAGTTTTTCTTCATATATATTGACTTTATTTTGATATTTCATTAGTTTTTGTTTATCTGTTTTCTTTTGGAAAGGTTTTGTAATAGCACCCCATATTTTAGAACCTAATGTTTTAGATTCTTTATCTATAAATGCTTGACTACTTAGTTTAGTTTCATTTTCTAAGTTATATTGTAATCTAGCTAGCTCCATTTGTTCAGTAGCTGATATAACACCATGTAATTCTTCATTTGGAACTTTACTAAAATCTTTCCAACCATTACCGTCTTTTAAATATGCAATGTCTTCAGCATCAGTTACACCCATTATCATTAATGCTTGGTCTATAGAAGTACATGCATCTATTTCTTTAGCAGTTATTCTAGATCCTAAATTATTTCCACCAGGTATTGCATTATAAATCCATATAGCAATATTTCTTAAGAAGTTAAAGTTCCATACAGCACTACAAATTTCATTTACTAATGATATTAATGCTAATACATTAAAGTTAGTGACAGTTTGTAATACTGAACTTATAGTTCTCATTTTAAAGTCAACGTTTTCTGGTGAAACACCAAATAAGTTACCAGCATTACCTGCAGTAAATCCAGATATTAAATCTCCAGCTGCAAATACTAAGTCTGTTATAAACGCAGTACTAGCACCAGCTGTAACTTTACCGATTACAGCACCTATTTTCTTAGCAAATTTAGGTACTAACATATCAGCATTTTTTAATAATGCTGCAAATATACCATCAGCTTTAGATAAGAATTTACCCATTTTAGGGAATTTTTCAGCAACTTTTTGACCTATTTCAGTTAATGCAGTTTTAGTCATTTTTATAAGTTTACTCATTACTGATTTATTATCGCCTAAATTTTCAACACCTTCACCTGCAATTTTTTTAAGTACTTTACCAGATCCTTTTTCAGTAGCTTCTTTAGCTAATTTAGCATCAGCAAAATTAATAACTTTTGCTCCACCTTTTGTAGTTGCATTTTTAGCAGCTGATTCAGCACCTTCTTTAGCAGCTTTTGCAGAAGCAAAATCTACTACATTATCAGCAGCTTTAGGTTTACCAAAGAAATTAAATTTATTTTTAGCATTTTGAATATGTTCTTTTACTCTATTACCAAATGGTTGAAGGTTCTTTTTACCCCATTCGCTATTGTAAATAGCTTTAGCTCCTTCTACATATGGTTCAGTGAATTTCTTAATAACCTTTTTAATAGGGTTTTTAATTGCTTTTCTAGCAGACCATAAATTCTTTTTAACAACATGATCAGTATTATCATATATCATACTACCATCAACATCAGTTCTAGATTCTATGTATTCTTCAGAATTTTTATGATCTTTCCAAGTTTTTAATAATGAAAACACACCTAATGGTATAGCTAATGATTTTAATATAGAACCTAATGAACTACCTAAAGAATCAAATCCTGCACCAATTAAATCAAATAATGACATACCACTATCTAAACTAGCAGCACCTAAACTACCTATTCCTCTAATTGCAGTTAGTAAGTCTTCTTTCCATTGTCTATCAGCTTTTTCTTTATCTCTAGCAGCTATTTGATTTTGTACAAAGTCAACATCTTTTCTAGATGCTTGTGCATATCTTGCTCTGTCTTCAAGTTCTTTCATTCTTTCTGCTTCTTCATCAGTCATTCCTAAGGCATTATCATTTCTATCTCTAGCTTCACCATCACCCATTCCGGCAACTTTACCTAGTAATCCACCCATACCTCCAACTACACTAGAAAGTCCTTTTAATATTCCACTAAGCATAGATGGTTCACCATCTGTATCACCATCGCCATCGATGTCGATTCCACCTTCTTTTTCAACTTTTTCTTCTTCATTACCACCTAAAAGTTTATCAGTTAATCCCTTAAATCCTTTACCAGCTTTATCCATCATACCTCTAAGTAGTCCTGCTGGTTTTTCAGGAACAACCATTTCCCCTTTATGTAGTTCTGCTATATATCCATCTCCTGGAACTTCATCTAATCCTTCTGCATGTGATCTACCTTTTTTTCTAAGATTTTTAAGTAACTTAGATATACCTTTTTTCATTTTAGTTCCTAAAGTCTCTTCGTTTTCTATAACAATCTTAGCTTGTGATTTTGGTTGTTCAACTTTAGGTTCTTCGACTTTTTCTTCTTCAGCTTTAGGTTCTTTATTAGATACTATTTTTTCATTTAAATTATCTAAAGATTCTTGTAAAGTAGTACCATGTTTTTCTTCATACTTATCAATGAAATTATGTATAGTTGCTAAATGTTCATCCGTAACTTTACCATAATCACTTTCATCACGAGTATCAGGAACAGATGTGTTTTTACCATATTTAGCTTCATGCTTAGCAATAAAATCGTAAATAGGTGCTAAATGTTCATCTGTAACTTTTCCATAATTAGCAGGGTCCATATCAGGATCGTTGTTTATATTTTTACTAATATCAGAATTTTGCCCTTGATTATTTAGCTTATTTAAACCGTCTTTTAAAGTATTATTAACTTCATCTAGTTTATCTACAACTGAATCTCTATAATCTGATAAATGAACAACATTATCTGCTATTTTACTAACTTTTTCATCAGTCTCTTGAGCTTGAACTAAAGATTGTTCTTGTATCCAAGCAGATTTAACTTTTAGTTCTTGTTCTCTTTTTTCTTTTTGTTTTTTACTAGCATATTTAAATCCATGTTTTTTAGCAAATTCTTTATCATCTTCGTACTGTTGTCTCATTTCTTCAGTTTTTGCTTTACGTTTTTGCATTTCTGCATTAAGTTTTTCTTCTTGTTCTTTTTTTCTTTCTTTTCTAGATTTACCATGTCTATATGCAAGTTTTTCATTTATCAGTGCTTCTTTTTCCTCTTTAGACATATGAGCAGCTTTTCTACGTTCAAAATATCTAAGCCCTTCATCACCAGTATATGAAGCATCAAATTCTTCTGCTCTACGTCTTTTTTCTTTTTTTATTACGTAATGTTCATTATATTTTTCAGATACTGTACCAATAGCCCCTATAAGTTTTAATGGTGATGTAACAACACCTGTTAAAAGTTTACCCATAGATTTAACAACCCAACCAATAGGACTAAGTATCCATTTTAATTTTTCACTTATAGGATTTATTATAGATTCTTTAAAACTTTCAACTATAGATGTACCTATATTTTTCATAAGATCAAATGCATCACTAGCCATAAATTTAAGTGCTTGTGCTACAGGTTCGAATGATCTTGCTATAGGATCAAATAGTTTTCCTTTTAAGAATCCATACATATCATCTTGCATTTCTTGAACTCTTATTTTTAATGGTTGTGTAAAAGATACATCGAACCAGTTTTTAAATTTAGTTAATAAACCACCATATCTTTGACCATCTATATCTTTTTCACCAAGTAAGAATTTTTGGAATTTTTCTGAAGAAGCTGCTATACCACCAGCTAATCCCATTAATGCTCCTACTATAGGACCTCCAGGTAATAAGAAAGCAGGAAGTAAACCTACACCTTGTGCTATACCTACACCTAATCCAGCAGTTCCTAAGAATGTAGCTAATTCAGGATTTTCATTTCCAGATAGTCTTTTGAACATATTACCAAAAGCACCATCCATTAATGATTTATTGTCTTTATTTGCGAAATCTTTACCGTATAAGAATTCTTGGAAAGCATCACTTTTTGCAGTCATTACTGCACCGATACCTAATACAGAACTTAAAATTGGTCCACCAGGTAAAAATAATGAACCTAATACTCCAAGTCCTATTCCACTCTTAATACTACCTTTATATTCGGCATATTTATCTTGAAGTTCCTTAGATATTATTCCTCCAAGTCTTTCTCCATCTTCACCTTGTTCACCAAATACAACACGGTTAAAAGTTTCCGATTGTCTTAAGAATCCGTATGCAGTACCTGCTAAAACAGCACCCATTGGTCCACCAGGTAATAAGAAATTACCTAATAATCCTAATCTAGAGGAGAAGAATGTTTTAACCATTCCACCAGCTAATCCATAACCTAAAGCTTTAGGTAATCTTTCTTTTACTTTTTGAGCAAGATCTTGGAATGTTTCTTTAGCATCATTTTCTGATAAGAATTTTTCACCGAATAAATTTACTTTGAATTTTTCAAATCCTGCCATGAAATCTTTTGTCATTTTTTGAATGAGTCCATCTTCACCATCTTTACCTTTAGTAAGTTTATCTTTTAATCCAGTAAAGAATCCAAATACTTTATCTATCATATTATCAGGTCTACCTTCAACTTTAACACCATCTGATGTAACGTATCCTTGACCTGTAAAATAAGATTTAAATGCTTTTATAGTATCTCCAAACATACCTGTCATTAATGTAACTAAAGGTTTTCCAGATCTACCATAGTCGATTACTTTGTTTGCATATTTTTTAGCTATATCTTCATCACCATATAGTATTTCAAATAAATGTCCATCTACTTTATCATTAAAATCTGATACAGATTGTAAGAATTTACCACGTTTAGTATCTGTATTAAATTCTATTTTTTCATGCTCATTGTAATATTTCGCCCATTCACTTTCACTTCCAGCGACTATAGAATTCATACGGTTTTTATCTTTATTTATTATATCATCGTTTTTGTCTTTTTTGTCTTTTTCACGTTGTTTTCTTTTTGCTACTGTAGTATTTTCATCTTTTTCTTTTTGTAAAAGTTCTGCATTAGGTATTCCACTTCTACCTTTTTTAGTATTGTCTGGGAATACACGTATACCATTTATAAGTGCAGATCTTATATCACGTAAATAGTCGAGCTGACTTAATCCAAATTCATCACGCATTCCACCAGGTTTTAATCCCTGGAATTTAACTTTACCATTTTCATCAACTTCATTATTTAAAGATGAATATCCATATTTATTAGTATTAAAACGTATATCATCATAAAATTTATTTACTGCATTTATACTATCTTGAATACCCATAGCTGCACTTTCAACAAGTGTAGTCGGATTAACACCTTCAAGAACTTTACGCATAAATTCAGTTCTTATAGGGTCACCTTCGAATAATTGTAAATCTTCAAATTCATCGATTTCATCACCTGCAAGATTTTTATATTTTCTGTGATTTATACGATGACCTTGTTTAGTCATAACGGTAAAGTATTCTTCCATATCTTTTTTAAACTGATCTAAATCCTTAGTATTAAGATTCATCTTTCTAACAATATCCATCATTTCAGTTTCTAAATTTACATATCCTGATGTATATTGTGAAGTTAGACGTTTTTCATAATTTTCTTTTAGTTTCTTATATGGAACGAATTCACCACTGTCATAATCATATATTCTTTCTTCCCTACCAGTTAGTGCACTTTCAATTCTTCTTAAATATGTAGGTATAACTTCTACTAAAGCTTTTTTACTTTCACCATCCCAAGTTATAGTACCTTTTTCATAATCACCTAACTTAACATATTTTGATACTTTTGGGTTTGTGCCTAATAATTTATTTATACCATTTAATAATGTATTATCATTATCTTCAAAAGAATTAATCCTAGCTAATAATGCAGGCATTACAGAATTAACTCTTTTATCTAATGCCCCAAGTGTAGATTTAAATGTTTCAGATAAGACACCTTGTACAACCATAGGAACTAATGTACCTATAGGATTTTGTGCTATACCTGTTAAAACATCCATATTTAAAACTTGATCGACTATGTTACCTATAATAGGGTTTTCATCTTTAATATCAATTAAATTTTGTTTTAATTGTTTTAAGTATTCATCTCCTTTAATTCCACCACTTGATGTGAACATATCAAGAACACGTTTTCTTTTTCGTTCTTTTCCTTCACTTTTACCAGCGTTCTCTATATTTTTTAATAAATCTATTGATTGACTGTAATATTCTGTAGCAGCTGCATGAAATTTAGCAGTAGAGTCGGAATTAAATTGAACCAATAATGCTAAATTATCATTAATAGATGTTAATGCATTAAGGAAAACACCGTTAGCTCTTTGAGTGAACATTGCTTTTTCTGTTTCTACAGCCATCTGTTGATCAGATATAGCTACCATTGTATTAACTGTAGCCTCAGTACTAGCAGCTATTGATTTTGCTAATGGCATTGTATTTATTACAGCAACAGGTGGTCTACTACTAGAATTCGATGAGTCGTCTTCTGAAAATTGTGGTTCAGATGAAAAGTCGTCACCTTCGTCTATAAATTGAGGTCCACTATCATCACCAAACATATCACCAAAATCATCGAAAGCATCATCAGTACCTTCAAGACGACCTTTATTATAAAAGTTACCAGTCTTAATATCATCAAAAGCATTTTTAACAATCATTTTGGATGCTTTTATTTGTGGTATATTTTGGAACTGTTTATTGAAAGCATTTCTGATCCCATTATTATCACGAATATTGTTAATCATATCCATGCTATCTATAATCACTTTAGCATTCCATTCTACTGTATCTGATGTATCTGGTAATAAAGATTTAACAACATCTAAAGAAGTAAATCCGAAACTCTTGGCAGCATTACGCAACCATTCGTTATCGGGAACGGATTTTTTAATTCTATCGTTAATATTTCTTTTCGAATTTTTTGCCATATTTACTCTCCTTTCTATAAAGTTTCACTAGTCCTTAGAGTATTGTTTTTTATACAAATTCTAACAAATAATTATATCCGTAAAACATAAAATTTCGATACTATATTATATAAGTGTAATACAAAAATAATATAAAAAATATTGGAGGTAATGATTTATGAAAACTTATATGGAATTAGTAAATGAAGTAAGAGAAGAAATATCTAATGGTGGTAAAAGATCATTCAGCCGTGAATTATTCAATGAACTTACATCTGCATATTTAAATGATGTAGAAAACAATAAAACAACAATAGCTAAAACAAGAAATGGTGAACTAGTTGAAGAAGAAATAAATGTTCCATTAGATTTCAGAAAAATGGTAATGAAAATTCTTCTTGATTTCGGCGTAGATAAACAAGAAGCCGAAAGAATATTAACAAACGATTATCAATTCAAAGATGTATCAGCAATATATGAAATAGCTAGTGAGACAATTCTAAACTATGCAGGTACAGGAAAGAAATTTAACTTCATTGCTAAGCCTGACCTACAATGTAGTTTAATAATAGACGATTATGAAGAAGAAGTTAAAATGACAAAGAGACCTGGAGCAGATGATTCAGAAGCAAAAGAAGTATTATATAAGAAACATCGTAAATGTAAAGTTGAATCAACATGTCCAGCTTGGTTAAGAAGTGTTGTGAAATAGATTAATAAGGAGAGAAATCTCCTTATTATTTTTTATGTTCCAGATAACAAATTAGTAATAAAAAAATTGGGAGGTAATTGGATTGGATATTATATTTTTATATGACGCAGTAGAATCAAATTATTCAAATTTAGAGTGTTATATGTTATATGATTTTACAAATGATGAACCAGTATATGATTTCAAATTAAAGAAATCTTTAGTAATGATAGATAAATCTAAGAAATTAATTTATTTTATGAATATGGAAACAGAAAATCATTATATAATAGAAAAACAATATTATTATAAAATAATACAAAAATTTATAAATGAATCAGAAAATTATGGTTGTAAAGGATTTACAGTTTATCCTGATTGTTCAGGTGGAGAAATATATTATAAATATAATAAATAGGAGGTAATGATTTATGAAAAGTTTAGATAGTGAATATTTGACAGTATATACTATGCTAATGATGATGAACGTACCTTTTTCGTCTTATAAAAAAGACGGCAAATTTATAATGAAACTTAAAAACGATACAATAATAGTAACAGAAAATGGTTGCGAAACTGATGAATATGAATATGATAGTGCAGAGACATTAATAAAAATATTCCCAGGAATATATAAAAATAATTAGGAGGTATAGGGATTTCCCTATACCTTATTTTATTTAAAAAAATAGGAGGATATATTATGAAAAATTATTTATTAGATATTAGTACAAAAGGAAATGGAGAATTTGATGAATTAACGATGGCAAAAGTTTTAAGTAATGTAGTAGCATTCAGTGGAGATTTATATTCAATAGATTATCATGGAGTTGAACATGGAATAGGTATAGGATATGAAGAAACAACTGAAACCTATCATATTAATATTATAATAAACAATTTTGATTGTACCTATGATATAATAGAAACTGCCGAAGAGATAGTTAATAACTTCTCAAGATATGGAACTTTTGATACACAAGTAGAAATTAAAGTTAACGATGAACCAACTGAAATACCAGAATATTATATAGAACATTATTATGTAAATTCATATTACGATTTTTATTAATAAGTAGGGGGGATGATTGAGTATGTTAAGACCAGCTATAAATAGCAATATAACAATAAGAGCAATAGAAAATTTCCTATTAAAGTATGATATTAGAATGAGTGAGAGATCTAAGGCAGTGTTAGCAGTTCTTATACCAGGGTTAATATTCAGAGATGGGAAAATAATAATTATGTCAGTAACTATAAACCAAATAAATAAAATAATAAAAAGAAAGAGAGACGATGCAGATTTCGTCTCTCTTTTATTAGGTTTAGATATAATAACTGACATAGATATATATGGTACAATAACTATACCATTAGCTTATATGCTTAGTAAAGTTACAATAAATAAAGACGTTATATGTGTTAATGGTAAAAATATATTACGTAAAAAAGTATTAACCAATGCTGTTCAGACATTAGCTATGTCTGAACTATTATCTCATTTAAATATACCAAAAGAGTTATCAATACCTATAATCAGTTTAATATTAGATTTAATTGATTCTGATATTAATAAAGAATTTAATATGATGAGTACACATTCTATGGCATTTGCTGGTAAAAAAATGAGTGATACAAAAAGAATCTTAAGACAAATGGAAATTGATAAAATTATATTAAATATTATGATCCTGCTAGTTATAAACTATATTGGATTTAATATAGGTAGTTCATTATTATTAGTAACTATATTCTCAGAAATAGCTAATCAAATTAAATGTGAATATAAAATGAAAACTGCTAAAGGATTTTTAAAATGATAGGGGTGGTGAAATGTGTGTTCATCTAACATTTATCAGAATAATGAGCATATTCTTTTTATTAATGTTTATATTTGTATTCGTAACAGATTTTGTATCAATAAATTGTCATAAATATAAAACGAAGTCTAATGAAAAAGAAAAATATAAAATTTGAATAGTTATATAACAATTAGATACGAATAAAATTAAAATATAATATTTAGGAGGTATAGATTATGAGAGTAAATGAATGGTTAGGAAATGAAAACCAATTAGGTATAGATATATGGGAAAAGAAATATAAACAAGGGAATGAAACATTTGAAGAATGGTTAGATAGAGTAAGTGACGGGGATAAAGAAATCGCTCAATTAATTAAAGATAAAAAATTCTTATTTGCTGGACGTATATTAGCAAATAGAGGAATGGATAAATTAGGTAAGAAAATAACATATTCAAACTGCTATGTTATACCAGCAGTAGAAGATTCGATAGAATCTATATATAAAACATGTTCGGATTTAGCTAGAACTTATAGTTATTCTGGAGGTTGTGGAGTAGATATAAGTAAATTAAGACCTAGAGGAATGAAAGTAAATAATGCTTCTAATACAACTACAGGTGCAGTATCATTTATGGATACATTTAGTCAAGTTACAGGAACTATAGGGCAGAATGGTCGCCGTGGAGCTTTAATGCTTTCAATAAGTTGTGATCATCCAGATTTAGAAGAATTTATAGAAATCAAAAATGATCTAACTAGAGTAACAAAAGCAAATATATCTGTAAGAGTAAACGATGCTTTTATGTTTGCTGTTATAAATGATGAAGAATGGGAATTATCTTTTGAAACAGAACATGGGGATAAA